GCGCTTCACAGCATAGAGCTGCCACAATGCTGGAATCCTTGCCGCCAGAAATACCAACTACAGCATTGCAGTCAGGACCATTCTTGCGGAAATAATTCCGAATCCACGTAATGATTTCATCTTTTGTCTTTGCTGCATCAAATTCATAATTGCGCATATTACTTCTCCTTCAATCTCCATAGCTCAACATCTACGTCTTGAAATGTAACATCAATGATCTTCTTGACGGTCTCCCAATCAGCGCCACCACGAACGCAACCGATTTTATACGGCATAGCGACTTTAGTTCCCGTCATCTTAGCGAATTTTGCAACTTCTTGAAATGCCTCCATCAGTGCGCCAACAGATGTGTACTGCTTTCCGTCATATCCATAACTGTTCTGACCAAAACAATTGATGATCCATCGTGAACCTTTTTCATCGACTGGCACCATCTGAGCGACACCAAGCATTCGTCCCGGATAGTCCTTGTTGGCTTCGCAGTAAGTGTGATATTCCTCATACACATTCGGAAACCGTTCACGGACTTCTTTAGCAACACCAGACCCCATTACACCCTGACAATTCACCTGATGGCAAATAATATCTGCGTCAGAATCAAACACGTTGCCTTCTTTGATAATTACGGCCATGAACTCACCTCTTATCTAAATTTTTAATTGCAAAATACTGTGCTGCTCTCGGACTATTTAGATTGAATTTTTCAAAAGCAGGATTCACAACTATAACATTGCCATACCCATATTTCCTGAAAAAACCATTTTGAATAAGCTTTCTAGCTTCATTTCGATACTCACACGCAACTGCTTTACCATCAACAATGAAGTATAACAGCTCTGGTTCGCCCATCCACGTTCTTGAGCCGCTCATCAGAACTTCCCTTCCCACAGTCGGTCGCGGACTTCTTTCAAGCTGTACTCTTTGATCATGGCACCGTTACGAAATACGGGCTGCAACAGATTGCCGTCGGAATGAGCAGCGTGATCCATCAGGCCATCGGTACAAACCAGCTTTCCAGAATCATCCTTAGTGACATAACACATACCCTTCAGACTCTTCTTAAAGTGATCGGTGTCGGTCTTGGGGTCCTTGAAGATCTGAATCTCCTTGCCATTGACCACGCCATAAGTTGCCTTGACTGCCATGCCAAAAGTATCGCGGGTGAACGGCTTCAACTGACCATTCTGCTCGATGCACTGCATGGAGAAGGAACCAACGCCGAGACTGACATTGTTGCAGGCAAAACCGTGTGCTTTGAGTTCTGCATAAATCTTTTCACAGCGCTGCACAGTGATAGAGTCGCCATACAGAGCCTTTACATGAGGGTCGAGCACCTTATAACCCTTGCTGTTGACCGTGCCACCGAAGATATCCCACAGATGGTAAACAGTCTGCGTGACGATTTCGACCGGATCACCAGAGTCGCCACGGATCAGCAGCGTACCATTGTGCGCCATGATCTCATCCTTGAGCTGGGGCAGGATATTATCGACCAGATTCCAATAGTCGTAGGAGTCAGACACCATGCTGAAACTCATATTGGGATAAAGCTCAGTCAATGCCCGGCGGATAAAGGTGATCTCGTCGCCATCGACAGCAAAGTTAGAACACATCACACTATGCTCGGTGCTGACAGCGCCAAATGCGACTGGTTCAGTCTCACAGTTGCAGTGATACATTTCTTCCAGATACGGAATCGCAGGAACAGTAGCCGTATTTAGAAAACTCAGGCACCAACCGGCACTGGACTTCACTGCAGACTGCATACACTCCTGACCACGGAAACTGAAATCACCCAGAGCACGAGCATGAGGCACACCATCATCAACGGTTTCATCGTAATACTTGTCCACGATATCACGATACAGAGTACCAACCGTCGCAGAAATCATCGGATGCCACAGCTCAGAACTCATAAAGGATTCGAGGAACTGCGGAACCCATGCGAAATCAGGATGCGTATTGCTCATCTCAAGGAACGGTACATGAATGGGGCAGCGAGTACCCTCGGGCAGTGCTTTGATCTCGACAGGAAGATAGCCCAGGTCATGCAGGGCAGCAATCTTATCGATATCATAAGCGTCCTTGCCAATGGTTGCGTCCAAGACACGCTGATAATTTGAGACAACCCACTCCTTTGGGAAATCAAAAAACCAACGTTTAAAATAATTCTGCAGATAATTCTTGCAGAACGCCTGAACACCAAACACAACGACTTCATCCACGCCATCCAGACGGCTCATGCGCGGAGTAAAATAACTGACCAGCTTAGTGGTGCCGGCCGGAAACTGCTTACTGTGAGTCGTCTTGTAGAAATCGCACAGCAGCATCGGGTTAATGTTGATCATTTCAAATCCTCCAAAAGTTTATTTACCATCTCATGACAATTTCCAAGATACCTGTCTTGAATCTTTTCAAGTTCATCAGCCGTACATTCGATTTTAAAGGTGCGCTTATCCTTTGGTGAATGAATTTTAAAATCAATATGCGATCCATCATAATTTCCAGATAGTTCTTTATGATAATTGCGCTCTCCAACATCACAGAAAGCATCATAGATAGATTTTTTCACATACTCAACTGCATAGTCTTTTCCATGGATATTATCGATTAGGAAATCTAAGATTGAATAGAATTCATCTTTTACACATGATTCAGTTTGATTTTCATTGATTTCACGATAAATATGCAGAGAATATGATTCTTGATAATGATCACATCTCATATCGATTGGGGCAAAATCCCAACCAAAATCTCCATCAGTGTAAAACGAGATATCTAGTTCCCAAATATCCATCATATCAATCCTTATCCCACTTGTGTTCAAGGACGGTGATCTTGTCGTGATGGCCGGTGAAGATACTATCCGTAGTATAGACCATATGAATTAGCTCCGGATCGTCAAACAAATGGCCGCGCTCAGAGTCCAGGATACTGTTCTCGCAGTGGCTGACATACATATCGATATCACCTACGTCCAGCTCTTTCAGCTTTTCAGCCGAATAAAACATAGTGCCACCGTAAGAGCAGATATCATCGATCATAAGGACCTTGCCTTTCTTTGGAGGATATCCCGTGACGTCCAAACCAAGAATCTTGCCGGTCTTCCACTCACGCTTTTTGTCACCGTGAATGATGTAAGCCTTACAACCCACACGATCGAGTGCCCAGTGAACAGTTTCCTCGTATCGTTTCATTGCCCCGGCATCCGGGAAGTAGATTACATCAGGCTTGCTTTCTTCGATTACCTGACAAATCTCACGAATCGGAGTATGTACCTCACAACGATCGATCAGCGCCGGAGCCACATCACTGTGAGGATCAAATACAACAACGCGGCTGAATTCACATCGATTGATCTCATCAGCAAACCACTTGAGGGTGAACACATCCTCGTCGTGATAGGCGCGATCCATACGAGCGTTCGGGATATATGGCATAAACAGCTCGACTTCTGCCCCGTTATCCTTTGCATCCCTTGCGATCATAATGACCGTGGGGAGCTCTGCCATGGATTCAAACGTCCAGACAATGCTGATTACATTGAGATAATTGATGGTCAGATCCTTCTTGATCAGCGGGGTGCCATCAGGAAAAGAACTGATTTTATAATGATTTGCTTTGACCATATTGAGCCTCCTTAAACCATGTAGTGAATGTCTCTTTCACGAGCACGAGAAATGATAACCTTGACCACGCCATTATCCTTTTCAAAGGCTTCATAGCGATCTTTTTCATCATCTACGCTCTTGGAATACGGATTGACCACATCAACCTTCTTGCCATCAATGAACTGCTCACCGTTGGCGGGGTTATACTGGATATCCTCGGTGTTGATGTAGCAATCAGGCCAGAAGCCATCCTTCAACTTGATCTCAAAATAGATACGCTGTGCACCATTGAACAGATCCAGGCGCTTGGTGCAGGATGTACGGTAACCATCCTTGAAAAGAACAGTAAGCTTGTAGCTGGTCTCGTTCATATTGATGATATTCAGATCCTTGATAGCCTCTGCGAATGGAGTGCCCAGATTCAGTTCAAAGGCGATAGACCGCAGGCAGTCGTAGTTCAGATCGATCTTGCCAGAAAAATCGACCACAGCTGGGATCTGATCGTAATACTTCTCTTCGAGTTTATCTTTGAGATAGGTTTCAACCTCGTCAGCGCCCGGGTAATCGAAGCGGAAGTGATAGTGGAAGCGGCCGGGACGGTTGACCAGATAATCGTTCAGGCCATTGAGCTGGTTACAGGTGACAACGAAGAGTTTTTTCCCTGCGCTAGTGCCATCGAACAGACTCAGCATCGTATCCTGCGGATTTTCATTGTCCCTGGACTTGAAGGTCTTATCAAACTCGTCAAACAGGATCATAACTTCCTGATTGATGGATTCGATAAAATTGGCGATACCACCGATATAGCGGTTAGCCAGAATGACAGGATAGCCCTGCTTGATGGCCTCGATTGCAATCATCTTAGCGGTCAAAGATTTGCCGATGCCTTTGTTGCCGCTGAGGATGACACCCAGGTTGCGGTTGAACGCTTTGAACGAATTCAGCACTTTGGCAACCTTGCCACTCTGAACACCATACACCTTTTCGTTGATGACCATATCGGGGCGGCGAGACAGATAGAAACCGGTCATCTCAGAACAGTGGATATCATAGGTGCCCGCCGGAATCTTGTCATACGCCTTCATATCGTCGCCATACAGGAACAGATTACTTGCGCTTTCAACAACTTTCATCTTAAACCCTCCATTAAACTTTCTTCAACATATTCGAAGCCATTGTAATCTTCAATGATTTCATATTCTCCCAGAGGAACCCATCCGCCGCAGCACAAGCACAAAATCTTTCCGTCTCCAAAAAGAATGCCCATATGTTCGTCGGCGGGTTCTTTCAAATCTCTGAATCGTACAACGCCAGCCGCTTCATTATCTTTCACGACTAATCACCTCTCAATTCAGCTCTTCCAACTTCTTCATCAGCTGCTCGACATCCATGTCTTCCAGCTCCTTGTCCTTCTTCTTAGCCACGATCTTCATAATCTTATCGCGCTGTGCCTTCTTCTCGGCAGCATTCACACGAGCCTCGGATTCAGCCAGCTTGACGGATACGATGTACTTGACCAGCTCGATCTTGTTTGCCAATTCGGTATCTTCGGCGCTCTTAACGGCCAGCAAAGAATCCTCGTCAGCAGTCTTCTTCTGGCGGTTCAAAGTCTTAAAGATCGCATCCAGAGCCTCAACATTCAGATCCCACAGATCCTCAACAGTCATGACACCCTTGTAGGTGAAGCGGTAGCGGTTACGAGTTGCAATTTCAAACAGATTCTTTTCCATCATAATTTTCCTTTTACAATAATGAGTGACAAGTTAGCTGCTTAGAATTCTCAAACATATCATCAGACCACAGCCAATTCATAGTATCTTCTTTAAGTTGATATCGGTCGTTTCTATATCCACCAATTGTCACAATTTTCCCGCAGAATTTTTTCATGCTTGGAACAAATCCAGCTTCAATATCAGGGCGTGGCCCAGATCGCATGCTATAATTTAGTCCCAATTCTAAATTCTGTTTTACACACACCCTATCCCCAGGTTTGTAGCGATATTCCATTATGACTCCTTTACAGCAGTGACCGACACGTAAAAGGGTTAGCCATGCCAACAAACATGTCGTCCGTCCAATGTTTACGATGGTCGTCTTCTTCGATTCGGTAATATTCTCCGACTTCAGAAATCGTCACAATTTTTCCAGCAAGTTTCATTCTTTCTTCTAATGACCACTTAACTGTTATAGTATATCCAGGATTGTTATTCCGATCTCGCATATAATACTCTTCGTATTGCACAAAATTATCGATTAAGCGTACCTTATCCCCAACTTTGTAACGAGCCATTAAATCACCACTTTCAGAACTCTCTCAGTAGCGCCCTGAACCTTGACAATAAAGGAATCATGTTTCGTCTCAGAGAAGCCAACGCCAGACAGCTGGTCATCTACCGACTGAACCGCCATCTGAGAACCAAGAGCCTCGAACACTCGCTTATGCTGTAGCAGTTCTGCCTTCAGGAATTCATTGTAGAAGCCATTGGGCTTTTCAGGGTTGACACAATCCTTGAGCATAAAGAAGTAGTGACGATTACCATTGCCAGTCTGCTCGTCCCAGTAGTTCGGAGAATACATCGCCACAGACACAGGTACGAACTGATTGGAATTCACACCCCAGATTTCGCGGGTGCTGGTAGAACTGGGCAGCAGCTCCTTGATAGAGAACTTACCATCCTTCAGCATGACTTTTGCCACAGCGACACTCTGAGCCTGATGCAGCGGCTTATCATAATTAAACGAGTAGATGTTACCATCGAATTCGATCTCAGCACGGAAACCAGTTTTACCGCCACGACTAGCAAAGCATCTCACATAGAAGCTGTACTCGCCCTCCTTCATCTTTTTGATATCAGGCCATGTAATATTTTCGACCGCAGCTTTACCCTGATTAGGATGAGTGATATCCACATCCAGGCGGCCATCAGTATAATGATTCCAACAGTTTCCGAAATAGATGTGATTGCTATCGGGTTCAATGCAATGAGCATCCTCATCGTTTTCATCCCACTCGCCCGGCTTATCGTTCCACTGAATAGAAAAACGCAGCACGCCATCGACCTTGCCGCCAGCAGCCTTAACGTTTTCGCGAATATCGCTGTCTGCCATATTGCCGGTATATGCCCAACTGAAACCATTAGGCCACTTGAACATACTCGGCGCACTCTTATCCTGAGGCGCAATCAGAGACATCATATTCTTCTCGAAACGATTTTCCATGAACAGCTCCAGCCCAGTCGCAGTCGGCAGCACGTCCTTGATGAACTTGTCGATGCCAATTTCCTCTGCGCGGCCAAACTTCTTGGGATCAATAGCAACAGTCTTAGCCATTGCTTCAAACGGATTTGTAGCACCAGCAATACGAGGGGCAGCATCCCGGTTGCAGAACAGGATATTATTGGCGGTGATATCGTCCAGAGTAGCAAACCGACGACCCAGACTGCTCATATAGCCCAGCTCGGTAACGGTCTTCTGTGCGTCTTCCAGCATCTTCTTGGTGAAAATCGCCTTGGGACGCTTATAGTTTGCAGGAGCAACAACCTTCTCAAAGGCGGTAACGGCGGAATCCACATCCATGCCCTCACTCAAATTGATAAGAAGGGTGCCGATAGCGGTGTTACGAATGCGAAGCTGCGCCGCCGTAGCATACGTAGGGGCAAGCCATACAAAGGCAAGCTTTTCATTAACAGACAGCTTGTCATAATCAAGCTTATCATGCTTAAACTCCTTTACAGACCGCTCAAACTCCTTGCCGCGATACAGACTATTCTGAGCAATCAGTTCCAGCACAGTATCAACAGCCTCCATGGTTAACTCTTCCAGAGAACGCTTGAACACGTTTGCGGAGTCACGCCACTGTGCCATCTTAGTAGACACGTCATCAGGCCGCATAATAAAACGCTGCGGAATCTTGACTGCGAAATGATCCCAAGTATGCACATCCTTGTGGTTTTCATCGTACTCGTAGTTCATCTCGGTGCCGAACATATCCCCAGAACCGATCATATTGCGACTGACAAAGTACGGATTCACAATGGCGCGGCTCTTTACATAAGTAGCCAATGCATTAACAACAGGCTGATACTTGGCAGACTTTGCATCGAAATCCCAGATGGAAATCAAATTATAATTCTTGTCAAACGCCACCAACTTGCCGATATTCTTTACAAAACGGCGGCAGCAGGAGCAATCATACTCGCGCCGCTTACGGAACAACTCATTCGTGCCGACTGGGAAACTGTCGAGATACAGATTGTACAGTTCATCCTCGTCTGCATCGGTGATAAACAGTGGATTCCCACTCTTCACCATCTCATTAAAGTGGTCCTGCAGCAGTGCACGAAATTTCTTAAAATCAGACATTGTTATTCTCCTTTGTTTTCATATAGCTCATAAGATAAATACTCAAAAGATTGTCAGTTACTTCAAAACTATGCCAAAACCAACTGTATTTATCCGTCCATACCTTGCCAATCGGTTTTCCGTCAACGATATCGGTCATTCTATCAGCCTCTGGTAAATCTGCCACATTGAAAAGACATTCTTTTGTCTCTTCCTCAATAAATGCAGCCGCTTCTTCTTTTGAAGTAAAAAAATCAGGCTGAAAGATTTCACCATCTGAACTGCATTCGACAACGCACCAGATTTCATTCATACAATTACCTCACAACAATGATTTACAACAAAACTGGTTTACCGGTTCAAGCATCTCATCGGACCACGTCCAGTTACCACATCCTTCTACTTCGTACGTAATGTTGCGATTTAAGATAGTTGTAATTTTGCCAGCGTATTTACACATATTAAATGAAATCCCAGGATCATAGCCTGGTTTTGGTCCACTTACCATTTTGTAACTTTCCTGACAACCAAGGTCACGACGAATTCTAACTTTGTCGCCAACTTTATATTTGTAATCCATTTCAAATCCTCACAGTAAACTTTTGCAAATCAGATTCTTAGGACGATCAAACATTTCATCCGTATAATAATATGTTTTTCCATCCTCAAGAATTTTGTATCGACCGTTTGCTTTATGAGAAATATGTACAATTTGTCCGCGATAACCTACTTGTCCGCGTCCGCTCCATGACGTCTCAATGCCATTGGCATCCGGTTCTGGACCAGATCTCATGTAATAAACTACTCCAGATTGAAGATCTTCCCTAACGCGAACAGTTTCTCCATTCTTATATTTATATTTACTTTTCGACACGCTCTTTTACCTCTTTTCATAATAAACTTCTACATGTAAACGGTTTTTTAGATTCTTCAAACATTTCATCTGCCCAATATCTGGAGCTTTCTTTTACCCTGTAACACATTGAACTCCCACAACAACCATAGCTCTCGATTGTGACTTGTTTTCCTCGAAGATTTTCCATAGAAGGAGTAGCAATAATAGCATCATTTGGAGTTTCTCCTGACAACATCTTGTACGATTCACGATTTGATAAATCTTTTCTAACCGTTACTTTATCTCCGGGTTTAAACTTATAGTTCATAGTTCATTCTCCTTCAAACCAGTCGGAAACATTCTCAGAGACTTCATCAAGTTTTTCTTGATCCATTTTGATATATCTCATCGTAATACGCTGGTCGCTGTGATTAAATTTTGTTTGGAGAATATTCAAGATATTCGCGCCATCGACTGTACCCTCGGCACTCTGTAACGCTGCCATAGCATAAGTTTTACGCATACTATGAGTCGACAGCTCAATGTCCAAACCACACGCCTTACCAGCTTTCTTCAAAAGGTTGCTCACCGATCTAACGTTAAGCTGTCCACCTTTCTTGCTCTGAAAAAGAAGCGTGTCGCGGTTAATTCGAAAACTAATTGCTTGATAATATTCTCTTAAAGCTTCTTTTGCCATATGAGAAATTTTACACACATTTCGCTTGCCGGTCTTCTGCTCGATCAGCTCAACATGATCTTTTACATGAGCATTCTCATAATAAACATCAGCCGTTTTAAGTTTCAACAAATCGCCGCATCGGACGCCAATTGAACAACCGAGAATAAACATCGTTTTGTTTCTTAACGCGATTTCTTCACGTCCGTTAGACCCAAGGTAATCAACAATCTTCTTAAAATCTTCCTTTGACTTGATAGGGTCTGCCGGAGTTGGCTTTCTGCGCCCATCCTTGAGATAAAGACTATCCGTCCGACGAGGTTTTCGTGCTTTTTTCGTTTCATTAGCACTTTTAACGGCCTGCTGAATAATTCGTTCAATATCGTCCTCTGTAACAACGAGTTTTGCGAGCTGATCTTCAACGGGAAAAAGAATGGTTTTTTGCACCGTCTTTTTGGCAGTTTCTGCCATTTAAATTCACTCCTTTACAAAAGACTTTTACATGTAAGCGATTTTGGTGATTCAAACATCGTGTCAGTCCAGCTCCAATAGTGGTTGTCCTCGCAGAGCATATAAACACCTAAGATTTGATGGTCGATTGTCATAATCTGTCCACGATACGTTTCCATAGCCTCATTGACTCCCGGATCTAAACCATACTTTTCTCCGCTTTGCATTGGATATTCTGCGCCGGCTGTCAAGTCTTTTCGAATTCGTACTTTTTGTCCAACTTTATATTTGTAATCCATAATCAATCTCTTTTCTAAATTGTGAGTAGCAGTTTGGCTGGAAGAACATTTGCGAGATAATTTGGAGGGATCTCTGATCCCGGAAGCATTGTCGAGTAAATGTTCTGATGGCCAATGAGTCGCAGTGATGGCAGCCGCGATCTCCAGCTCTGCTGGGATCTAGGCTGCAGAACGGAGACTCCGCCCTTGCGAACTATTTTGATCCATAGCTCAGGAGGGCGAGGCTGCCTGTGGTTGGCAGCCCTAGAGCCCGTATGAGCGCGCTGTGGTATTCTTCATAACTGTCGGTCATCCGGCAGCTCGCGACGTATAACGCCCGATATTCAAAAGAGATTACAATATATAATTACTTAGATTCTTTGTCCTGGTTACGCAATTCATCAACAAGACATTCCAAACAGCTCTGTAGAGCGTCGTGTCCGGCTTCAAGCATTGCCTGATGAATGTTCACTTCGAAATCGCACAAGAGATCTGCACATAAGCTCATGTCCTCTGCATCGATTTCTTTGATGCCAAGTTCCTTGATTGCGCTTGCAACATCAGACGGCCCCCAATAGACCATTGCTCTGTGGTCGTCGATATCCAACAGGTCAACTGGACACCCGATGGATTCCTCTACGACACTTGCCGCTTGATCGAGTAATTCAACTGGAGTGCCGCCATCTCTACACATCATTTCAATCATTAGAAAACAACTCCTTCTTTTGGTTTTAAGTCAGCTTTGAGCATTGCCATCATATCAACATGATACTTTTCGTTGTACCGAGAAATCACCGTGTCGACCGATTCTTTTTCTACCATACGGTAGTAATTCAGCCTGCCATTAAACTGCTGCAGGTCTTCAAGATTCCACGTTTTCCCTTCTTTCTTGCAGACGATGTAATTAGATGCCATCTTCTTGAAGTCCTTAAAATTGCGCCATCCGACTGTGATATCGTTATTGGCGTTCCACATCAGACCGAGCATCCAGTTTTCGCTCGAATGCCGATTGCCATAATGCGTTTTTTCTTCATTCAAAGTAAACGGAGCATTGATTGCATCCAACGTCTCTTTGATAATATCCTGCATTTCCATCGGATCAAAACTCAAATAGCAGCTGATGGTGATATCGTCTGCATATCTGGTGTATGTAAAAGTGCGAGAAATGCCGTCTTTCATGGTATATTTGTAAGAAAGCTTCTTGTTTAACATATAATCAAACGGGATCATCATAACGTTCGTAATCCACGGACTGATCGGCGTTCCCTGCGGAAGACCGCCGTTCAAGAAGCACAGACGCATCGCTTTAGTCAGCTGATTGTATCCATTTCGATCTTTCATAATGAGAGAAAACGGATAAATCTTGCTGAACATGCTGTAGATAAATTCAGGAGTGGAGCTCGGGAAGAATCCATGAAAGTCAAACTTGACAGCCCAGTTATTTTCATAGGTGACGATCTTTTCTTTTCCAGTTTCGCGATCTTTTACTGTATATCTGTGCCCCGCCTGATGCTTTTTAATCGCACTCAGAGTGCCGCGCCCGTTGATATATGCGTGTGCTGCCGTGTGATAATCAGCAATCATGAAACTTTTTAACAGCGTCCGCAACTCAACCAACGCATCGCTCAATTCATTGGTTGGAGCATCAATCGGACGAACGCCACCAGTCTTCTTAGGAATTTCAAAGTGATAGTAATACGTCGACAGGTCATGTACTGCTTCAAGACGAGCATATTTCTGATTAAATTCCGTCAGCTGTGTGATCATACTAGTGACATTTGTGATAGCCACCAAACGATCATTCAAACCCTCGCGCTGTACGGTTCGAGTAGAAGTTTCATCGCCACCATATTTCAACTGATTCACATCAACGACTCCGCTAAGAATTTCGTCAAACGTAATCTGTCTTGTTCTCGGTGGATTCCAATAAGTAACGTACATATGTTTACCTCTTCTTCTAAATCGTGATCTAAACAGTGGTTGTTAGTGGATGCCTCCTCAGGGGAGGCGCCTTCAGTGGATACCTTCCTGGGAGTTTTGCATTTGAAATCGCTCGCGGGTACGTATCTTCGTTAATTATTTCGACTAACAGATCTATATACCTGCAGAGTCGCAGGGCGCGGCCGGTCGATCACAATCACGGCTGACCGGTGGGGCGTATATGCTTTTACCTTTACGAACCTGTCGGTCAGCCGGCAGGACTGTATATTTCAACAGTAATTCATCACGATTTTTTTATTTATTCTTTATGCAGCCGTAACGTTAAAAGTGTACGGATTTGCAACGATCATTTTCTTCAAAGGTGCGATATTAGTCGCAAAATTGATAAAGTTTGTAACCGCCAAACAACACACAAAACGAACAGTCGGGGCAAGACCCTGAACGATACCACATGCGGAAACCGGAGTTCCAGCCTGCGCATCTTCATGAGAGAAATTCATAGAGTTCCATAAATTCTCTCGATCTTTTTCCTTGCTCCAATCTGCTGCCCAGCACTGTGCATCATGGAACCCAGTGCGGATATCAAACACGCCCTTGATATTCGGATTGTACTTGTTCGCTTCCATGAACTGCTTGCGAATTTCGATATTATCGACTGCGAGGAATACATAACCGCGAATCATCTCGCCCTGCCAACCATTCGGCTTCAGAACGATTTCATCTTTGGCATCAGGATTGATGGCGCAGATAATATCGCGAACCGCCTCGACTTTTGGAGCCTCAATATTGTTGGCGAAGAACATCTGGTTGACAATATTCTTGCTTTCAACCTCGTCCATATCCCACAGCGTGAAATTCTTCAGGCCATACCGTGCGAGAAGTTCTGCCACAGTAGAGCCAACCGAGCCACAACCAATAATGTGGATCTGGCCGCTGATATCATCGGGATTGAATACCATTTCAAGCTTACTCAGATTCATTTTGTAGTCCTTTCTTTAATTGTCATACGGGAAACAGCTGGAATTCCAGCATGCATCAAGATCTTCTGGATTCTCCTTGTAATGATTGACCAATGGATATCGAGTCTCAGATGCTTCCTTGACTTTCGGAGCCGCTGCACCAGTTACCGTCTTGATTTGTGGCACTGGCGTTTGTGTGGCAACTGTTTGCGGGTACGTTTTTTGCGGCGTAACTGCTTTACCATAATAGGTGCCTGCTCCATAAGCTCCGTAATTTGCGACGGTGCTTGCGACGTATACAGGGCGCTTTCGAACTGTTTTGTCTGCGTCCTCGAGAAATCGAGTCGAGTCAAAATCTCCAACAGTAACCTTGACATCGGCTCCCTCATAGATGACATTGTCGGCCAGGTCAATGACGCGAACGTTGTACTGCCGCTTCTTGTTCCAGATCATAAAAATCTGGTAACTCGTCGGCTTGAGTCCGTCAATGAATCGCCACTGATCCTCCATATCGCGGCTACTCGGCGTTACACCGAAATCGACATGGCTGTGTCCCTGAAATCTCAGGTTGCGAATCGTTTCAACAGGCAGCGCCTGAAACCACTTTGAGAACTCTTCCTGATCGGTGTCTACGGTGGTGCCGGTTACAGTCTGAGGGTACAGCAGAATCTTGGTAATCTGAAAGTGCGTCTTATCGATGCGATTCACGATGCCTCGCCATGCGACCTCACAATCGAAGTGATCAATCAATGCAAACATCTGAGAATACGCTTCATAGGTGAAATTCACCTCGACAGCATCCTTCTTAACAGACGCAAAATTCTTCTTGTAGGAGAAGGAATCCGTCTTAACCCTACCGGTCTTACACAGCTCCTGAATGAACTCTCGTGCCATATCTGCTGCAACCTGCTCCGTGATGTTAATGGGCTTCATCTTCAGCGACCTCCTTCTTTACTGCTTCTGCTGGTGCTGCTGCGTTCTTCTCATTCTTGAGAATGTCAAACACTTCTGCCACCGTGTACAGGTTGCCCGCATTATCCTCGATACACTTACGAGTTTTGATATAGGATTCGTCAAACAAATCGTACATGAGGTCGCTTACAACGGTGCCATCCTTCCAGTTGATGGATGCGCTCGAACCAATAATCGTAGTCAGGACGCCAATGTAATCGTGTTTTACACTAAGCGCATTGAGCATCTCTCGGTAACCGCTATAGCACGCATGCCGATCGATATGGGGCTGACGAATACGATCCTTCATCAAATCAGAGCGACCTTGCATATCAGAACCACGAACTGCTTCAACCTTGCAGCTGGAATACAGTCGCCATTCACAGTAGGTGCGAATAGCGAACCGATGGGTCTTCCAAATTGACACAAAGAAATCTTTCGTAAGTTCCGTGTCATACGGCGAACGCTGAAAAATATAGCTTCGACTATTTGCCTTTTTCTCAACACAAGTGCGGAACTCGCCTTCATCACAATCGTTCAGCGTGCCAACATAACCAATAGAGATTCGATCACTATTGGAGTCAAGATAAACCAGCGTCTTGCAGCGCTTCAGGAAATTAACAATTGCAGCTTCGTCATCCTCAGTGCAGCAAGCACGGTCCATGACCATAGTAAGTTTAAATTGAGCTTCTTCAAGACTTTTATTTCTCTCACGGATAGCGTTATATTTATCTTCGATATCATTTTGGATTTCACGAATGTATCGCTCCTGCCGAGAAATTTCGTTTGCATAATCCTTCTTGCAAAATCCCTTCAGAGCGCCACGCAACTTCTTACCATAGAAATCGCCGGTCTCGTATGCCTTCTCCATGTATTTGCCGAAAGCTTTGTTGTCCTGATCATAAAGAGTACGCAGCATCGCCTTCTCATCATCAGTCAACGGCTGATCAGCGAAAAGCCACGGCATCAGGTTGGGCAAACAACTCGCCGCCATGTGCATAGCCTGAATCAAATTCTTCTTAGCACAAACAACGACAACGCCCTGTTTCTTTTCGTTCTGATATACATAGACGTTTCCATTTTTATCGATATACTGAGCTGCGACATCCATGCTCTTCCAACCGACAGCTTCATAATCCGCATTATACTTCTTGAACTCAGAGATAATGGTATCTGCTTTCTTATCGTCGATTGACTGAAACATGATGCCATACTTCATCTGATTGAAAGCATTATCTTCATGAACGAACATGTCCTTAGCGAACTTTTCGTCATCGCCCATATAGAACTGCTGACAATCAATAATCGACTGAATGCAATGTCCTCTCGAAATAGAATGTTTAATGCGGTCATCATTGATCAGAACGCGCAGTACAGACAACACCACATTATCGTTGAGATTGCTGTTGTCACAATTCAAAATCAACGGATATGCTTCGTTGCAATCTCTCGAACCGATCTTGCTGAAATAAGCTGTGAAAGCCATATGTATTTCCTCCTATTTAATTTCAAAGCCCAGATACTGGACACATATAAGGCAGACTTTAACCGGCCTGCCAGCGGTTGCAGTGTTTAGAATATCGTTGTAACCAATAACGAATTCAACGGTTTATTTTCGAATTAGTGCGATTAGTTCATACCAGTCGCATTGTCGTGCTTGGAGATGGAAGCCAGATACACCTCATCGCCGACGCCCAGCTCAGACAGCGGAGTGTTCAGCTGTGCCACCGTCAGAATGCAGCCATCCAGAGTGCTCTGACCATTTGCGTAGTTCACGCCATGCTTTGCGAACACGTCCTTCGGGGTCATGCTGGTAGCAACAACGTCCTCGATCTTGTCGTCATTAGTGGTAACCCAAATCTTAATCATAGTATGTACTCCTTTTTAATTTGAAAAATATCGTTTACTCGTTAAAATGCCGGACGTATTGCACAGGAACATCCGGCGTGGAACCTCAGCGGCGCTCTTACTCGGCGTCTGCGTCCTCACCATCGATAGTGATTGCAGCATTCATGGCGGCCTCATCAGCGTTGATGGACTCCATAGCGGCTGCAATCTGCTCCTCGATCTTGGTACCGTGAACGATAGTCAGACCGATCATGTCGCGAACCCACTCCTTGATCTCTGCCTCGGACTTCATGCCAGCAGGAACAGGGCGGCTCAGAGCGGCAACCTTATCGCCAGTGACTGCATCCTGAGCAAAAGCCACGCCGAACTTGCTGATATCATCCTTAGAAGCAACAGCAATGGCGCTCACAAGCTTCTTCTCCTTGCCCTCACCCTCATACAGCTTCAGAGCCTCGGGACGGAACTTCTCGACCTTCTTCAGGGTGGCGACATCGTAAGCAGAAGTGACGAACAGGGTATTGATCTTAACATTAGCCTTCATGATTTTTTCTCCTTTGTAATTAAAGATTGATATGTAAACGGGCAACCACCCGTTGTACCTTATGCGGTTTGCAGTAGCTCCTTCATATCATCCAGAGCTTCGTCCCATGTATCGGCCGACTGAATAAACTGACCACTATCCGCCGATACAATTTCATAGTGGCCGTCGACATACTTGATGTTCATAAGCATCACCCCAATTTACTTCTTCTGTTTAGTGGCAAAAAATAAAATCACAGAAGTGATTTGCAAATAAGTTTTGTTGGACACGGCTCCCAAAATCTCTGCGGGCACCAAGTAATCGTTGTTTCTCCACTCTCAAATGGATCTAACATCTCTACAACTGGGCAAGCTCCATCAAATCTTACGATGCGCCCTCTTTTGTGGCGATTCACATCGGTTCTAGACACTTCATTGCCGATTCTTACTAATTGTCCAACATGTAAATCGTATTTCATACAACTGTCTCCTCTGTAATTGTCCATGTGTGACGATAACCGGTTGAAGTGTCTTCAACCACTGCACCCCAACTATCAATCGCGGTATCTAAGGTGTCATCTGCATCGTCTGCATTGTCCGCCTTATGATCATTCAAGCATTCAAGGAACAACTTTTGCATTCTACCAACAGCGTCTGCATGACTCGCATAAACATGTTCCACGCCCGCAAATGCCCATTCGTCGGGATTTTCGACACAGTCATAAAGGACATAAACCTCCATACTGGCACCTCCTAATCAAAGCATTTCACAAAACTCGCCAAGCTTGATCCACAGCCAATATGTACTCTGATCCATCCGAACAACATCAGGGACACCGCGAATAAGCGCCCACTCATGCGCTCTCTTAAACAAACTTGCACACGCCGCTTGTTCCTGTTTGGTAAACTGTTCGTTCCAGAGCCTACGGCGAGTGCCACTGTTCCAACGAGCGCCTTCCCGAGTTTCGCAAACAAACATAAACGGAATCGTCTCGAGAACCTCATCATGTGACATGATGATCATAATGCTTAGCTCCTTTCATTTTCAGTTGTAGGGCTGAGTTCTTTTACTTTGTCGACTGCATAGTCGATTACATCAGTGACATATTCAGTTGCGTTGTTGATATTATCTTGTGTAAACATATCAGCAGCGAGCATCTTATAACAAGTCTTGGAAGAAGGAGTAAAGACAAGGACTAATAGACTTACAATTGTCACAATTGACACCTTGACGGCAGTCTTGCGTCCCTTTAAGACGTCTTCGTCCTTTTCTCCATAGCGATCGCGAGTTTCCAGCCAATCAAACCACAAATAACCAGAGATGGCAATAAAACTAATAAAAGCGAAAAGCGCCAAAATCTGAATGGTGTCAGCCATGCCAATCAGATAAAACACCCACGGACTGATAATAGAATTCATAATACTTTGTTCCTTTCATTTTTGTGTGTTGATATTCGAATATGGTGCTACCGACCCGACTCGAACGGGCACGTTGTCGCCAACAGGAGATTTTAAGTCTCCGGTGTCTGCCATTCCACCACGGTAGCATATAAAAGAAAATCAGAAACAGCCAACATTCGTTTTACGTTCCAGTTTACTGGCTACCTGAAGGGTATTCGTCCGACAGCTACTCGGCTTGCACCTTATTTCCCTTCCTATTTGGCTCAGCATCATTTACCGGTGTGATGCCTGTCGTTTGCCAATGAACGGCCAATCCCCGATCTAGCTGGAACAACTGATTTTCTACTCCTCATTTTGTTAGAGACCTAATGAGCAAAGATGTCTACCTACACCGGTTGTGGACGGACTTACCCGGCTGGATTTGTATGTAGGAGTCTCAAACCGTCGCACACCATGGAGCAGCGAATGGGAGTCGAACCCACGCCATCGACTTGGAAGGACGATGTACTAGCCGTTATACGACCGCTGCATATAAATCCCAGCGCAACAAATCATACTATTGCATAACCTATTGGCTGGGCCCAGCTTACAAAGCCTTTGTTGCCAACCCCGTAGGGATGGAGCCGGGAATAACAAGGAAGAAAAGAGGTAAAGCCCGAATAGGAGGAATGAGACCCTATAAACGGGCATCGGAGCAACCAACGAGAATCGAACTCGTCCTCTTTGTCAAGAACAAAACGTACTAACCAACTATACGATGGTTGCATAATGCTTTACCTGTTGCGACCAGGTAAAGCGGCTATAGGAATGGGAATGATTTGTGATGCTCACTCTCGATGGTGCGGAAGAAGGGATTTGAACCCTCACTCGTAAAGAACTGGTGCCTAAAACCAGCGTGTCTGCCGTTCCACCACTTCCGCTCAAGAGCAGGATTGCGTACCTGCTACGACTTGTTCAGTCACGGTGATTCATGTCTGGAACCCATGAGCCACTAAGCATCTGTGAGGAAAAGGAGATTTTTGGGCGACGCAACTCACCCATGGTGTTTCGGATGGGACTTGAACCCACATGCTTTCGCAGAAGTTTTTGAGACTCCCCTGTCTGCCGATTCCAGCACCGAAACATACTTGCTCGTCTTTCCGAGCTGTCACACAGTTTTTAGATCTTGTGTTGATCTCAGGACACGGGTTTAACGTCGCCGTTCCAACTGGGTCACTTCATATCGTTCAGTACAGGGATGCTGGCATCACCGCCGACATAAGTAGGAAGCTTGCCATCCCACTTTTCATACATCTGCTGCTGAATCAGCCGGTCAGTCAGAGACTCAGAGATGATTTTATTCGCCTCGGCTTCTGCGTTCGCCTTGGAAATCTTGGTCTGATTCTCAATCTCCTGCGCCTCGTCATTGCGCTCGGCCACAAAGGACTTGTTAATAGCAGCCTGAACAGACGCATCGTCGTACTCAATACCATCCTTCATACCAAGGACCGTAATCGTGATACCGCGCTCTGCAAAATACTCCGTCACATCCTTGCGGACATAATCCATGATCTCGGCCTTCTTCTCAAGGATCTCATTCATGGTGTACTTGGCGCACATTTCAACAAAGTCAGCTTCAACACGAGCACGGATTTCAGTATCCATAATTTCGGAGAGCTGCTTGTTGTTGTAGGAATACAGGAACTTGACTGCATCATTTTCAGTGTAGATCTGAGCAGAGCAGTTCATGCCGACGGAGAAGCCAATAGACTCCTTGCTTTCGGCAGAGATGGATTGGTTGACAGTGCTGGTGCCACTATCCTTGCTTTCGGACCATTCACGAGTAACAGGAGTTCTATTGACGACGACCAACATATTATCCGGAACCCAAGTACCAATGATGTCAGTCGGCGACAGATGTCGCTTCGAGTAAGTAATGTACACCTGCTTGGCTGCCACCTTTGCCTCGGCGAGCATTGCTTCACTCTCAAAGGACGCCTGCTTTCCCCCGCCCTCAGAGAGCGAAATCAGAAATGCAGTTTCATGAGGTTCGATTGTATATACCTCCTTCTTGGTACACCCCGTAAAGGTCATCGCCATCACGATTGCACATGAAACCACGAAAATCTTTTTGAACTTCTTCATTCGTTCCTCCTTTTAATTTTTGAATAGAATATATACTATAGCTCCAATCGCAAGCGACAGAGCTACAGATACCGAAAGGGCCAGCTCGTCGACACGTCCGTAAAGAGAACTTATACTTCCTGTCGCCATTTGAATAAGTGAGATGTGCCGTAGAAGTTTCTCAGAAATGGCATCGAGACTCAAAAACGAAACAATCGATGCGCAGGCTGCCAGAAATAAATCTTTATGTTTTTTCATGACTTGCCACCTCAGAATCCGGTCTCAGCTTTTTGCAACAAATTGAGTCGTGATGACAAAACGCGCACATTTTATTCATCTTCGATTTCTTCTTCGTCTGTCACATAGGTCGCATCGATTTCTTCATTGTTGTCTGGGCTAATTTCTTCAGAATTATAAGCCTCTGCCGCAATCTCCTTCGCGTGTTCTTCAGACTCCGCCGGAATCCACATAGAATACGACTGTCGTGTCCAAACACTTACAAGATATTGTTTCATGAGATCACTCCTTATTAAAGATATCAGTGTACTTGGTGTACAGCTTACCGTTATGATAGTAGGTGTTGTAATCGCGCTGAGTTACATACCACCAAGCCTTTTTATGCCCCGCCAGCAGAAGGTCGTGCAGATGATAGGTTTCTTTGTAGTTTTCATCTACATACTGCCGGAATGTAAGCTCGTCGATATCGTCGCTTTCTTGAACAATAACTGAAATCTTGCTAACATCGTATTCGTCCATAGAATCGTCCACAACGAATACTACTCTAACAATTTCTTTCCCCCGGCGACAAATCTGGTAAAGCTCCTCTGCACAATGCAAATGATACACAACTCTATCAAACTGTTCGAATGGAAACATTAAAATTCCATCATCATGACCGAAATCATAATAGCTCGTATGCAACTCAATCTTGCGACCAAGTTCTTTACACACCGAAAAGAATCCTGTCCACCATGCCTGATGCTCCCACCAGTGGAAAAGCGGGTCGCCGCCACCAGACACAGACACCCAGTTGCAATCGTTGCATTCGTTATGAAGAACTTGCCACAGCTGATCGTAGGAAGAATACTCTTCTGTCGGCGTCATCTTGAGCTTGTTATTTCGGACGATACACTCAGGGCAGCTGTAATGGCAACCGAAGTTCGTGATGATGCTGAGATATTTGTCATCCATTTTGATTTACTCCTTGTTAATAGTAAACTGAATAGACCAATAATCTCTATCGTTTCCAGTGTAAATCAAAGAGTCCAAAACTTCTGAGTGCTGATCACACTCGTGATAGATTTCTGGACCATGGCTCTGAAGCCATCCAGACTCCACTCCGAACTCTTTAACGATTTCTCCTTCATCAATGACTGCGATACTATCGGAAGCCTTATCTTTCGCTTCTTCAATCATCCATTCAACGATTTCTTTGATATTCAGATTTGCCATGATTCATACCTTCTTTCAAAATGTTACTAAAAATGGTGCCGGTAGCAGGACTCGAACCCGCGCCTCTGTCTTATCTGGACCAAGGGGTATAAACCCAGTGCTCTAGCCACTGAGCGATACCGGCATAAGAGAGGATGATTTAACCATGTAACGACATCGGCAAGGAGCAAACGGATGACGAACTCATACCGCACAAATATGTTCCTTCATAGGTTACTCCTTTACGCATCTTCGTCTTCCACAACGTAGATTTCGGAAATTTCTTCGTCGCATCCATGATTCATATTATTGTTTTCCCAGGCATCCTTAGCGAGTTTTTTTGCCTCATCTTCAGACCCTGCATCAATCCATTTAAAATACGACTGACTTGTAAATACGCTTACAAGATATCTTTTCATTGTTTCCACCTCTTTATTCATTTCTTGTGTATTTTTATACAATGGTGAGACGTGAGGGATTCGGACCCCCGTGAGGTGTTATCCTCATTACCCGGTTATGAGCCAGGAGCTTTAACCAACTAAGCTAACGTCCCAGAGAGGAGGGTTTAACCCATATAACGACATCTGCGAGGAGCAAGCGGCTTACAAAATTTGCGCAATACTCGGTCACATCAGTGGATACAACCAAAACGGCTAACGCTCTCGACTTTTGGTGTCTACCCTCAAAGACTGCCCTTTCTAATTGACTCTCCGCCAGTTTGGGCACCGAACTGACTAGACCACAATCTCAGGTCATCCATTAGCCTACACATGTTGTCCCCAGACCATCACTCCACGAGGAGCTACCCCGTCGCAGTCTGTTCGCACATTTTCGGTCAGAGCGTTATGAACACATTGTATTCACGGTGGAATTGCGCCACCCAAGCGACTTCGCACTACACTACGCTGCCGCATCGAACCTAGCTGGAACCCAACAGAATCGAACTGTTGTACGACCATCGGCTCCATATAAAAGCAGGGTTATCGTACCTGCCAGCATTTTCAGCCACGCAACTTAATCCAAAAGATCGTCAACCAACACACAGCAAAAAAGAGAAGGATAAGTCGTTTAATTTTGCACAAGGAGAAAGGAAAAGCCTCGTGCTATGGTCCAAGTGGTGGGGCACGATCCCACGGTCTCTAGTTCCCAAAACTAGCGCGATACCAACTTCGCCACACCTGGTTATATGCCGGTCTTTCCCGGCTGTCAGCCCCAAGGGCCATGGAGGAAGTAGATAGCTTAGATTGATGCCGCCACGATCTTTGCGGCCTCCTTAAACACTTTCATATTCTTGTCAGAATATTGGAAGATATCAGGAGTACACTTAGGCGGCTTATTGTGAGAACGTACATATGCTTTACGCATTCGGTCCATCTTGACAACGCCAATCGTGTCGTAAATCTTTGCATAGGTGATCCAACATCCAACCGTCTTATCGCCTAGTTTCTTGGCAATTGGCTCAACAATTGGAAATGTGATGCTTTTTACTTTCGTATTGCAGCGACGAGACTCCTTTTTCGGCTCATCAACCGCAGGAGCTTCGACCGCCGGTGTTTCAGCCGCCGGTGTTTCAATCTCAACTGCGTGAGCCTCGGCCACAACGACCGGTGCGGGTTCTTCAGCAACGACCTCAGGAGCAGGTTCTACCCTGTGGCGAGTAGGAATCATATCAGCAGGGATCATAGGCGGCTTCTTGGTGAGTGCCGACTTAATCCCCTTTCGGGCCTCAGCGTCATGCTTTTCGTTCTCATATCGATCTTTCATAATCGACATGAAGATTGACTTCCATGTTTCGCTATCCTCGATGATATCCAGGCCGCTGAGGTTCTTAATGTCACCTTTGTAGCCAACCCGCTCAACATACATCCGGCGCTCATCTTTGAAATACCAGCCATAGTTGCGGCCGATATAATCATAAGCCTGTTTCAGAACCGCATTTAGTGTCGAGCCAGACATGCGAGCGATAGAGTTTCCGAGCTTATAAATCTCAGTCCGCCATTCGCTGCGTCCTTTGTATGTAGTGCTGTGGGTTTCCTTTGCGGCAGTTGCGGCAATTGTGGTGGTCTGCTCAGGCGGCTTCGGCGGCTGATTCGTCGCATTAATCTTTCTTTCCAACTGCTTACAGACGAACAACACATTGTCGAGAGCGTTGCGGTCCTGTTGGCGGGCGGCTTCGAGAGCGTCCATCTTAGAATGAATCTCCGTCAGCGTCTGAATCATCTGGTCGAATCGCTCCTGCCGCTTGAGCTCAGCTTGATTGGCTTTCAGCGATACGGTTTCACCCCGCATCAGAGCGACGATCACATCCCAGCAGAAATCCATGAAGGCATCTGCTTTGGGCTGAGTACTGTAACGGCAGATCTCCATGACACCACGCATATTATATACGTAGGTTTGCTGTTTTCCACCAGGGGTAATCAAATTGATTAACCCTGACAGCGGGTCAAGACGCTTGGCATTGCGCTTGTGAATCGTTCCAATCGAAATTGAAGGATTCTTATATTCCAACGCCAAGCCGATCTGCTCACGTGTCATCCAGAAATCATCCTGAGCTCTGGTGTGATCGACCGCCGGATTCTCATAGACCCGAATGTCGAGTGTGCCGAATTTTTTTGTATCCGCTAGCACCAACGTGTTTTCTACTTTAGCATTCATTTTTTCCTCTTTCTCATTTACTTCTTCTGTTTGCACGACTAGATTAGCACATCCACGAGCAGATGTCAATCGTGATTATTAACAGAAGAAGTAAATATTTTTTGTTTCTTTTTGCTATCATCGAGATCTAAAGATATACTACCAAGTTTTATGATCCGCGTACGGGACGCTTAAGATGTCGAGGCTGGGCTTCAGCGGGTACTAGTGCCTGCCTGTTTGGTTGCTTCGCCAGGTAAAAACCTCTCTTTCTGTCCCGAGTTTGTGAGTTGGACCCTGGGAAGACGGAGTTCGCTCAATCCCCGCCGCTCAGCAGCACTGGCCACGCCGTTCGGTCGTCGACTCACTCGCCTGACGCCTGTCCGCCTCTACCTTCCTTTCATCTTACCTTTTCGAAACTGTCGGTCATCCGGCAGCCGTAACTGAAATACGTATTCATCTCGATGTCTTACGATAGTCTTACGATAACTGTCTTGCGGTACTTGTCACGAGTGTATTCGCCTAAGATGTGTTATCGAACGCGGTCATAATATCACCTCATTTCGTACATATGATACATACACGATGTCAATCTTACAGTGCACACGCTCTCTAAGGCGGCTAGGGAACCCTACAACGGCTTTTCCGTTCTTCGTAATGAAATTCCATTACAGCACATCAAAACAGCGTATATCGCCGCCTATGCCGTTCTGGCGACGTGTATCAACATCAACTGCGTTCCACGACATCTTTATCCGACCACATCGAAACATAAAACACAGCTCCACCGAGATCCGACTTAAGATGCCCCTCCAAGCCACCAATAGTGTTTTTGATCTCGAAAGTCACCTTGTCGCCGTTGATCTCGAACAGATGCCCATCTCGCTTACGCTTGTTACGACAAGTGATAAAGTCCTCACCAGCCGCGCCCTGCTCAATCTTGACCCACTTGGTCGGAACCCGAATCAGAGTGAACGACGAATCGTCACCGCTCCGAATCGAAAACTGATCGTACTGTTGGACAAGCCCGACGAACTTATCGAGGGTGAATTCATATCGGCCTGGCTCAAAATTGGTCATATTGGTCATAAAGGTTTTCTCCTTCCCTGCTTTCTGCTCCGCTGCTTCTTCGCTTTCGCTTCCTTCTCGTTCTCCCTGATGGTTCTTTTTCCCTTAACAATCCTTTTAACTCCTATAATCCTCTTACACATCCATCACTATCACATCATCATCACTACATCAAACATCCTTTTCTTTTTCCAAAATTCTTTTCGCCGCCACTCGCTCATCGCTCGCCACGGCTTCAAATCAGAGGCGCTTCGCGATTGGACTTCGCCCAAACCCATTCGTGATTTCGTTTCTGATTTTTTTGAATTGTGAATTGAATAATTGAATAATTATACATTTCGTTGCATATTGATCAATTCGTCCAAACTGATCAAAATATATAGCTTTCCAGCCTCTATTATACAACTACTTGATGTTTTGGTCAAGTGAACTGGCGTAGTTTTTGAAAATTTTACAACTGTATGGGGTGAATTAAGTAACACTTAAAAGTTTAGCTAATGCGAATCAGCCCTGCTCCAACACCCATCTTCACACCGATTGAACCAAACTCGGAAAATTCTGGCGTATTGTAATTGACGGCATAAATACAAGGACACATATTTTCAATGTCGCCCCAATCCCACGGCCATTCATCTTTCTCGTCGCTGACATAAAGCAGATTGTCAATGACGCCGAGCTCCTGATGGAATGACCGGATCACACTGTACACAAGGCAGTCATACTGTTCTTCGAGTTTGTGAACGGCTGCTTTCTGTTTATCGTCCAGAGTGTAAAATGCGCCCCAAGGCGGTGCACTGGACAGCGGCGTACCATTCTTCTCAAACAGTTTGATCGTATCAGAAAAGAATCCAAACGCTTTCATTCGCTTGATGGCTTCGGCACGCTTCTCTTCGATTGATACTTTCATCAGTTATCACCTCCAATGATCTTGATTGATTTGATAGAGTTATTTAGGTAAACTCTTTTGCGAAGCGTTTCCAAATTATCAAGAACTCTATCGAGCTTGCGCCAGATGTAATACTCGTAGTCGCTCATTCGACTGATAGGAGTTTCAACCAATTTTTGGAGCAAAGCTGCAATATCATCGTCAACAAAGTCCAACCGGAATGCTGCCTCGCCCGGCTCCCAAACTTCGCTGCCACGAACAGATACATTGTATGTAACTTCGATCGATTTCATTATACTTCACCCCTTTCAATCAACATTCTCGCTGTTTCTTTCAAGATACAAACGCCCTGTGCACAACTCGCCACATCAATATCGTTTTGTCTATACAGCATCCAAATCCCGCCAAAGAAACATACCGGATCGCCAGCAGTATAACCAGCTGCATTCTGCCACAAACCCAGACCAGTATTATTGAACAACTTGTCCTTTTTGTAGGCTCGCCGCAGCTCTTTCAGTGAAATAGGAATGTATTGTTTGACCTTATCCAGACCGCCCAGATAATCGATATAACGAGCATAAATTTCCCGATGATCGAGTTCTCTGCCCGTTCGCTTGTCAACAGTATTACAAACGATGCCGCATGCCTGTTCGAGTGTCACAACTGCACCCCTCCTTACTTGTTAGACTTGCATTGATATTTTCGCTCGATCATTTCGGCTTCCACCAAGGTCATACCGTGCTTCCACCGAATGTCAACAATGGATTCGACCCAGTTCCCGGTCTTACGATTCTTTACGACACGAACTTCCTCAACATCTTTATGAATTTGTGTGCCGGGCTTCGGGAGATAGGTCAAAACAGTTTCTTCAGAATGTTCCAAATCGTAAGAGCCAACAAAGGTACAATCACGTTTGATCAAATCAAAGATCTTTTTGCGGTTCTGTTTAGATAAGTTTCGCACGGCTGCGCCGCCTCCTTACTACTCTTCGAGTGTGATATCATCGTGGCCAGCATCTTCAAGCGGTTCATCCGATGCCAGCGCAATGATCTCGTCAATGTTGTTTTCGATCAAATATTTGACATCTTCCAGTCGCTGATCCAGAATTTCTTTCATCTGGGTTCTGACTGCTGTTTCGCCGATATATGCGTAGTTGCACTTCAAAGCCAGAATCAGATCATCGAACGTGACGGGATCAAGAATCGTATCACTGGTGAGTAGATCTTTACCAAGCTTCCAATACATTCAGCGAAACCTCCTTTTGTTCTAATTCAATCGGCTGGAGTGTATGAAATACCCGATGCCTCGTTTTATGAACTTCATCTTCAAAGAGATATTCGGAATGTGCGCCGTATTTACAATCAGAAAATTCGGCGGATCGAACATTCTTTTTCTCACGAATTTTTCGATAATTATTATAAATAAAATTGCAAGCATCTTCTCTATTGGTAAACGATTTTACGGTATGAGTGTATTCAGTATGCCAAATAAAACCTTTACATTCTGTTCGAAATGTTTCAACGACCAAATAAATCATCATATTCACTCCCTCCTTTCTGCGCCAGCGACACTTAAAACCTCCTGAACTGCACGAACTTACCGTCCTTATAACAGGGCGAGTAACACTCAGCGTAATCAGGAGAGCAACACTGCAAGTCACGATAGTTGTTTATGAAGGTGGCCACGAAAACAGGTTCACCCTGGATGATGATTGCTTCCGGCTTCAACTTCTCAATTTGTTCGGCCATCTGCCATGCCATATGTCTTACTTTGATAGATGCGTCCGTAGTGGAAATTGTAGGCAATGGCCCATCATGAAGAACGCCATCCGTACACAACTTGCGAGCTGCATCGAGCTGAGCGTTGGACCATTGGGCAATAGAAAGTTCAGTCATATTGAGAACCATACTGCGTAGCTCCTTTCAAATCAGGTCACGAATAGTAATTTCTGTGAAACGTTCGTACTGTTTGTTTTCTGCACCTTTCCAGCGATAAAGCACATACGGAACCGCTGCTTCTTCGTCGATCAGCACATCGTAATTACTTGGGTACTGAGTTGCTTCTTTATAAATGGCACGAAGGACATCGAGGGCACCCTCAGAATTCTTATGTACAGACTGAATGCTGTGGTCGTATTCAGCCCAAGAGAACTTATCGTTCTGCATGTAATAAGAATTTTCAACGATATATACAGGTACATTCATAGTTGTGTGCTCCTATCATTCCATCTCGATCTTAACGCCACGATATTTGCGATTTCGATATAACACATTAGCCGCCCACTTTCGTGCACAATCGTAGCTGGCGAATGCACGGTGATATGTTTTAAAATTCAGCCAATTACCTTCAAGTTCCCCATAAAATGTAATCTTGTAATGCTGGAGTCGATAGCCAGCGTCTGCATAATCACCCATGCTGCGGGCCCTCACTTCACTTCTCTTGATTCGATCTGAATATAGCGTTCGAACTCATCGCCGTCCAAATTCTTCCAGCGATAATGAAGATTGCGGCCATCAGCATCAAATTCAACGTCATAGCACTCCGGGTCTGCACTCACCGATTTTGCCATCTCACTCAGCATCTTCATTGCACGCTTGCAACTGCTATAAACATCCCCATTGTAACGATTGAACATCACCCACGGTTGACCTTTGGTTCGCTTAGAATAGGAATTATCTAAGATATGCACCATCATTGTTACAACTTCCTCCTTATTTGTTTTATTACATTTACTGCTCATATATTGGATGTGGTTACGTCTGCCCCGGTACCACCAGTCGCCCGGTTTCAGCCACTGTTTACATAATAGCTTTATAGAAAAATATCAATACAAAGTTGGCCGGCTGCGCCAGATAGGATTTTAAACAGGTGCTATCAGACCTGGCCTTAATACACTCGTAAGGACTTAGGGATGCGATTGATTGACTTGCCTTTTATTACGCCCTTATACAGGTCCATTAATTTAATGACTACCGCCAATCAATTTTGCAGCGATCATAAAAGAGGCCGCTGACTTTTGGCCTCTTGAACGGTGTCCAGAGGGGGCACCGAAAGTCTATTTGTTTCATCAAGTATATTGTTAGGCGTCAAAACAGCTTGTATCGCCATCCCATGAAATTTCGCTCAGTGGAGCAAGACGCGACCCCTGCACCAAAGACCACTCCTAGCGAGCGGTAACTGATTTTACAATTCAAGCTATAAACCCTCCTTTCGTTTAGTTTCGCTCACTTCAAGTAACACCCTCTAGTCTACTTTTATCATTGATTAATCTGCGTGGCCTTTGCATCAAAATCAAATCAAATTTCACTAGAGCGGTGGAGCGCCCTTCTGTTTACGCTGCTGCGTTCTGGGCTTGGGACCAGTACCAGTTCTGCAGAACCAGTAGCCGCATTAAACCCCGGCAGCACAGCTGTTGCACCACCGGGGTTCCCTCTGCGAATACTTTTTGTTATGATATCATCCGCGACTTCGTTATGTATATAGGAGATTTCTGGAAATCGCTTTACTTGTTCGCCGCACTGATGGCCTTGGCGGACTTTTTCTCATTCGTCTTATAACGAGCAACCCAAATAGTCGGACGGCTCGTAGGACGCAACTTCTTATGGGGCTTATACAAAGAACGATTCTTCAAACGCTTTTGGATTTCGGCCTTTGCCTGCGGGCTCAACGTCGGCTCGGCATGCTTCTGCGGGTATTTTACGGGAGAAATATTGGCATCAAAATTCGCCACACGATAGCAACCCTGATAATGGGTCTGTCGCCGGGAAATCTCAACGGGCTCGAGATAATCCATATTCAGGTTCATATCCTGAACTTCCCTTTCCGTAAACAACTCATCTGCGATGTAGTAGCTCCAACCCTCCTCATTCTTTTTTCTACCCTTGCGGTACATCATCTTATTGTTGGCGGAAATTTTAGTACGGAAGAATAGCATTTTTGTTACCTCTCTCTTTTGATTGAATTGTTTTTATAGCAGCGCCCTTAAATGGGTGCCACCATGTTATTTATCGCAACAGCGATAATCACAATCACCGCTGTTGTGTACAAAACGAATTCGCACGGACAATCTAGATAGACATCTACGATGCCACTTACCAGATTTTTCACCAGCCGCTGCAAGCCCCGACAAATTCGATTGAATCGCGGGAACTCATCTAGGTAATAAAACCCACGACAAATCTGAAGCCCAGCATATGGAACAACAAAGATTCCAACTGTGACCCAGATGGCGCGGCTACAAAGCTCTTGCCATTCAAGCATTTTCTGCTCTCCTTAGATTCTGATGAAATCGTCGATATAGTGGCGCTGTCCGCCTAGATTGAAGTACGGCCGCCCACTTGACGTATATTTGACTTGGCGTGTCCCACAGTCCTCAATCGTATCGCCGTTGTTGATACCTACATGAATGCACTCATCGTCACATTCGTAGATTTCATAACCACCGCAATTCGATATGGGACACACTGCGATTGCTTTAGGCGAACTGGTTTGCTTTGTGGCAGTAGTTGGCTCGACTGTGAATTGTTCCGCCATAATTAGCACCTCCGTTGTATCTGCGGTCGTAATTCATTCGAGCTCTCTTGCCAAACATCTTACGACTGCTGCGTGTCATATCGTGATCGCCATGTACAATGAAGCCGTGACAGTTTGTGATGGTCGCCACCAGACGGCAGTTCGATTCAATATACCGCCACATCTTTTCCTTAGGCAACTGGTCATACGAATGCTCGGTAAGGAATCCCATTCTTGCTCGCCGGAAAAAATCAGGGGTAAGCTCGCGGTCGTTGATTTTGACAATCCGAATGATTTTGATGTCTTCATTCAGAACTACACCATAGAGATCGCCAGCCATGGTTTCATAGATTTCGCTGACAATCATACGGCTGCGCTCCTTTCCGCAATCAAACTCTGAAACAGCTTGCGACCTGCTTCGCCCATATCTTCGGGATACAGAATCGGCTCACGACCATTGATTTCAGCGATGATTTCTGCACCCATAATGTCGAGCTCAGCAAGGAATGCTGTCATGCTCAACCCGCCGTAGTCTTCCGGGTTGTACTCGTCAGCAAACGGCCAACCAGTTTCACAGGAATCCATTACGGCTTCGATACTTTCGTCACCGTGCAAATGGATCACGTTGATAAGATCATCGCGATAATAGACAAACACAAAGATATCCCCCGCATTGTCCTCGCAAAAGAAGTTGGAATACATCGCCGCACCTCTCAGTCTCTCTCGTATGATTTCACGACGGTATTCTTGTTGGTCAAGGTCATACGGGAAAGATTCGATTTGGCAATTCCCTTATCCAGCATACGAATCGTCTCGTATGCCTTGCGCGCCACATCCTCACGAGAAAATTGGGACGCCGTTTCGAGACCATCTTTGTATTGGATTGCAACAGTCCATTTAGTACCGTCATCCACGATACGCCCGGCAGTGGGGCGTGCCTGCTGCTCCTGCGCTGCCTGCTGTGCTTTTACGGCCTGCTCCTGCCTGCGCTGCTTTTCAGCTTCTGCACGGAGACGCTTTTCTTCTGCATCAATCATGACGCCGATTTCTTTGACGTCATTCATGATTTCATTTGCAATATTTCTCGCCATCTCGCCAGCCTTTTCGCCAACGAACTTATCAGCCAGCCCGTCGTAAAGCCACCAGTTATTCATAGCGGCTTTCTGAGCATAATTGAGAATCTTCAACTGAGTCATAATATTTACCTCTCTTTAATCGACGTCACAATCAGAGAACAGCACATCCTCGATATAGTCATCACTAAAATCATTCGGGGTTCCATTTGAATTGATAATAAGGGTTACACGATCACCTGGATTCACGGGGCAAAATCCGTTAAAGAACCAATCATCTTCGAACTCGTCCACAAACCAAACAGTGCTCTGGTCGGGGTATGTTTTCATTGCAATCGCGCCAAGCACATAATAGCCAAACGGGCCCACGATTACATCATCATAAGGGCTTGCGATGGGATTCACAGCAATCACTTCATCGTCAAAGATATTATCTTGGGTTCCCGCGTCTGACATAGTCATCTCGACGTACTGTCCAACGACATAGTCATAAACGCCAGCGGTAAAGCCCCACAACTCGCCAGCATCATCGAGCATTTGGTACTCGCCGGCGCTTTCACTCCAAATCGTACCGGACTGGATATAAGTCGTGGGCTCTGCCGCCTTGACGGGGATTGTGAAGATTGTGACTGCAAGCATGACGCTTGCGATAACGACCGCCATACCTCGAACGGATTTCGAAATTGATTTCATGATGATACTTCCTTTCTGTGCACTGTGTGAGATGCCGTTAGTGGGTACGCCGCTGGTGGAACAGCTCTTTGATTGCGAGCTGAGCAGAAATCGCCATGGCGACACCAGTAATGATGCCAATAATGAAAATCGTTTCAACGCTGAAATAATCCATATTTCTCGCTCCTTTTGTCATGCCCAGCACTTGACAAGGCTCTCATAGTGGACACCCGCTTCTTCAAGGGCTTCACTATAAATTTCCGCCAACTCTTTGTCTCCAAACATAATTGCGACATCGAGGGCGGACTCGATTGCAATAATTGCCATGACTTACACCTCTTTAGCAAGGGCGGCTCAAGCTCTTGCATCCGATAACATGGCCAGCTTCATCACGAACTTGTCGCCCGGGAATGCGAAGATCCTTGCGGTTCTTGCACGCATTTGCCACGAGAGCAGACACGACCAGAATTGTTTCGGGCTCTTCTGCTGGAAGTCCTTCGACATCACCATACACAGTGATTTCATCAGGGACACCGTCAACAGTGGCCGCTACCGTGTAAGAGGTAGCCACACGAGGCAGAATACCGCTTGCAGAAATGGTGCGAATGATGTCACCGTTATCGGCAACAAAAGAAATCTCATGAGGTGTGCAATTGATAATTTTCATTTTCTTGTCCTTTCGTGTGTGTGTGTAAATGCCCGTTGATGGGCGTACTGGTAGCGGTATACTATCTTCCCCGTGACCGCCAATCGCACGGTATAAGAAAAGAGGTAAAAGAAAACGCCAGCACTTAGCCTAGCGGCGTTTGAGCTGACGTTGTGGTTGGTTATTAAATTAGGGCGGTTTTATGTCATGCCCTGGGACGTGAAGCATCAAAGCTCTTCGATTTCAACTCGAACAACCGTTTGGTTTTCGCCGTAGTTCAACTTCATAGCGTATAAAGTCAAATCGCGGAACTCTTCTGCTTCTTTTTTCGTAGCAAAATTATTTGTAGTGAGAACTTTTGGGTTGTCTCTAAGATGACTAATGGTTTTTACTACGAATTTATTTTCAGCCATAAATTTGCCCTCCTTTGCTGAATTATGGAAGATTATTAAGGGCAAATCTATGCAGAAAGCTATATTAACGTTTTCCGCTCTTAACTGGGAATTGAGGATTGAGTGGACGGTAGCCGTCGGTCGTATTGCCGTCCATATACTGAGCCATTTTGTTGTCCATGAACTTGATTTTCCCATTCATGTCAATCTGACCGCCGTAGATTTCTTGGCTTGCAATTTGATATTCATGTGAAAGAACAATCGGAGAATTGCCAGCACTGCGACCAATGCCTTTGCCTTTAAACCGACGAATACAAGATTTGCAATTGTCAGAAAACGCATGGTTATACATTACATTTTCACAATGCTTTGCGGAATCAGCCTGTTTTTCAGATTTGGATTTAATTTTCCAAACCTGAATCCGGTTCTGATGAATCGCTTCGAGAAGAAACGTACTAATTTTGGTGGGACAAATTCGCACCCACTTAGAACCATCGTTCAGGATCACCATGGACGGATATACACCAACTGCTGTCGCATATGGCTTAGTGATGAAATGAACACCACCGAACGAACCATAAAGTTCATTCAGGTTTACAACGTTACCACAAAACAGCGTGGGCATTTTCGCTTGAATAACCCATGCCTTCTGCACATTGTTTCTGTAATTCGTTTTCATTACGCATTTACCTCTCTCTTTTTTCAGGCTCTTGGTTTAAAGCCCCTGCGCCACGTCAAGGCGTCCTGATTGTAGGGGTAGGCAGTTTAACGTCATACCCAGGACACTAGCTATTATTTGGAGTTTCATCGCTGTGCTGCTTCTTTCTTACTGCTGCGCTTCTTTGACACCGTTGAATGCCCGGCAGACAAGGCGGTTACCCTTGTAAAGCATAACAGTGCGTTTGTTTTTGACACGTTGCTCAAAAAAATTGAACGCTACATCCTCCCCATGAAATCTTCCCACCCATGCCATCTCGTAGTCGTATAAAACGACAACAGTGAAATTCCAGTTCTCTGGGGTCACGATGGGCCCGATTGCATCAACATATTGCTGGCTTGCTTCTGCTGGGCGATACCATGGGGTAATAGGCTTGTCTGCACGAGTGATACCGACGATCTTGTCAGGTTTCTTAGGCTTGAGATACAGGAGAGCCCCCGTGTCAGCGCTTGCCACGTTGTCAACATCCAGCTTTTCCATCATCTGAAGCATGGTGGTGTCCGACACTTCAGTAAACAAAGTGCCATCGGACAAGCAAACATGATACATAGCCATAATTGCTACCTCTTTTCTGAGTGTACAAAATGCGCCACACTCTAAGACGCTACGCATACAGCGTTGGAAAGGGGCCGCTTTGAACGGTGCGACCCCGAAAGGGTATCCGCTGTTTATGTATTACTGCTCAGTCTTGGTCTCTTCAGCCTTCTTGGTGCGGCCATACAGCGCATCCAGAATAGCCTGCTTCTCTTCCTGAGTTGCGTGGCTCTTGTTGACGAGGGTGACGACCGCCACAATGTCGATACTATGGGCTTCGTAGTCGGCCACCTTCTTTTTCAGCTGAGCAATCTTGTCGTCTTTTTCTTTGGCTTCGTCAGCGGCTTTCTTTTCTTCCGCAGCTTTTTCTGCGGCCTTTTTCTCGTTGGCGGCCTTGGTGTCAGCAGCTTTCTTAGCCTTGGCGTCGTTGGCGGCCTTGCGTGCTTTCTTGAAGTCGTTGGCACTGATACGGGCAAGGGGCTGACCGTTCAAAATGCGGGCAGTCTCAAACACAAGGTAGTTCAGGAAGCAGTCAGAAATCTTGCTTGCATCACCGTTGGCGTCCGCTCTTGCGTCTGCGGACACTTCGCCCATCAACACAAGGTCGGGCACGGTTACACTGTACAGGGGACGACGTTTGCCGTCTTTCTTGTTGGGGTCACGAGAGCCCAGACCATAAAACCACATAGCCATGGACTTGCGTGCCTTTTCTTCGGCCGCTTTCAGTGCAGGAATATCTTCCTCAGCAGTGCCCTTGCTTTCACGGAGCATGACCATGGCGGCGACGTCAGAGTACACCGCATCAGAAATCTTCTTAATGCCCTCGACGGTGGTTGCGGAAACCTTGAAATCTTCCAAGGACTTTTTGGTGATTGCGGACACTTCCTGCTCAGGGTCGGCGATTGCGACGATAAGGGTTGCCAGCTCAGTAGTCTTGACATTTTTAGCGTTAATCATAATTTTTTCCTCTCTTGCTTATGTGTTGCTCAGCGTGGCTGTTTTACCACACTTGACACGGCACAAACTTGCGCTTGCACCGTCTCAAGTGCCCACAAGATTGTTACACTTGTGGACACTGAAAAACTTTGCTTTTGTGCCCCAAAGAGGTAGTTTTAAGCCTTTTTTGGGGCAAAAGTGACAGCTTGCACCGTGTGCCTTGGCACTTGCGATTGCACGTCCACCACTAAAGGATATAGTTAGGACTTTTGTGCAACGGCTACTTGTGAACGCTGTCACAGTGCGCTTTACTGAGGCGCACCTATAGCTTATTTATCCAGTCGGCTATAGTCGGCAAGGTATATACAAATCCCCACGAAAGACGCTTGAATGGGGCACAAGACAAGTGCACACAAGTTGCAATGTCCGGCATAGTCCCCACGCCAAAACGTGGTCGTTCTACCTGTTTAAATTTTCAAAGTGCGACTACTCCCCGGGGATGGGTGCCGTTCCGGTGTTTCCCGTTCCCCTTGGAGTGTCTACAGTATAGCCCACCCATTTATTTTTGCAACAAGTGCACAAACGCCAAAATCCACTGTCCACAAAAACGGAATGGGAAGTCGCCTATATATAAATAGGTATAAATTCCGTATTCGGGGAATACCTAATCCCACCTTTTAACAAAAGGTCATATTAGCTGAAAATCCGCATGAATCCTAGAAAAAATGGATGGTAGACAGGGCAAGAGGGGGCAGGTTGAAAATCCGAGGTTGGCCCGCGCGAAGCCCGAAGGGCTTAGTTGTTCTATCTCCCCATCACGTTCCAAACCTCCCCGAGTTCACTACCGCGTTTACAACATTTCTACATCCAGCTGTATTGCACTTTACTCCCCTACTTTGATCCCCACAGCCATGTCAACCACCGCTCTGCAGCCCCTATTTCTGCCCATCAGGATTACGTAGCACACCTTACACCGTAGTATTTCCAAGTACCACCGCGTACTGCTGCATAGCTCAAAAACGTCCCGAAGCCTCGCCCGGTAAACAACGTATTATCGTTTAAAATCTCGTCATATTATATTGTTACAAATTGCACTTATCATCGTATTTCATCCCGCTAGTACCCCCACAAAGACCAAAATCCCATTCTCAGATTGCTCAAATTTCGCTCATTTTTTGATCAAAAACGTCAAATTTTGCCATAAAATACTAAAAATACCACTAAAAACGCACATTTCGCGCATAAAACTCGCTATACGCTCTTATTACCAACTAGATCCACACAATAGCGCCAAAAAACAACGTATCGCTCCGGAAAATATATGCAATTTCACTTGATAATCATGTGATTTTGTTGTATAATAGGTATATGGTAGTTTACTTCTTCTGTTTGCGTATCAAGAATCGCCCATCTTGCTACGATCATTTTTATCGCCTTGTAAACAGCAGTAGTAAACAGCAAAACAATCTTAATTCTCTGAAAGGATGTTGATTTATCGGTATGAAATTTTACGATACCTCTGCCCTGCTAGATCTCCCGCCCGACACATTACTTGCACAGCAGTTCCTAATTGCTGATATCACTCTCTATGAGCTGGAAGACATCAAAACCAGTGGAAAGAAGGACGAAAGCACCAAAGCTAAGGCTCGCACCGTCACTCGCTTGCTCGCCGAACATCCCACAGCGTACACAGTAGTATCTATTGACTACCCACAGCTGCTCTCGATCCTGAATGATGTCCCCGTTAAGGATAACAACGACGGAACGATTATGGCTGCTGCACGATGGTATCTGAATGAGCTGATTGAAAAGAAAGAAGACGCAGAGAAGATTCAGACCAGGGCAGGAGTGTTTGAAAAGTCGGCCGCAGATGAGCTTGTAGCCAAGACGACCGCTGATGTTGATTCTTTCTGTTTTGTTACCAGTGACCTAAGCTGTTTCAATCTTGCACAGCGGGTTATGAAACTACCCTGTGAACTATCTCTTGATCGCGGCGGAGCCCACAATGACTACACCGGCTGGACAGAGGTGCCCATAGATCAGGGTGGTGATGAAGCATTAGCAATGGCCTACTCCAAAGATATCGAGCAAAAGAACTTGTTTGATACACCCACAAACGGTTATGTATTGATTCCAAATGCAGACGCAGACGGTAACACGGCTGGGCTTCGCTGGGATGGTTCACGTTATGTACCTATTAAATACAAAAAGATCAGCAACCGATTCACTGGCGACATCCGTCCTAGAAACAACCAGCAGAAGCTCGCCTTTGATATGCTGCAGAACGACGATATCACCGTGAAGATGCTGGCTGGCACATTCGGCAGTGGCAAGACGATGCTCATGGTGTCCTCTGCTATTGATATGATCGAGAAGCATAAGTTTGACAAGCTGATCTGGATTCGCAACAACATCGAAGTTAAAAACACTAAGGAACTCGGTGCACTTCCTGGTACTCTACTGGAAAAGCTGGGAGCTGCCTCATTTGCTGGACCTCTTGCTGATCATTTGGGTGGAGAGAGCGGCTTGGAGTATTGGATCAAAAACGGACAAGTAGAGGTGGCGCATCTTGGCTTCATTCGTGGGCGCGACTATAAGAATGCTATTTTGCTAGTATCAGAAGCAGAAAATCTGACCAAAGAACACATTCAGCTATTGCTTGGCCGTGTTGGTGAAGGATCTATGTTGTGGCTAGATGGTGACCTGAAGCAGACAGACGAGGCTGTATTTGAAAATAACAGCGGCATGCGCAAGGCAATTTCTGCTTTGACTGGAAATCCGCACTTTGCTTACGTGTATATGCCGAAGACAGAACGCAGTGAAACCGCACAGCTGGCCGATCTACTCGATTGAGGGGTCGCGCAAGATGATAGAAGTAAAAATAAGCGGCCTGAAAGTAGCGGACTACTGGTCTCCTACCGACGGATGGAACTATGACGCCATTGATAGTCTCGCGAAAGAATTGTGTGACCGATATCGAGAAGCCGAAGCAGAACAGACAGTGGAGTTATTCAAGAACTACATAGAAAGAATGAGTATACTACACGAAATTGATCCTTTTTCTATTGATTATATCCGCGACAAGATTGAATGGATGATTCGTCCTCTAGTCCAATGCAATATGACAATGCGAGAGTGGTTACAAGTTAATACTTCGACCTATCAAATCGTGGAAAAGCCACTTCCCCCTTATCTTGATGATATGGCTATGCTATATCAGTTACAAAAAGAGTTAGAAGACGTAGCCTTACATCGATATTTGATTACGCCGTTTGGTAAATTACATAGTGCTGCGCAAACAGTAGGAGAATGAATATGACTGACATTATTTTATCTGTCGAAAACAATGAAGCAGTGGTGTCCAGCCGCCAGATCGCTGAAGATTTTGGAAAACGTCATAACGATGTGATGGAGGCAATTCGTAGTATTTTAGCTACGGAAAATTCCGTAACTAAATTTTTTCACGAATCAACGTTTGAATATAGAGGCCAAACTTTTCCGATGTATTTAATGAATCGTGACGGATTTAGTTTACTAGTTATGGGGTTTACTGGTAAATCAGCGCTGGAATGGAAAGTCAAATACATCACAGCATTCAATGAGATGGAGAAGCAGCTTACCCAACCAAAGCAGTTATCCAAAACAGAGATTTTATCTCAGGCACTTTTGATCGCTCATGAAGAACTTGAAGAAAGCAAAAAGCAAATCACAGCCTTAACGGCAAAAAATGCAGAGCTTATCCCAAAAGCAGAATTCGCAGACGCAATTAGCGCGTCGAAGGCAAGTGTTCTTATTGGTAGTTTCGCTATTGTGCTAAAGCAGGATGGTTGCGACATTGGCCAAAACCGCCTATTCAGATATTTACGTGAAAACGGATATCTCATCTCGCAAAAGGGCGATAGATACAACACACCAACACAATGGGCTATGGAGATGGGATTGTTCGAGGTTGAGACCACCCTTTTTACCACAGCTTATGGTAATGCAAAAATTTCTTACACCACACGAATCACTCCAAAAGGACAGCAACATCTCATTAATAAACTTGTAAAAAAGCGCGATTCGAATTTGATGGATGTCGTATGATAGAGGCTTTACAAAATATGGAAAAATTTATCGCCCCACGCGGCAGTGGCCGCACCTATCAAATATGTAAATACGCGATTGAAAATGACTGCGACATTATTGTGCCAACATCTCTTAATGTGGAGCTAGTGACAAAAACAATAATATTTTTATGCGAATCATCTTGCGGAAAATGGACATATAGCGGATACAGAGTTGATTCGCGAGAAGTCTATGTTGATACTTATGGGAAACGACTGATTATTCGAGTTTTTAACGCCTCAGATTTCCAATTCGCCAGCTTTGAATATAACGCAAAACAAGTTGTAATCGACGATGTTGATTTATGTATGCAGCATATCATAGGAGGTCGTAATATTGCTGCTTGTTCTATAGCTACATATGATCCATCTGATGTTGCCCTTCACCCAGAAATCGAGGACGTGGACGATCCAACTATAGGAAGACCAACGCCGCAACTGACCTGTAGGAGTTTGCTATGAATGTAATTGCTAGAGCTGCTGCCCTGTTGACCTCTGCAAATTATAATGCCAAAAATGGAATCTTCGTCTCATTAAACAATTATGAGACAGTATGGGTCAAGCCATTCAAATCGTATCTTGATTTTAGAGCATGGTATTTAAAAGCCGATAATGGTTCAAAAATATTCGATCAGATATGGTTTGGACCCGGATATACCTATAATTCCATGAGCGATATGGCAACACGGCTGGCGAAGGAATTTGATTGGCTCAATGATGTGGATTATTACCGACTTGTTAATAAGGACGACCTTTTGGATTTAGCGCATCCTATTAAGCTTGACTATACATGGACTTTCGATCGTATCGTAAAAATCACGGCACCTTGGTATGAACGAAATAAAAAGAATCTAGTATGTCACAGCCTATTATAAGAGCGCTGCAGAGGAAACCGCAATGAGAGTGTTATTCGTAAAACCAGAGAACTACCAAGCAGTATGTAACTGGTACGACAGATTAAAAGAAACAAAGAATCACCCAAAGATAACTGTAATATGTCAAACCCCAGAAGAGTTCCGCGCGCAGTTCGACAAAGATAAATTTGGAGTTAGATATACTACTTTCTATTTCGATGAAGAATTTGGAATGATCAACACTGTAAAATGCTTTAAAGAATTTGTGAGACTATATGGCGATGAGGATGCGCGGTATATATCTGAGGCAATGAAAATGCGAACCATCAGTATTGACAGATTGTTGTTGGCGGGCGATTTCAATGTATTTAAAGGATTTTGTATTGACCCGTGCTGCATTGATGATGTTATCAGGAGCGCGAAAAGGCCATTGTCATGCAAGAGCCTGTTGTGATAGGAGATTAATAGAAATGGATGTTATTGACTTAGATTTTATTGGAGATCCAGAGAACCCTTATGGTTATTATATATCGAGAGATTTAGCAAAAAATGCAGCTATTGCCACGTACAAAGAACAGCCTGTAGAAGAACCTGCATGGGATAGAATAAAAACTATAGAAGAACAAATCGCAGATATTTACAATCAATTAGATAAACTAAAGAAGCCACTTCGGTGCAAATCGCTTCTATAAGGAGGACTATTATGAAAGAAGAATTTTCAAAACAGGATATTTTTAATATTGGATTCGCCGTAGTTGATGCGGTGCGCGATTATAGCGTCACGGTAGAAGATATCATTGACGCAATTCAAGTATACGCGGATTGGCAGGAAGTTATTGGTGACGCTTCACTGTATGACACGCTCTGGATGGAAGACTGTACACCTATGTCCCCTTCTTTGACCCGATATTTATATCATAAGTTATATGGGTTGGAAGAATACGATAACGACAGTGAGGAGGATTACGGCAATGAGTGACCGCAAGCGAGACAAGAATTCTAAGAGTACATATATGAGAGCAGCCCGCAAACAGCGCATGATTGAAAACCAGTTTATGCAGGAGATCGAAAAAGCGCAGGAGGCTCCGGCATCTAAATATAATAAAAAATCCCACAAGCAACGCCGCGAGTGGGACGATGAAGAGTAAGGAGGAATGCAACAGTGGATAAAGATCCTAAGAAGACCGACGATCTGCAAGACGAAGACGGCCAGCAGGGCATGATGCGTACAAATATTCCTTTGACTATTGCGGTATCGGCTTTTATCAATAGTAAAGACTGGTTTGATTGGATACTGCATGCTGCTGAGACACTGGTAATCTTCTACTTGACCTATCAAATTGTAGGTAAAGTGTTATTCGTGGCACTGGTCATTACTCCTCTTCTTGTGTTTTATATCAGCAGTGCAATTGATTGTTACTATGTTGTGTGCGATAGCGAGTGGGATGATGATGATGGTGATTCCGATAGTGATGACCACTTCCACAATAAATTAAAGTAAAGGAGAATTGATATAGATGTTTTCTCCTAAGCATTACACAGTACGTAAATACCCTTTGAGTTTATTTATAAAATATAATTTTAATATCCCTGAAGAAGTTGCAAACGATATTCAATATCAAGTACTTCAATCTGATACAATGTTACTTCGTCAAATCAGGTTAGTGTCTCATGATGATTCTGACTACAATCCATTTTTGGTTTATATAGATGCTACAGGCGCTCAAAATAAACCTGATGTGGTTAAACATCTTATGCAACACGGAGCCAAAATTGGAAAGCGGAAATTTAGCTTTGGAGAACGAAGCGCAAGCATGGTTCGCCAATGTATCTTCTCGATGGTTGAATCTCATATTTGGCCTGAAATTGATAGACGAATCAGTATGGAAGTATCATTTTCTGAAAAACCGGTCGTACTTTCTAAATGGATGGCTTATCGTGGGCTGATGATGTCAAGTTGTCATTGTATCCCCCTTAATGAATGGTTCCCAAAAATCATTGTAGTGCCAGACCACATGCTCACTATTCCAGATCAAAAAATCAAATGCCTCTGTGATAAAAAAATGGAGTTTGTTGACAAAAAGACTGGTAAAAAACGTGAATGGGTACAGAAAGACATTAAAGAAGATACCATAAATTATGAAATCAATGCCTTTGATGGCTGTGGTATAGCTCATCCCTCTTTAATGCGGCAGATTGAAAAAAAGCTAAACACTTATGAACATATCAGCAGCATGATTTTTCGTATGCCTTATTTCAAGGGTGTTTTCAATGAAATGGACTACGTTTCGTTCTATGAAGAGCGTGGCGTTACTGAAATTGCTGATATTTGGGGCGTAAAGCATTCTGTAACTCGTGATGCCGAACCAATGTTTATTGCTGGAGAAAGCATGTTTAAAGGCGTCAAATATTTTAAACGAGATGGTACTATTGCCGATTGGGAAAGATATAAGCAATTGCTTTTAAAATACAATCATGCGATGGGTGTTGCAAAATGGAACTACCAATTTGAAAATGAACCGCTTGAAACAAGGAGCAATTATCAGATACTGGTGACGTTGGATTTGCCTTATGACGGATTTAAGCACCTAGCAGATAAAAGCGTTGATTGGTATCAGAAAATCACTTCTAACACTGAAGATGGAATTTTTCATACAAATTGTTTTCTAGGATTAATGGCGGACGACGTAAATCCATTAACTCATTATGCTGCGGCTCTTGCACGAAACCCCGAAATGATACATGAATCAAGTGTAAAAGCATATATTCATTCGCTTCTTGATAAATATAGGAATGATTTTAAATGCGGAAAATTATTTCTTGATGCTACATATAAGTTTTTAGCACCTGATTTAATTGCATTCATGGAAGGGGCTGCTGGTCTTCCAATTGTTGGATGTCTTGAATCTGATGAATTTTATACTTTTGACAGAAGGGGTGCGGCATCTGGATGGCGTGTAGTGGATCGAAACCCTCATTTGGCGTCTGCAGAACATGCAGTCCTAAAAGGTGTTAATAACGAACTCACTCAAAAGTATTGTAGTCATCTTGAAAATGTAGCAATGATAAACGTAAAGTCAATTACTCCACAGAGATTAAATGGCGCGGATTTCGATGGGGATCTCGTGCTGGTAATTGATTCTGATATTATGCTAAAAGGTATTGACAGAAACGCAAGAATTGTCTGCGATACTCAAGATAAAATCACCGCACTTGCTCAATTAGATAATTTACAAAATCGGCTTGATTGTGTTTTGCGTGGATTAAAAAGCCAAATTGGCGAGTATGCTAATTACGGATGTGCATTTCACAATAAGGTTGCAACAACAGAAAAAACAAAAAAAGAGTACGAAAACTATATAGATATTTTGAGTATCTGTATGGGTAAAGAAATCGATTTTTCTAAAACAGGAGTGAAATTTTCGGTTCCTAGAAATATAGCATCTTATGGCCGTCCATTACCTAGATTTATGAAATATGCTGGACCCTATTATGCACGGCAACATAATCTTAGTAATGCACATAGTAATATGAATCTTCTTTGTATGGATCTTGAGCGTTGGGAGCGTGGAGTCCGTTGGCATAAAGAGCCCGCTGACAGTTTTGATTGGCACATAATGTACGATTCGGAAATCGGTTATGATCAAGATGTATTTGATGAGATCGAAGCCGTTTTTCTGGACTTTAATAAATATCGCAAGAATCAGTTAGAACTAGAAAAGAAAGCCAAAAACTGGAAACTTTATCGTAAAGAGCTTGAAGGCATCATGACGAAAGAAGAAGCAAAGACCTATGAAACCAACTGGCAAGCAATCTATAACGTGTATCGTAACAAGTGCAAGCTGATCTGCCCCGACGTTCGTGAGTTGGCTAATATTCTAGTCGTGCTGTGCTATGAAAAATACCCCAACAAGTTTAAAAAGTTCCTATGGCACATGGCTGGTGCTGGCGTGGTTGAAAATATCAAACCAGTTCCCGTGCAGCTACCAGTCCATGATCCAAACGGCGAGTATGAATATCTTGGTCAGAGATACAGTCTGGCTGAGCCGAGAACCTATGAAGCGAGGGTGAAGTAATATGGTCAATAAACTCTGTGCTGTTTGTGCTAAATATAACGAATGCACATGGATGCAAATAAAAGCACTTAATAGTCCAATTGTTGATTTAGAAAGTATTATTGGATCAGGTTATTGGACGAGAACATGTTGTAAATATTTTGTTTATGATTCTACCAAAGAAGAACCAAGGGTAAATGATGAAGTTTAAGATATTAGAATTGAGACTTTTTGATATGAAAGGAAACGATATCACAGAAGTTGGAATTCGTTGTATGAAATGTGGGTGGTATCATAGTATAGCACAATATAAATGGGACGAAATAAAAAATGATACGCGATTTATCTTTTGTAAAGAATGTGGAGAAGAAACACCACACAGAATGGAGGTTCTTCATGTTTAATCTATTCAAGAAAAAGAAACCACAACAGGAGGCGGTTCCGCAGCAGATGGAATGCCCTAAGTGTGGCGGAATCATGACCTTGACAAGCGGGCTGACATATAAATTCCACTGCCGGGGGCAGGAACTCGAAGCCTCAAATGTTACCGCCATGAAATGTGCAAATTGCGGCGAGATGATGTTTAGCTGGGATGAAGCACAACGCATCCAAAAATTCGCTCATGAATCTGTGGGCTGGGAGGATAAAACAGAATGAGTTATCGGTGTTTTAAGGCAACGATTATCGCTTTGATAGCTGTAATATGTTTATGCTTAGGTATTGGGATTTGGGCATCTATTCCGCGAAAAAACAATGTAGGCGATAAATCTGTTTATAATGGAAGCTCTTTATACAGTATTTACAACACGAAACTTATTTACGATGAGAACACAAGAATTATGTATTATTGGCTGCATAGTGGATATATGTCTCCGTACTATAATGAACATGGACAATTATGTCGTTATATTGATGGCAAAATCACACCAATTGAGTAAGTAGGTGTTACAATGAATATAGCTGAGCAGATCCTTTATTGGAAATCAAACCCTTATTCTTTTATTGATGCATATTTCGGTTCTTTACTATATTGGTACCAGAAAATTTATCTATGGATATTTTGTAATAGGAGGTTAAATGGCTTATACGACATTTTATTGCAACGAAAATATGCTTCTTGACAATTGGAAATACTATCACGAGTCAAACCTGATGCTGCGAAATCTATTGAAGAGGACAAACCTCTCCCCTATTGAGTGTGCGACCATCTATTATGAACGTATGCGAAACCCCGAATCTGTCAGTTATGATCGTAGCCATCTGATTCAAGCATTCGGCAGAGGGCACAAAAATAATGCGCCAATACTTGACGTACATCAAGTTGTTTTATATCAGAAAGATTTAGATTATATCACCGACGCTCGCCGCCGCTATCATATCAACTGGGCACAGCTTAGAGTCTTGCTCGGAATTATCTTCTTCTGCCGACTATATGGCAGCGACACAGTGGCATTAGACACTGATTTTAAGATGAAGCGGTTTGGAAAATGTTTTGACGAACAGACGGAAATCATGTATCACGGTGGCCCCAACTGGGACGATGGATACAATACGGTACGCGGCATGTACGAACTGTCTGACGTGCATCATCTACTCTATCGAACCGGAACAGACGATATTGGCTGCTTATATACATATCCGAATTTTGCACTTGATAAAGATGACGTAATTGCGTACACCTTCAATGTGACGCTTGAAAATAATCGACTGAATCTCAGTAAAGTGGCACGGGAATTGTTTGATCCCAAAGAATGCTATTGTACTGTTTGTGGTGAAAAGTATATCGCAAAGAGACCGAATGCCAGTCTATATTGCAAAGAGTGCGGAGCAAAAAAAGAAAAGCTACGCATTGCGAAAAAGAACGCAAACAGAACAAAAGACCGAAATTGACTTTATTTTCTTAATATATGAAAGAGGGTTTCCCCCTCAAATTTAAATTAAAAAAGGAGAATATCATTTATGGTAGAAATTAATAAGCGCGAGGCAGAATATCTTCGTAAGGTGATTCCAAATGTTCATATTACGCGCACTGTTCATCACTGGTACGCTGAAGAAATCAAATCTGTTCTTACTCAGTTGCCAGGCAATGTTGAGGCCGAAGAAGCGTTACAAGAACTAAACCGCACAAGTCAGACCAATTCAAATTTTGATATTTGAGGTGCCGAATGGACGAAATTAAAAAGAATGAATTTAAAAAGGCGGACGATGAATCTTTTGACGAGTATATGATTCGTATTGGCAATGCGTGCTCCGAGCGGAAGTTGACGTGGGATCAAGCTGCCGTTGTTTTGAATGAAGCTACAAACTCCAATTTTGGGGAGTGCGCCTATCGAAAGAAATATAAGTCATGGAAGGCCGGTTACGATTATGCACTTGAACATATGTGTAGAGACACTGTGGCAGACGAGCTGCAGCGATTGAAGATAGAACAGGTCAAGATGCGAGACGAGCGGGCGGCAACAAACAAGGTTTATCGTGATATTGCGCGTGCTGAATCTATCAAGGAACTGATTACAAGTGCTGTTGTACCCTACGACAAGAACGACTTCTTGAATGTTGTTCAGTATGAAGGCAGCGGACATGATGTGATTGTGTGCTTGTCAGATTTACATACTGGTGCCGGTATTGATTCTGCATGGAACAAGTTTGACAAAGAAATCTTAAAGGCGCGGCTAGAAAGCTATGTCGCTCAGGTGTTTAATATCGTCGAGCGGCACGCCGCTGAAAAGATCCATGTGCTACTGCTTGGTGACCTTATTAATGGTCATATTCATATCAATACTCGTATTCAGAATAACGAGAACAGTATTGAACAGCTTATGACGGCCGCAGAGTTGGTAAGCAACTTTGTAGCAGAATTGTACGAAGTATGCCAACATATTGATGTGTATTCGGTCAGTGGTAATCATTCACGGGTTTTTCCCAACAAGGACGAACAAGTTGCCGGAGACGAACTCGAAGAGCTGATTCCATTCTATATGAAGGCGCGGCTACAGAATCTGGCTGGCATTGAAGTAAAAACAGAGAAGCTCGATCCTACGTTTGGTGGATTTAAGGCTCGTAATAGTCTAGTGATGTATGCACATGGAGATAAAGATTCTCCTGCTAACGTCGTCGAACACTTGACCATGATGGTGAAACAGCCGATTGATCTGGTCTTCATCGGACATCGTCACACAAACGGAATGACAACTGTGCACGGGACAAAGGTTATTGAAAGCGGCTGCGTATGCGGCACCGATAGTTATGCTGTTGGTATTCGCAAGAATGATGTCCCACAGCAAGCCGTAGCTGTTATTGCTGATGATGGTTTGACCTGTCTGTATGATGTGAAGCTTGAAAAACCAGCAAAAATAGTAATTTAACATTGTAATTCATAGAGATTTTTAGACGCTCTGGGCTTGACCGCTCAGGGCGTTTTTATATGTCGCAGGTGACAGCGCCGGTGTGCTGACTTGGCTCATAACCAAAGACAGAGTGGATCGTCCCCACTACCTGCACCCATAAAATTAAATTGTAAAGGAGGTTCCAGAATTCAAAGATGGAAGAAAAATTTCATAAAGATTTAGGAGGCGATTACTTCTACTGCTATTCCCGCCGTTGTGCATTCTTTATTCGTGCAATGGGAATTTTCTATGAAGAGATTGGTGAGCATCCAACTACGGGGTCTGTATATACAAAGTTCCACAAAACAAAAAAGCTCAATGAAATCTTAAAGCTGTGGGATGATATCAAGTATCGCTTCGACAATATGTCAGATGACGGAACGGTGGTGAAGGACTATGGCCAGAACTGCCGTTGAAAAGAAATCGCCACGCATTAAGGTCCCTGCCTCATGGAGTGGTGGTAAATGTATGTGCTGCGGAAAGATCTATGATGTGCGCAAGGGAAATTTCTCAAAGACGCAGAGTCAGTGGTTTATGGGTAACGATGGATATTTGCCGTGGTGCAACGAATGCCGTGAGCGCATGTTTGAGTTTTACTCCAAGAAATACAACAACGAGGATGAAGCGATCGATCGTTTAGCTATGATGTTTGATACTTATGTAGACGATAAAATACTTGAGGCTTCTGATCATGCTCAAACATATACTCCAAAAATCAACACCTATATGGGACGACTCAACATGAAACAGCATGCAGGAAAATCTTATGACGATGTAATCGATCGGAAGAAAAAAGAAGCACTTGCTGCTGGTCGTGTTGCAAATACAAAAGTGACACAAAAAATGAGAAATTTCTGGGGTGCTGGTCTGGATGAGCAGGATTATTTATTTCTTGAGGATCACTATCAAAATTGGATCACACGTCAAGAATGTAAAACTGTGCCACAAGAGACTTTGTTTAAGCGCATTGCAAAGGGAGAACTTATCTGTGAAAAAGCAGATGCGACTGGCGATACAAAAAAAATCAAGGAAGCAAATGACAACTTGCAGAATCTAATGACTTCCGCCAATGTGAAGCCGAATCAAACAAACGACAATACTCTTGCCGAAACAAACACATTTGGAACACTGATTCAAAAATGGGAAGAAGAAGAACCAATCCCAGAACCAGCACCCGAATGGCAAGATGTAGACGGTATCGGCAAGTATTTTAGGGTGTGGGTATTAGGTACTCTATTGAAGATGTTTAATCTGCCTAATCCTTATCAAGAAGAGTTTGATAAAGAAATGGAAAGATACACAGCTTATAAACCATCGACTACTGAAGATGACTCGGCTGACGGCAGTTTACGAGAGACGATTTTCGGTCCTGGCGAAGGCGGTGGTTCGTCTTGAGTAAGGGGAAATTGACAGATAAAGAAGTCGCCAATTCGAAATCAGAAAAGATAATGAATACTGTTGCCGTTCGGTGTTCGTTCTATAGGGCCAATCCGCAGCGATTCGCAAAAGACTGTTTGAATTTAAACTTAAAACCATTTCAGCAGTTGCTTTTATTTTTGATGGTCCGATGCACAGGTTTTACATTCATCGCTGCCCGTGGCATTGGAAAGTCTTTTTTAACTGCTGTATTTTGTGTGATTACCTGTATTCTTTGGCCCGAAAGCAAAGTATGTATCGCGTGTAAAGTTCGAACGCAGTCTATAAATATCCTTGATGAGAAAATCATGAAGGAAATATATCCAAACAGTCCATTGCTGCGATCAGAAATAAAAAAATGGGAAATCAATAATCAGAAGGCAGAAATCTTGTTTAAGAATGGTAGCTATATCAAAGTTGTCACTGCAAATGATAGTTCGCGCGGTTCTCGTGCCACTGTTCTTGTCTGTGATGAGTATCGCTTACTTTCTAAAGATGTTATCGATCTGATTCTGAAAAAGTTCCTAAATATTGTTCGTCATCCTGGCTATCTTAATAAACCGGAATATGAGCACATGGCTGAACGAAACAAAGAATTTTATCTTAGTTCTGCATGGTTCCAAAACCACTGGAGTTATGAGAAGTGCAAGGATTATTTTGTCAACATGATTGATCAAAATAAAAAATATTATTGTGTTTCTTTCCCTTATCAGATGTCAATCAAAAGTGGGCTACTTCTCAAAGAGGCTATCGAAGACGAGATGTCTGAATCCAGTTTTTCCGATTTGACGTTCGCTATGGAAAACGAATGTAAGTGGCTGGGCGCTACCGAGGGTGGATTATTCCAATTCGATGACATCAACAAAACTCGTGTCATTGAAAAGGCATTTTATGCTCCAAATATCGTACTCTCCTCCGCTGCGGCAGAGATTCCGAAAAAGAAAAATGGAGAAGTTCGCATTCTGACTGCCGATATTGCACTGATGAGTTCCAAGAAAAATGATAATGACGCGACCAGTATCTTCCTTAATTGTATGATACCAAATAAATCAGGTCGTTATACCAGTAATTTCGTTTACTCTGAGAATGTTGAAGGTATGAGCGTGCAAGATCAAGCATTAAAATTGCGTCGCTATTTTGATTATTTCAATTGCGATTACCTTGGGATTGATGCTCGTTCCGTTGGTATCCCGTTGATTGATCTACTCATGCGCGATATTTATGACCCTGAAACTGGCGAAACTTATCCAGCAATCAGCTGCTGCAACAATTCAGAAATCGCTGATCGTTGTTCTGATAAGGCCGCAAGGAAGGTCATTTGGGCCATTATGGGTAGTTCTCAGTTTAACAGCGATGTAGCCATTGGCTTGCGTAGTGGTTTCCAACAGGGGCGAATCCACCTTTTACAAAGTGAGTATAGCTGTGAAGATCAGCTGCGCAAGTTGTATAAAGGATACGATAAAATGTCGCCCAGCGAACGAGCTGCTCTACAAATGCCGTATATCAACACCGGGCTTGCAGTCAATGAGCTTGTAAATTTGGGCTACGAAACAGTAAACAACGTAATCAGGGTCAAGGAGAAATCCGGATGTCGCAAAGACCGTTACTCTTCCCTGTCCTACAATTATTATATCGCACAACAAGTTGAACGCAGCATGGAGAAACGGCACAATAAACCGAAGCTGCTCGATTTTAACTTCCGTGCGCCAGTATTGAAGAAGGGAGGGCTGTAATGGCTGAAAATATAATGAATAAAAAGGTCATGGTCACGAATTCAAAAAGTGGAAAGACCTCCTATGTTACATATTCTGATTTAGTAAGTGGTGTTTATGCCAACCTATCAAAGATTGGCATTCGCAACCTTGAATCAACATCAGATACCAATCCGACGTATACAAAATATTCGAAGGATCAAATTGTAAAGTATCTTGGTAATCCAGCTAATTACGAAAAGCAATTGCGGAATATGAGCAAATATCTGTTCAATATTTCAAACTACTATCGTCGGCTGATTCAATATTTTGCGAATATGTCTACATTCTCTTATGAGCTTGTTCCCTACGGCCTTGATCGATCTAAAAGCATCAATCTGAATAAGTTTAAGAAAGCATACTACGCAAGCTCTACAGCTGTTGAACTGATGAACATTCCACACGAAGCAACTAAAATTCTAACGATTGCATTTCGTGACGACGTTTATTATGGATACGCATGGGAGACGAATGATAGTTTTGCTTTCCAAAACTTAGATGCAGACTATTGTAAAATCAGCAGCATTGAAGATGGCGTATACAATTTTGCATTTAACTTTTCATATTTTGATGCAAACCCAGACAAGCTACTGAATTATCCGCCCGAGTTCCAGACCATGTATAACACCTATAAAACCAATACTCAATTATATAAATGGCAAGAATTGGACAGTTCTAAGTCAATTTGTATTAAGGTAAATGAACAAGACTATATCCCCATTCCGCCGTTTGTGAGTCTATTTAGTGCTCTGGCGGATATTGAAGATTACCGTGCCATCAGCAAGAACGCCAGCGAAGCCAATAACTACAAGGCTATTGCGATGGAAATTCCTATCAACGACAAAGATGGTTCGTTCTTGATTGACTATGAAACTGCCAAAGAGTTCTACGACATGATGAGCAATGTGTTGCCGCCGAATATTGGTGCGATTTTGACACCCATGAAATTAACTGACTGGAATTTTGACAAAAGTGGTGTAAATAGTGATACGAATGAGGTTGCAAAGGCCGAAGCAACACTATTTGCACAGGCTGGTGTAAACAAAATCTTGTTTGGCGGCGGTGACGACCCGGCTGCTTCAACGCTGAATCTGTGTACTGTAAATGATCAAATGATTGTATTTGCGGTGATTCGTCAGTTGGAACGCTGGATCAATCGTAAACTCAAGAGCGTATCAAGTTCTTATAAATTCCGTATCAATTTCCTACCGGTTACACATTACAACCGTGCTGAAATGCATGAGCGATATCTAAAGGACGCCCAATATGGTATTCCAACACGTAGCGCTATTCTTGCAACTGCCGGGTTTGCTGGCACGGATTATGAAAATATGGCTTATCTTGAGAATGATGTGCTCGGCTTGAATACTGTTGAAGTTCCGCTTACAAGTTCTAATACACAGTCTGGCGCTGTAAACGAGGGCGGACGCCCATCTAATGCAAGTAAGGGCAAACAATTAAGTGACGCTGGCGAAGTAACAGCAGATAGACAGGAGGAGTAACATGGCACAATATCTATGTGAAATAGTCGTGCATGGTTCTCACGCCGCCGGGATGTCGAAGTTTTTGATAGAACACGGCGCTCTCCTGCTACGAAAAGATCCACCAAACAACTATGTATTTATCAATGATAATGTATTTGAAAATGCTCTGGCTGAGTTGCAGATTGCAATTCGTCAGGGCTTTTATTTTACGGACGAGGAGGTGAAAGCAGAATGAATCAACGATATCCAATCTCTTTTTTAAAGAAGAATGAATATGAAACTTCTGATTTTCGCTTCATTGATGTCTGTATTGATGTGATGCACACAGGAGCAAATCTTAATAAAACCAGCTTCACGAAAGATGTTATCAACAAAGCTGTCCCGACTATCGCCAATATGCCGATTCTTGGTTATGTAGTGAATGAATTGGACGATAAAGATAAAGACTTTAAAGGTCATGAGCACGAGCTACGAATCACCGATACCGATGTCAAATATCTGTATGCGGGGCAGGCTTATGGTGTAATTCCTGAATCTTGCAATCCACGTTGGATCATTAAAGACGACGGAACCGGCACAGAACGTGAATATTTGCGTGTTGATGGTTTGATCTGGACAAAATTTGGCGACCCAGTAGATATCTTCACTCGCGATGTGACAAAAAACCACAGCGTTGAGCTGACCGATATGATTTATGAGGCGAAACGCGATGATGGAATTACTCCCGTTTCGTCTTTTAAGTTTGATGGTTGCTGCATTCTGTCGACCACCGATCCGAAAATTCAACCCGCAATGACTGGGAGCTGTGTAACCGCCAATTTTTCTGTTGACGATATCACATCTCAAATTCGAGAGCGTCTCTATGAGTATCAGTCTCTCCGGCAGAATTATTCTGCAAAAAATGAAAATCCATCCGATGAGGAGAAAGGAGATATACCGCCAATGAATGAAAATGAAAAAAACCCTGCTGTGACTGAAAATGCTGTGGCAGAAGGTGCTGTGGAAAATCCTGAAGTCGAGACCACCACAGCAGAGAATGCTGCGACTGAGACTGAATCTGAGGCTGTTTCTACAGAAAATGCTGCATCTGAAGAGAGTGCAGAAAATGTAACAACTGAGACTCCTGCCGAGAATGCTGCTCCAGTAGAAGAGGGTGAACCTGCTGCGTCTAGCGAATTTACTTTGACTGCTAATCAGCTTCGTGATGAAGTTTATAATGCGCTGCTTGAGATTCAGGTTCCTTCTCGTTGGGACCCTGAATGTATGATCCCTAAGTATTGGCTCACTGATATTCAGGGCAACGAAGTTATTGTAACCGATTCTGGCACATATCAACTGATGGGTATTCCCTACTCTATGAATGGCGATAATGTTGTTCTGGAGTATGAGAATATTAAACGTAAGAAGGTCATTTACGAGGACTGGGATAATGGCGACGTAATGCCTGGCCTAATCGCTATGTTCTCTACTTTGACTGATAAACTTGTTGAACTGTCTGACAGCTTTACTAAAGCAACCAATGAAGTTAGTGAAATCAAACCCAAGTTGGAAGCATATCAACAGGCCGAAGCTGAGGCAGTCGCCGCAGCAGAAAAGGCTAAGCGTGACGAGCTGTTCTCTATTATAGATGAAAAGCTGGGCGCAAATGCGGAATATACCGCACTGAAGGAGAACACCGAGATTACTTATGCCGAGCTGGAAACTAAGTGCTATGCGCTGGTTGGTCGTCAGTCCGCTGAGTTCTCTTATGTTCCCACTACTAACAACAAAGGAACTGTCCGCTTTGGCGTGGGTGGCACCCAGAACGGTTCAGACGCCGCGTATGGTGGCCTAATGGAACACTATCTCGGCAAGTAAATAATTCAAAATTTTAGGAGGTACATAATTATGGCAAATACTAAGCATGCTGTTGTGCGCATTGACAAGCTGGGTGGCACCCTGGATGGTGCTCAGCTGGAGAGTGCTATTTTCTACAAGGAGTCCGATGCTGCTGAGATCGATAATGGTCAGCTGGTTGTTCTGGGCGAGAAGCTGGGTCGTGAGGTCTACAAGGCCACCGCTCCTACCGCAACTTCAACCGTTGCTGACCTGTATCTGACCGCTGGCGTTGAGCTGTTCTATGATCAGACCGTGGCACACTATCTGCCCGAGTGGGTCAACGAGGCCGGCAAGCCTGTGCGCGTTTACGCTCTGAATGTTTCCAAGGGTGGCTTCTCTGCTACTGCCGAGGCGTTTAACGGCACTCCTGCAAAGGGTAAGTATGTCGGTTTTGCTGCTGATGACACCAAGATCCAGATTCAGGAGGCTGCTGATGACAAGACCTTTGGCTGCATTGACTTCGTTGAGACTGTTGGTTTTGGCGATGGCCGCTATACCTACTACATGATCACCCTGAAGTGATCCCAAAGTTCAAGAAATTAACATAGCGCCGTCCGTGTAATAGCGGGCGGCCATTTTTATTATAGGAGGTTTATACCATGGCTATTGATTCTAATCTGATCAAGCTGGCTGTTGATGGCTACAAGGGTCACGTCGCCGGTGATTACTCTGTTAATGATACTCAGGAGGCTCTGCGCAAGGCTCTGATTGAGGCAAACGGCGGCTCTACTAAGCTGGATATTAAGGCTGTTCGTGACGGCAAGTGTGCTCAGGTCTTCGCAATTGTTGAGGAACTGGTGAATGTTATCCACGAGGAAGGTCTGAAGGGTGACGAGTTCTTCATGAACATGGTCGAGGATCGCAATATGTCTCTGGGCGACACCAATAAGTTCCATATCGAGAAGGAGTGCCTGTTTGCTGTTGCTGATATCGCTGAAGGTACTCAGGGCATTCGTCGTCAGCGCATCGAGGGTGGTCAGGACATCACTGTCAACACCCAGCTGCGTGCCGTGAAGATCTATGAGGAGCTGAACCGCGTGCTGGCTGGCCGTATCGATTTCAACAAGTTTGTTGATCTGGTCGGCAAGTCCTTCACCAAGCAGGAGCTGGATGCTACATATGCTGCTTTCACCGGCATGTTCTCCAAGCTGCAGGCTCCCTATACTGTGACTGGTACTTATGATGAAGAGAAGCTGCTGGATCTGATCGAGCACGTTGAGACTTCTACTGGCGAGTCTGCTGTTATCATCGGTACTAAGAAGGCTCTGCGCAAGATCAAAACCGCTACTATGTCTGATTCCGCCAAGGAAGATGTTTACGCAATGGGCTATATTGGTCATCTGGCCGGCACTCCTTTGGTGGCTGTAAAGCAGCGTCACAAGGACGGCACCGACGACTTCTTGCTGAGCGACGATGTCATCTACGTGTTTGCTGGCGATACCAAGCCCATTAAGCGCGTTACTGAGGGCGATGTCACCATGCTAATGGGCAACCCCATGGACAACGCTGATATGACTCAGGAATTCCTGATGATGAAGCGCACCGGCATTGCCGTTATCTTTGATCGTGACTTTGGCATGTACAAGATGTCCTGATCATCAAATTAAAATGTTACATAGACGGTAGGGGTTTCCCTGCCGTTTCTTATTATATAGGAGGAAATAATGGCAAGACGTGCAACTACAAAAGCTGCGGCTACCAAGGCAACTACTGCAAAGACCACTGTTGAGCAGCCCGTTGTTTCTACCGCAGAGATTACGAATGAAACTATGGTCGAGTGCCGAAGCGGTGTCTCTGGCAACCTGATCTATAAGTCCTCACTGAATCCCGGCTATGTAGTCGAGTGGAGCGGTCTGGGTGAGATTCAGGAGATGGAGTATCGCGAGCTAGTTTCTATGCGTGGCAATCAGCGCCGTTTCTTTGAGGAAAATTGGATTCTGATTGATGACCCCGCAGTTATCAAGAAGCTGGGTGTTGGTCGTTACTATCAGAACAGCCTGTCTACTGATGACTTCGAGGATGTATTTAATATGTCCGCCGACGAAATCAAGGAGATCGTGCCCACTTTGCCGGGCGGCACTAAGGACGCTATCGCATCTGAGGCTAAGAAGAAGATTGATTCTGGTGAGCTGGACAGTCGCAGTGCTATCAAAGCGCTGGAGGACTCCCTGGATGTTGAGTTGGAAGATACCATCTAAATAAAGGAGGCGGGCTATGGCAACCACTTTTGAAAGTATCTATGCCCGCTGTCGTGGGCGAATCAAAGATTATGACAAAGAAGGCTACACAGACGAAATGTTTGCAGCTGTCGAAAAGGACCTGCTTCAGGCAGCAATTGACGACTTTGTAGATATCTGCGCTAAAGATCTGACTGATTATGACGAAGAGCTTGAGGAATTTAACATCACTTTGTCTCGTAAAGAACAAAGTATACTCGCACTGAGCATGATCGTTCACTGGTTAGAGCCTTACGTCTTTAATTCTGACGCACTAAAAAATGCCATGAGTACAAAAGATTTTTCTATGTTCTCCCCCGCTAAGCTATTGGAGCAGATGAAAGACTTGTTACAGTATTCAGAACGAAAATTGAAAGCCGAAATGAATGGCTACTCGTTCAGAGTAAACAAGGTTTCTGAGCTGACTGAGTAAGGCGGTGGCTTATGACTCGATCAGAATATAGAAAAATGCTTAAACTTAATGGACCGACTCAGCGTGACAGAATAATTAACAAGTCAATTCACGACCAAAATAAGTTGGCTCCTGTACAACCATCTTTTAAGGATGTTACGATTGATGACGTGCCACGCAAATTAAATATCATTTCTTCAACTGTTATGGATCAAAAAATCATTCATACTCTGCCGGGCGAAGACTTTTCTATTGGAAGCATCGTCTATTGGAGCAAGAGCCACTGGTTGATTACAGAAAGAGATCCAGAAGACGAAATTACAGTACGCGGACGTATTCAGATTTGTCGAAAGGAAATCAAATGGCAAGACGATAATTCTCACAAGATCCATTCTTTGTGGGCTACAGTTGAAAAGCCGTATTATTCCAATCTGGAAGAGAATAAGCAGATGAGTTATTCTACTCGCGAATTCCGTATCCAGATGCCTTTTGATGAATACTCTGCCAATCTTAATATTGGTAAGCGGCTAATGCTAGAAATTATTAACGGTGTGCCTAAAACATATCGTATTACTTCGGTCGATCAAATGACAAGCCGCATTGACTACAATAATGAACAGGTCGGATTTCTCTCTTTTAATGTCGAACAGGATCTATATAATCCAGAGACTGACAATGCTGAGAAGATGATATGTGACTATGTTCCTATTGAAGATACAGAAGAAATTCCGCCAGAGGTCGTCTATCCACCGCAGGAGGCTGAACCAGAATATGTTCTCAGTATTGATTTTACTGGAGCTCCGACAGTTCAAGCCGGCGGTTTCGGTAAGCTGTTTACAGCAAAAATCGATAGTGAAACGTGTGAAACGGCAAATTGGACTTTACAGGGCGATCATGTTCCTGACGAGATTCATTTTAAGAACGCAGAGGATTCTGTATCTAGCGCAAAATGTAAAGTAGTTTGCGCTGATAATCCCAAGCTGATTGGAACCATTGTATCTTTGACAGTTCAGTCAGGCAAATTAACCGCCGATATTGATTTGGAGGTGATCTGATATGAATTTGGAAGAGATTGGTTCTTTCAAAAATAAAGTCGTATCAAAGCTGATAAACGATGATAATATTCTCGATGTTCTTCTGGGCGACGTTGACAATATTGAAGATCCTGAAACTGCCCTGCTTGGTAAGGATGGGTCAGGAAAGGGTGGCTGTGTTTTTAAATACGAGTTTGTTCCAGATACTCAAGAAAATTCTAAGACATTTTTATGTGTTGAGGTAGTGCCGGAAGAAACTAATGGCGACACGATTACAGACATGACGATCTATGTGTTCGCATATTGCAGCAAAAATCTCATGCAGACCTATCGCCGCAAAGGACAAGCTGGTACTCGAATTGATATTCTCGTAAGCGACGTTGATAAGATTTTAAACGGCAACGCCGAATTTGGAATTGGCCCACTTGAATGGATGGGCAGCAGTATTTATAAACCAGCACAGCCCTATTATGGTCGTATGCTCGTTTATCGCGTTGGAACTTTTCGGAGGGCAAGGCGATGATTCGATTAAATTATATAGACCATATCAGCCCTTATGGGGTCATGCTGCGCGAAGTAGGTCGAATTCACTCCCCTATTCTTGGAGACATTTTGAAGCTCGGCTACAACCAGTATCAGCGAGTATTGACTTTATTTTTGTATACACCAGAAAAATATTTCACGGACGTCTCGACAGATGCCAAGATAGAAAATCCGTGGAATCAGTTTACAACTGAACAAAAAAACGAAATGACAATGTTTGATATCCTAACAGCCAACGACGAAGCCAGATCCGAATTGATTTCGGGTTTGGCTCTTTTTATCTTCGGTAATTTGGAGTGGGATGAAAAATATCACGCAATTTTGATTGATAAACAAGTCGATTCAAAAGGCAATGCGTCAATTGGCGGCTTTGTTAATAAATCAAATTACAAAATAGTTGTTCAAGTAATTTTGCAGTTGCTTGATATTGCGGATGATGACATGCCCGAAGAGAATCCTAAGTTTAAAACCGAGAAAGACCGGCTGTTTTGGGAGAGATTTCAGAAAAAGAAGAAAGAGTTCACAAAAACAAAAAAAGGCGATCCCAATTTGGAGCTTCCTAATATGATTTCGTTATTGTGTACGTTTCATCAGAGTCTGAATTATTCAAATATTTGTGCCCTCACCATTGGTCAAATACGAGACACGTTTTCTCAACTGATGAAGGCAAAACAATTAAATATCGCAGAGATGAACTATTCAGTTTGGGGCGGAAAATATGATCCGTCGCAGTGGATAGAACGCATCGATAAAAAAGATGAAAACATAGGAGGATAACAATTATGGCTAATAAGAATGCTAATTTTGCTAACCGCGAAGTTGCTGACCTGATGCTGATGGATTATTCCAGCAAGAAGATGTTCCTGAATGTCGATTGGGCTAACGTCACTTCTACTTCTTTTGAGGGTGATCGTGTGTTTGCTACTGGCGGCCAGGGTGCACCTAACCGCGTGCAGTTCGACGGCTCTCGTACTGGTACTCTGACCATCGAGGCTCAGGTTTATCCTGTCAAGGTCTTCCAGATGCTGTCTGGTAACGATCTGGGCACTGAGGCTAATTTCCTGAAGCGCGAGAAGGTCACCGCTGCTGATACTACCAAGCTGACTCTGACTGATGCTGCAGCAGGTACTTATGTTCAGGTTTTTAAGGCTGACGACGATCTGGGTACCGAGCTGACTGCCACCGTTGCTGATAAGGAAGTTACTGTTACTGTCGAGAGTGGTGTTGAGTACGTTGTGTACTACTACAAGAAGGCCGCTAAGCCTCAGGTTATCCACCTTGATTCCAAGCACTTCCCCAAGGCATATCGTGTCGAAGGCTCTGTTCCCTACAAGACCGAGAACGATGAGATTGTCGAGGCACATCCGATCTGGTACAAGGCCGCTCCCCAGGCCGCTTTCGAGCTGTCTTGGCAGAACACTGGTGACCCCGTCTCTCTGACCATGACATTCGACGTTATGGCCGATGCTGATGGCAACATTTATGACATGATCTATGAAAATGGCCAGGAGTAATTCCTAAGCAAATACATCAGAGGTAGAGTCTTTCGGGGCTCTACCCCTTTTATGAGCGCACGAGTAATACAACTATATACAAAATTCGCGCGTTGATATAAGGGAACTCACGGAACCTAAAACAAAAAGGAAGTGTGTATTATAAAAATCTTAGCTTTTGACCAAGCGCTTATAAAGACAGGCGTTTGTACATTAGACGACGGCACTGTATATCACTCGCTGATTAATTTAAGTAAAACCAAAGACCCAGTTGAGCGCCGTGCTATTATGCGCCAAATGATACAGAGTCGCATCAAAACCAACAACCCCGATCTTGTCGTGATTGAAGACGTAGCGCTGCAAGCATCAGCTAAGACAGTAATTCAGCTTGCACAGTTGCAGGGGGCGATTATTGGAGCGTGTGAACTATTCAATATCCCATATGAAATCATAAAGCCGACTGAATGGCGCAAAATGCTCAATTTCAAACAGGGACGACAAGTAAAACGCCCAGAACTAAAACAGCAGGCTATTGACTATGTAGCCGAACACTATGGTGAGAATGTCTCTTCTGATGAAGCGGACGCGATGTGTATTGCGACTGCCGCACTGATGAGACTTGAACGAAATAAAATTACACAGGAGGACTAATAATTATGAAAAATAATCTGAACCTAGAAGAGCGCATCCAGTTTGTTGATGGTGTTGTAGACCTGTCAAAGCGTAATGGCAAGTATGACCCCGCACTGTATGATTATGCTTTCCGTATTGCTACTGTTGTCTACTTTACGGACATTGACACAACCGGCATGGATCAGAATGCGCTGAGCGAGCTGGCATTTTCTGATGAGACCACAAAGATGATGAATGAGGTTCCGCGCAAGTATGTTCTTGGCACACTGAACAAGGCTTGCCGTGAAAAAATTGAGATCGATCGTCAGCAATATATGGCACTGTTCGAGGCAACTGCAAAGAATCAGCCATTTGAGGATCTAATGCGGCTGGCAGCCGAGGTACTAAATGGTATTGGTGAGCAGTTTAATATGAAGGAAATGATCAAAACTATTTCTGAAGAGAATATGAAGAAGCCTGTGACTGATAACAGTTATAGTATTAAAACTCCAGAAGGCTTACTTGATGGAGATACCGTCATATCGCTCACCGAAAACAAGGAGTAAGATTATGGCAAAGTTTACAGCTACCACGGTGGATGCTCTTCAGACTGAAATCATGAGACGTGCAAATCTGGCACTAAAAAACGAAATTGCAAGCACTGTAAAAGAGCGGCTTAAAACTCATGTGCAGAAAGATGTGTATTCAACCTACTCCCCCGTCGAATATGAACGACGCGAGGAATCTGGTGGCTTAGTAGACGATAAAAATCTAAAACACAAGGTTCGAGATCGCACGCTATATGTGTATGAAGAAGCACCTATTGATGGTCCGCGCTTAAACGCTCAAAATTTCAAAAACAAACCAGACAGTTTAGCACGCATAATCGAAGAGGGCGCTTACAATCCGTGGAATTATAGAAAATACAAGTGGACAAAACCACGTCCATTCATGGAGAATACACAAGACGATATCGATTATCGATACGCTGATATTGTAAAGCTACTAAAAAATCGAATCGAGCACGACAAATAATTAAAAAGATGAGCAGACTTATTAAAGCCTGCTTTTTTTAGATTCGGCTCCAAAGGAGGAATATAATATGGCGCGTGAACCAGAACTGAGTATTAAAGTTAAGGTAGATCCACAAATCAAACCTTCGGAATTAAAGACTGACATTGAGCGAAAAGTAAAACAAAGCGGTGAAAAACCGCAGATTGATATTGATCCTAATGTTGATGGTATAAAAAAGAAGGTCGAAGATAAATTAAAAAACATCAAGGCAACCGCAAATATAACACCTGTTGTCGATACTGAAAAGCTAAAAACTGATATTCAACAGCAGATTAACGGCATTGGCGATATTCCGAAAGTTACTGTTGGTGTTAACGTTGATGATTTTTCGAGTGAGTTAACTAAACAGTTAAAAGATCAGCTAAAAGAAGTCAATCAACAATTAAGTTATTATCTAAAAAATCTAACAAGTAATACAGATCGACTGGGATCTTTTGCAAATGATATATTTTCTACGAAAGATCTTAAAGCATCCACAAAACAGGTTGCGAATGAGGTAAGCGATGAATTTGTTGGTGGTTTATCTGGGACTTTTAATATCAACGATTTATTGAATTATAAAATTTCAGATACAACAAAGAAAAAAAATTTATCTCAAGTTGAAAATCTTGTAAATGAAATAAAAGATATTTGGGCTGGATTATATGCAGACAATTGGCTAGATGACGATAAAATTAATATAAATGCATTTAATGATCAATTTACTCAGCTTGGAAGTAAGGCAAAAGAATTAAAATCAATTTTAGATTCCGTATATTCTGCATTTGATTCAGACAAATTTAAAGATAAATTAGATATCTTTAATACACAAGGTTTTGATTTAAACAAAAATCTAAAAGAATTCATGTCCATCGATGATTTTTTAGATGAGATTATTGATAAATCAAAAGTCGCATTTAAAACAACTGACCAAGCTATGGATTTTTCCAAGTTAATAAACGGGTTAACTGGTGATAATAAAATATCGTTCAATTCTGTCCTTGACAATGTATCAGGTGAGCTTGGGAATGTCCATGCTAAAATATCAGAAATCAACTCTAGTGCAAAGGCTGTTAAGGCAGAAATAAAAGACGTCCAAAAAGAAGCGAACGCTGCACAAAAAACTGACACTTCCGGACATTTAGACGCTTCAACTATTGAAACGTATGGACAAAAACTTGATGAGGTATTGAGTAATATTGCAGATAAACAGAATGCGATCAATGATGCGCGTAAAACTGCTGTGGATTTAGAAAGAAACATTCTCGCCGCAACAGTATTAACACGCGAAGGACTTTCGAATGAACTCACGCAATATGAAGCTCTTTTCAAAAAATTTGATACTGATAAAATTGCAAAATTTGCAGAAACGACAAACCTTGCAGAGTTTATCAAGAATCAAGAAATTAAAATGCAAGCGGCTCAAGGAAGCGGCGAAAAGAATCAGATTGAAGATGGGATCTATAATGTAAAAGACGTCAAATTTGATATTGACCCATCTGTTCTTCAGCTTAAAGTTGATGCGGCGTTTAAGGATATTTCTGCTCCTATTGATCTCCATCTAAAAAAAGATGCGGCAAAACATGTCAAAGATGAATTGAGTAGATCGTTAAACGAATCTGATAAACCTGACATCCCTAAGAATGATAATCAAAGTAATGCCAATGATGTTGTGCCGATCCCAGGTAAGGTCACTATCACAGATGCAGATGTTATCGTCGATGTCAAAAATCCAGTAGCAATCCCCGGCACTATCACAGTCGACCCAACTTCTGTTCAAGTAGGAAACTCTGATGATCTTCAGAAAAATGCCAATGCTCTATCGTCCGTAAAACAAAGTCTAAATAAAATTTTTACAAGTGCTGAAGGTTATGGCACAAAAATAGCAGCGATTGGCCCATCTGTTCAGTATGTTACACAGGAAGTTGATAATCTCAGCAAATCTCTTGAGAATCAGATTACAGACTTAGATCTTATCGCCAAAAAGACAGATGCCTATGGGACAACAGCTAATTCCGTCACTTTGAACACAAAAGACGTGGTGGTCACTGGTGACCCAGTTAATGTTCCCGTCAAAGCTACTCTGAAAAAAGCCGCAATCACGGTTCCAAAAGAAGCAGTCGACATTAGAATAAAGGGTGTCCTAGCTACTGAAGATGTCAAACAGACTAAAGCTGCTGCACCACAAAAGCCAACAGAAGTCCCCGGTCATGTGACACTGTCTGCCGATGACGTAGCCGCCCCGACTGCACCGGTTAATATCCCCGGTAAGGTAACTCTTAAAGTAGAAGACGTGACACCTCCGAAGGGTTCTGTAAAAATCCCTGGCAAGGTTAAACTTAAGGTTTCTGATATCACTCCCCCGAAGACGGCGATCGAATTGGAAGGTAAAGTGTCTAACGTTGCAGTTGACGATTCCGCTAAAGGTAAAAAGAAGAACGCCAAGGATGATGTTAAAAAAACCGAAGTTATTGATTTAAAGGGTAAAGTAGAACTCAAGGACGAGGACATCGAGAGACCCAATCCCCTAAAACTCAATGGAGCAGTAAAAATCAAAGCGGCCGATGTTAAAATTGACGATGTTGAGATTTCGAAAAAAGAATTCGATATCAAAGGCAACCTGATTCTGAAGAATGCGGAGATTGACAATGCGGCTAAAGAAGCGGTTAGTGAAGCCACAAAAGTTAAAAAGAAAAACAAGCCTGCAAAACGAGAAAATACGAAGGCAGCAAATTTAAACTCTGTTGGAAACGCCATATCTCAAAATAGGGCTACAATGAAGGACGTCCAGAAGAATTATGGTACTGACTATTCTTTTTATAGTAAACAGCAAGAAAAAGATTCAAAACTCAAAGCCTTACTTGATACAGTAAATAAATCTTCAGATACAGTATCTGCTGCTAAAGAATGGGCAAAGAATAACCTTGATATATCCCCAGATAGCATTAATTCTGTAAAGGATGCAATAAATCAATTAAACATCGCATATAGAGAGGCAACACAAGAGGCGAAAGATTTTAACAAAGAAGCTTCTCGCGAAAGATCTATAAATAAGGCATCAATGGAAGTCGCTAATCTGAAGGCAACTATTCATGATTATATTGCAGAACATAAAAAGCTTGAAGGAACAGACGTTGGAAGGTCTCTCTACGAGTTGCTTGAAGGATTGAATCAAAGTGATGCACCAGAGAAAATTGGTGAATTGAAAAAGAAATATGCAGAGCTTCGCGTTGAATCTAAAAAGCTGGGTCTCGAATCAAAGAATCTGCTTGATGTGTTCGAAAAACTGTTTGGTCAGCATTTGAGCACTATGATCACTATGGCAGCTCTGCATAAAATGCAAAACGCACTGCGGATCGTGTATCAGAACGTGGTCGAGATTGATACGGCAGTAACTGAGTTAAGAAAAGTCAGTGAGTATACAGGAAAGTCCCTTGAAGAGTATATGGGACGTGCCGCAGAACAGGCTCAAAAGTTAGGCGTATCTATAAGTGACTATGTTAATTCAACTGCAGATTGGAAGCGACTTGGTTATTCTGATGAAGACGCCGAGAATTTAGCAACCTACTCTACCTTACTTCGTAACGTTGGCGATAATATCGATGACGTTAACACCTCGTCTTCGTATTTGATTTCTACTCTGCAAGGCTTTGGGTTGTTAGCCGATCAAGCAGAAGATGTCGTTAATAAAATTGATGCTGTCGCAAATACGCAACCTGTTACTGCAAAAGACCTTGGCGAAATCTTGACTCGCAGTTCTGCTGCTATGTCGTCCGCTAATAATACGCTGGAAGAAACTATCGCGCTTGGTACTGCCGCAAACGCAGTTATCCAAGATGCAGATACGGTTGGTACAACTTTAAAAAGTTTATCAATGTATCTTCGTGCTGCTAAAAGTGACGCAGAGAATGCAGGCATTGAAGTTGACGGTATGGCCAATTCTGTGTCTGAGCTCCGCAGTGAACTGAAATCTCTGACTGGCGTTGACATCATGCTGGATAGTAAAAATTTCAAGAGTACATATCAAGTCATGAAAGAGCTATCTCAAGTATGGAGTGGCCTGTCTGATATAACACAGGCAAATGTCACTGAAATGATTGGCGGGAAGAGAAATGCTAACGCAGTTAGTGCTATTCTAAACAATTTTGACGTTGCTGAATCTGCTATGGAATCCGCTGCTAACAGTGCCAACGTGGCATGGGAAGAGAATGAAAAGTATCTCGACAGCATCCAAGGCCGCCTTGCACAGCTCGACGCAAGCTTCCAAGTTCTTTCTCAAGACGTCCTCTCTTCTGGCCTCTTGAAGACTGGCGTATCTTTCCTCACATCAATTGTTAAACTTCTTGATAAAATCATTAATCTCACTGGTGCCCTTCCTGCTGGATTGGGTATCGCAGCATTTGCAGGACAGCTGGGTGAACCCAAAATGACGGGTTTCATGATTGTGCCCAGCAATACTCCGGGTGGTGACACGGAACAAGCACGCTGTAGCTTTTATTGGCGCAGCGCAGCGAGGGAGTATTTAGTAAAACCGACGAACATGGTGGCCTAGCCACGGCGAGTTTGGGTAATTCTCGTCCGGGAACCGAAAGGAATCCGCAGGCAAGCTCTGCATGCGCCTACATTATTATAATAGGCACTGCCAGAGACGCTTCAGAGAGCATAATGTCGGAGTGGAGCTACACGCATAATAGCGTCGCAGATTCATTATGGGGTGCTCCAAATCACTGCTGGCTCGACACGCTCCAGCGGAAAAATTACAGGTGGTCTTTCCCCCGCCGTCAAAAGTGGAAAAATATTTTTGTTGACTATTTTAGGATTTCTGGCTATAATAAAAATATCAAAAACAACATGTAAGCAAAACGCATGTAGTGGAGGTATTTCATTATGGCACGTCCTAAAGGAAGCAAGAATAAAACAAAGATTCTCGATGGTATCGATTATGCAGCACAGATCGCTGAAAAGAATACTGCCGCAGAATCTATTGCTCAGGAAATCGCAACTATTGGTGATAATATCGCTGCATTGAACACCCAGCGTAAAGCAAAAGAAGCAGAATTGAAAAAACTCAACAAAGAGGTCGTAAAGCTCGAAAAGAAAAAGGCTGATGCTGACGAAAAGATTGCGGCAGAGCTGAATCGTAAAAAGGCAGAAGATATTGTTGCCAATGCACTGGCAAATGGTGTGACTGCTGAAGAAATCGCTGAACTTCTGAAATAACTGTTGTGCAGCCATCATAATGAACAAGCCCGACTTCCCTACTGCTGGGAGGCCGGGCGTTTTATTTATGCTGCTTTAGTTAGCTGTGACTTACCGCTCACACCCACAATTCTTGCGATGTCATTGTTTCCGTGGAGCACTTACTCGTCGTCGTATGCATCGCAATCAACTGGATCTTCTTTTGGTGGACTGTTTGGATCATAGCCGCTGCCTATAAGACGGAAATTTTCCAACTGATTAAAGTCGAGATCATATCTGTCTTCTAAGTATTCAAGGAGTTCAATCAGGGCGTCCCCGATATTAAGATTATTTGCGCCAAATTTATAAAAAGCCCAAGTTATCGATTTAGGAGTTGCATCATAGAGCTTGCCTTTGTATTTGTAAATCACATCATCTTTCGGATCTCTCATACGGCAAGGATAGCGAATCATATCTCCGTTCTCGTCGGTTTCGTGATTTTTAGTAGCTTTGTTGTAAACGTTTTTGCCAACAATATATTCCAACTCTTTGATGAGATCTACGGTGAGATTGTTTAATTCCATGACATATCCTCTGTGTTACAGCGTTAGAAATTGCTTCCGCACTGCCTACAATGCCACTGTTTGCCGATCTTCCCGCTGGCAGCGCCCACGAGAGACACAGGTACGGTGCGGCTATGGACGTTCTAGTTTTGCGTTGATTGTTTTAAGTTCTGTACAGTAATCCAACAAATAATTCAAATCGCTTCTAACTTTTTGAGTTGCTTCTTCTCCATGCCATCCTGTGTCGAGATATTGTTCATGAAAATACTGAATAATCTCTCCTTCTGTATATTTACCAGAGTCAATAAAATATCGGAGCAGTCTTTGTCTTTGTGTCGCAGACTTCGTAGTTGTGTATCCATCATTATTTATGCTTGTGTGTTGAGCAAAGTCATCAAAAATTTCTTGTGTGCTACTATAATAGCTTGCCCATCTTGCTAATTCTTTGTCTCGGGAAGACATAGACGGGTCAAACTCAGCCGAAACATAATACTTCCAGCAACCACCCTTTGCAATGAAAATTTCCTTCGTCACAAAGTATTTATCACACTCGTCGCAATGAATGACATCAATAGTAGTCGGCTCTGTAAAACTTTCATACCCGGCCTTTGGTTTAATCCTTGCTCGACATGGTGTACAGTGATGTTTTTCCCTAAAGCACTTGTTTGATTTAAAATAAAATGTGACGGTATGGAGTTCATCATCAGTCCAGTCGATATCTTGAGGTATCTGATACTGGGCTGCCAATGCTTGATCTACTTGTTTTGTTTCAAGGATAGTGTATTTTAAAGTTCGTCCGTCTTTTTCGATCTGAAATGAATCTGCTCCTGTCGCAGCTGCTTTCATAGCCGCATTAAACAAATTCTTCATCTTTTCATCGTCGCGTAAGACAAAAATTGGTTTTTCATAGCATCCGGGCTCTGGTAGATCACTAAACTCATAATCTGACAATATTATTTTGTAAATTGCAGGATCATCAGCATTTTCGTCTTCTGAGAAATAGGCGTACAAAATAGCATAAATAGGATTGTACGATCCCATCGGTTTTCTTTTCATAATCAAAAGTTGCTATTACAATTCTTACAGTGCCATTGTTTGCCTAACTTAGACGAAGCGGCTCCAACAATAGATATTGACACCGCTCTATTTAGCGTGCTGATCTTTTCGGTGTTCGTGGATTTGCAGTAGGGGCATGGCACATGAGGATGCTTTGCTTCATATTCGGCTGAAAGCGCTCGCGCTATTGCTCTTTCTTTTTCTTCCTGTTCTTGTTCTCTTTTAAGTATGCCGGGATTATTTTGTTCCTTTATATAATCTTCGAACGACTTTAAGAATGCTTCGTTTATACCTTTGCGAGACATCTCTCCTCTTCCGCTTGGGCGAGTCGCTAGTTTATCTTCGGTTGCTTTTACATATTCATTCATTAAATATTCGTTGTCGCTGTATTCTTGTAAAATACAATCAACCATATAGGCATAAACAACTGATGCAAAAAATTCGTCATCATTTTTTACTCTCCAATCATCTTTTAGGATTTTATAGTCTGGATACTTTTTCAGAATCTTTTTCCCCTCAGCAGTTAAAGCTCCTATTGTCCAAAAGCCCCATTTATTCGCTTTACCGTGTCTATAATCAATATCCGCTTCAATTTCGCCAATTCTCATAATTATTATCACCTATTTCACGAATAATCTTTGCTGACCACTAAGATTAGTATACAGTTTGACAATCAACAAGTCAATAGGTGAATTAACGACCTTAGATGGATCTCTTGATAAAACATTAAAAGCGTCAGAGCAGCTTAAAGATTTGCCGCAAATCCTTCAGAAATATATGCTCTTGGGAAATTATCAAATCGGAAATGCAAAAAAATTTGATAGTCATTCAATTTTTAACGATATCGGAAGCATTGATGGATTTATTGCGCAATTTGTAAATCTTGACGAAGCTCAACAAAAAGCATTTCTCAGTTTGTCTTCTTTTGATGAAGGCTTAGAGGACTATATTGAAAATACAAAAAATGCTGTTCAAACAGGTGAAAAATTCAATTCTCAATTATTTGAACAAATAGCATCTCAAAAAGACGGTATTACAACTGGTGTTCTGAACGAATTTATGAAGGCGGGCGGGTTAAAAGACGCTAAAGGGGTACTCGCACTTCCAAACACACAAGATGCTATTGCCTTGATGGAAGATTACGCCAATCATTGTTCCGATGCAAGTAAAACGCAACAACTGTTCAACGCTGGAATTTTAGAACAAGAAAATGGTGTCTATAAACTTTCTCAGGCATTCTTGAAAGAAATTAGCGTTAAACAGGCGAGCACGGTCGCCACAGTAGCTCTTACTGCGGCTCAAAAGGCTTGGAATGTAGTAGCTCAATATGGCAAACAACTTCTTCTCTCTCTTGGCGTAGCTGCTGTTGCCTTTATCGCAACTAAAATTGTCGATTATCTGATGAACCTTAAAACGCATTCCGAAGAACTTGTCGCTGCAATGAATGATTCTCACGATGCTGCACAACAAGCCACTAAGGACGTTGAAGAGATTCAGTCCAAGATCGACGAACTGAATAAATCACTGAAGGACGCAGGCGTTAAAAAGATTGAAGACATTGTTGATCCTGCCGAGCGTGAGCGGTTACAAGCCATCAACGATATGTTGCAGGCTCAACTCGAACTCAAGAAGCAGTTGGAGAAAGACGCGAACGATAAAGCAAATACCGACACAAGTGCTGTTGTAAATGATAAAACAGAAGACAGTATTGTGAAATCCCGCACAGTAAATGTTTCTTATGCCGAGGGTGGTGCAAATGCTGGCACTCATCAGGTTGCAGAGAAGGTTTCTAAGACCGAATCTTTAAACGAGCACTCAGACTATCTCGATCAACTCGTTCAAAAGCGTCGTGAAATGGCGGCAGCTGGAGAAGAAGAGACTCAGGCATACAAAGACAACGAAGTCGAGATCGAAAAAGAGAAAACCAAAATTGAAGAGCTCTCCTCTGCCGTGTCGGAGCAGATGAGTAACTATAGCACTGACGCTGATAATTTTGACCAGTATAAGGACGAGTATGTTACAGGCACGAACGCAATGACAGCAGCCACTAAGGCTCTTGCAGATGCACAAGATAGTACAGGCATTGATACTACCAATCTTGATATATTCTCAGAAAAAGTAAAACAAATCAAGAATGATATCGACAATGGTGATTCTCAGCAAAGCGATTGGAAAACATTCAATGGACTTGATGCATTTAGTGGAATGAGTGGCGAGGCAATAATCAATATTGATAAAGACTCTTCTCATCAAACCGAGACTGAAACAGCCGCGCTTGAAAAACTCCATAAAACTGCAGACGAGAATAAAATATCATTTGAGTCTCTAATTGGTGTGTTTGAAAGTTTCGGTCTTGTGCAAATTAGTAACTCTGCAACTGCTGACGATTACGCCGATAAACTCGAAAAAACAATGGGCGTCATCGACAATATTCAATCAGCATACAAAGCCTGTTCTAATGCTGTTGAAGAATACAACAAATATGGGTATATGAGTGTTGACTCGTTGCAAGCTCTTTTGCAAATGGATGATCAGTATCTTAATGCCCTTGAACTTGTTAATGGAAAGCTCCAAGTCAATCAAAGTGCGTATGCAGATTTGTTGGCAACTCAATATGCAGAAGCTCAAATGGAAGCTATTTCTCAGGCGATATCAGAACTAAATGCGATTGCAAAGGGAGACGCCGCAGAAAAAGCCGAGACATTTACTGAAGCAACTGAAGATGAAAAGAATAAACTTGCCGCTTTGTGTCCCGCTTTAAAAGACGCCACTATTGGAACTGGAGAACTAGCTGCCGCTTTAGCTGCCGCTCAAAGTGCCGGTGAAGGTGGGAACGCAGATGCTGTTCAAGCAAAAATCGATGGAGTTATGAATGCTCTTAATACTCGTTTAACACTCATTAAAACAAATATGCAATCAGCAATGAGTGGAGCATCGGCCCTTAAAAATCAGATGAATGGTTTCGATACTGGCAAGAAAACTAAAAAAGCAGCGTCCTCCATTACAGATCTTGCCTCTGCATTTGATACATTGAAAGAAGCCATGAACGAGTATAATAAATATGGCTATCTAAGTTATGATACAACTAAATCGTTAGTTGGTCTTGAGGATGTATATACAGAATGCTTGACAAAAAACAATGGAAAACTAGAGATCAATACAGCTAAACTCCGCAAATTTATTAAGACTCAACTTGAAGCGGCCAATGCTTCTGACGATGGTGGTAAATCTGCTGCGGAAATGACCAAAATACTAAATTGGTTAAATTCAAGTGTTGATTCTGAAACCATTTCGTTTAATCAGCTCACAGATGCTATCAAAGGATATGGAACTGCACTTGATGAAGCAACCGGCAAAACAGACGAATTTCAGTCCGGTATGCAAACACTTCATGAGTTATTTACAATTGATCACGCAAATGGTGATCAGATTGTAGATTATGATACTTTGAAGAAGGTTACGGATCTCATCGCCAAACATCCAGAGATGAATGGGATTTTCCTTGACGAAAACGGAAATTTAAACGTAGACGATGATAAAATCAAAGAAGCAGCCAAAGTTTTAATTCAAGATGTTATAACTGCTGCTACCGATTCTAATCAACCTGGACTGGCAAAATTATGGACTGACCGCCTTGCCGGCCTAACGTCTGGTAATATCAGTATGACAGATTTTTGGAATGGATTTGGTACTGATATAGAAGATGCTAACACCAAGATTGATAAGTTTCAGAGCACGTTCAGTACTTTCCGTAATGCATATGAGGAAATTCGAGACACTGGCTCTCTCAAGAGTCAAGATATTCTACAAGAGCTTGGCCAAATTGATCAATCTTTCCTTGACCAATTTAAAAATGTTAATGGGGATTACGAGATCGACGCCAAAGGTCTTCGCGATATGTATGTTGCAACTCTTGAACCGTTGATGAAACAATTCGAAGGTACTACATATGGAGATTATTTGCAACAGATGTATGACGCCGTTCGTGCTCCAACACAAGAAGAGTATGATGCGCTCGTAAAAGCAACTCTTGAATATAAAATTGCAGAAGAAAAATACAATCGCGCTATTACACAAATTGATAGCTCTGACCTTTCTGAAGATGAAAAAAAATCTCTTAGAGAGGAAGCCATCAATGAGCTAACTGAAGTTTATAACAAGAAGTATCAAGATCTACAGGAAACCGATGCTGAAGTTATGGCAAAGCTTATTGCTCATTGGGAGGATGCAAAAAATTCTGTTGAGAGTTTTAAAAATGCGTTGTCTGCGGTTAAAGATTTATTAACTGACTTCTTATCTGTTTTTGAAAATTATAATTCAGATAAGGACAATGACTTAAAAATCTGGGGCGAGGCCATGACAGAGCATATCGACGACCAAATCGAAGCTCTGAATAAGCAAAAGGAAGCGCTTGAAAAGGCCAATGACGAGGAAGAACGCGCAATCACTCTTGCAAAACTGCAAGCCGAGCTTGAAAAAGCTCGCACGCAACGTACAGTCCGCAAGTATACCAGTAATGGTTATGAGTGGGTTGCTGATGCGTCGGCAGTTAAGGAAGCCCAGGATAATCTAAACGACCAGCAACGGACATGGCGTAAAGAGGATGCTGAAAAGGCTATTGATGACCAAATTGATAAGCTGAACGAGTTGAAAGACAAGTACAGTGAAATCATCAACTTGATTGGAACCAGTTGGGATGACTACAACAAAAAACTCAAGTACTCTGCTGAAATTGCAGACATGACCTTTACAGAGATGGAAGGCCGACTTGACGTCTTTAAAGGTAATGTCCTCGGAGCAATGCAGTCCACTAAGGCAACTTCTGGTATTCAGGATATCATTAGCAAGTTAGAATCCTTAATTACAACCCTTGAGAAGGTTAATAATCTGTACAGCTGGGCCGAATCCGGATTTACTGATTATACTGATAAGGGCTTTAATGGTTTAATCAAAACAGCCAAAAAGATTTTTGGATCTACTGGTTCTGACGGTAAGCTCAACATCAGCATTAGCACCGGTTTAAAAAATATCGGTCAGACTGTTAAGAACGCATTTAGTGGAACTTCCGGGAATAGTATCACTAAGGCGTTCCAGGCAGGATGGGAAGCTATCTCGTCTGGCGCTAAGGGGCTATTCTCCGGTAGTGGTGCCAATAGCCTAACAACCATCTTCTCGAATGGTTTATCTGGCATTAGTGATTTTATTGGTTCTGCGTTCAAGGGGCTTGGCAGCACATTTGCTTCGGGCGGTCAGATATTAGTTAAGGCTGCTGGTAGCGTTGCTACTAAGATTGGAAGTGCTCTCGGTATTGGTGGTAGCGTTGCAGCGGGTGGTGCCACAGCAGCCGGTGGAGGGGTTGCTATTGCAGGAGCTTCCGCGATTCCTGTTATCGGAGCCATCGTCGCAGGCGTTGTCAATGGAATCAATACCAATATTCGTCTTATCAAAGACCAAAAGAAGATTTGGTCAAGCGATGACAAGATTGGAACTAAGATTGTAAAATCTGTTGGCAATACCGTATGGCGGTATTCTCCGATTGGTATGATTGCTAGTACAATTCAGAACATTAGTGGTTTTGTCAAGAAGATCTTTGGTATTGAGAGCAAGAAAGACAAGAACAACGGAACATCTTCTAACGGAAAAATTGACGTTGGTAGTATTGTTATCAATAGCCCAGATAGCCCTGCTTCCAACGCAAATTCTGGTACACCCGGGTCTGATACTGGTACAACCAAGCAATCTTTCTGGGATCGCATCAAGAACTCTAAGCTCTGGTTCTGGAACTGGGGCAAGCGTGCGGTTGGAGATAAGGACGTCAAACATTCTGGCATGTATAATGTCGATGAACAAGGTCCTGAACTTTTAGTACGTCAACCTGCGTCTGGTCGTTACACTTATCTTGAAACCGGCGACGGAGTAGTTCCTGCGGATATTACTTCTAAACTGTTTGAAATGGGCGGAAATACAGATAAATGGTTTGCAGATCAACTGTCCAAAAATGGCGCTTTGAACAATATCCAGAACAAAACCATCGGAGATACGATTTCTGTTGGAGACATCTACATTCAGAATCCTGTTGGCGATACGGATGCTCTTGCTAGAGAGATTGTACGTGACCTTCCGATTAAGCTGCGTCAACAGCAAGGAAGGAGATAACATGAGTAACACGTCTAAAGCAGTTGATGTATTGACAAAAATGATTGTTGAAGTAGCACAAAATGCAATTGAGAACGCTTCGTATGATAAAACCACTTTTGGTGTTGTTAAGAAAAAGACGCCATCTGGCTATATCGTATCGGCATTTGGAAAAGAGTGCAATATACAATCAAATCAAGATTTTAGTCTTTATGAACGAGTCGCTGTGACAGCTCCGCAAGGAGATTATAGCAATCTACTGATTCGTAAAATCTAAAAATAACTATTGCAGGAAGCTACGCCAGTGACGTAGAACCCTGCATTTTTTATATGCATAGGAGGTGAAGTAATGGCAAAGCCGGTATTATCATCTGTAAATGTTTTTGACGCAACAGAGGGCGTCATTGCTTTTTTTAAAATTTATGTGAGCTATACAAGCCCCAATATCATCAAAGAATACGAATACTCGATTTATGATGGATCTGATGATAAAGTTATTTGCACCTCTTCTGGAGCATATAGCAATTTATCGTACACACAAAATAACGGATGGGGATTCCATATCTCCCCTACCGAACAATTAGTGAATCGAGAAGAAAATTATTATTTGCGAATTCGTATCAAATTAACTGACGAATCCGAATATGGAGAGTACAGCTCCCCTATTGTTTTGTACTGCAAGTCGAAACCTTCTATTGCTTTTAGTAGCCTTAATAAAGAAACAGAAAATATTATTCAAATGTCTGCTACTGTTTTTGAAATGCTTTATTCCTACATAAAGGATCAAGGTGAGACTCTTAAAACATATAAATATGAGTTTTATGATGAAGGCAAGAAATTGGTTGATGAAACGAAAACGTATTATGGTACTATTTCGCATTCGTTCTCTGTGTATGGACTAGAAGCGAACAAATTGTACTATGTGCGCGGCATGGCTACCACAAAAAATGGGTATGAGCTCGATACGGGTTATTATCCTATTAGAATTGGTAGTGTTTTATCAAACGGAGATTATGCTTTTGAGGCAGAGAACGATCATTATAATGCAGCCATCCGGTTGACATCTCATTTTGTTTCGGCCACTGGTTCTCCTAACGGCGATGTTTCTTACGTAAAAACAGCAGACGATAAATATGCAGTAGATTTGACCAATGGTACAAAAGTTACCTATTTCTTAAGAGACCAAAATAAAAATCTTAATGACTTCGACATGAAGTTTATTGTGAAGCCTGATTGCCCAAAAGAAATTGTCGAGTTGAACTGGAATAACGCAGAATATTCTGTGACTGGAACATTGAGTATTCTAAAGAGATTCTTTACCGATATGAACGACGAAACAGAAAAACTATTTGCCGCCTTAAAAATAAATGTTGACCATGATACGTATTTGATCATCAAAAGCAATTATATCTTTGCAGAAAAAGCGACTGGATATTTATTTGTTGATGTTGTTTGTAAGGATGGATATTTTGAAATTTATATAGAGTCAATGGATGGAGATTATCAAAACGCGGTCTTAGGACAAGCGTTACTGGACTGTTGTATTATCGGTGACTCTTCTGTAGATAACGAGAATTAAAGGAGGCTGATTTATGTTTTTAGGAATGGATATTCTAAGTGACGAGCAGTCTCTGAGTAATTCCAAATTGGTGTCAAATCTTTCTTCGTTTTCAATAAAGAATGGAATTTTTGACGAGCTTTATGTTTCGTCTGATCCAAATAAATTTAAAAAGAAAGAATATGATTGGGCGGCCGACACCTTAATCCTCGCCACGTTTGATTCTCAGACGCTTGAAGGCGGCAATATTGGCGCTCTCGGCAGCAAGATTCAGTCTATGCAGCTCCGTAGACGTGAAGTAGGAGATGTTACATGGACTACACTAACAGCTTATCAGGTTCCGGATACAGATAATTTGAATTTCTCTTTTGTTGATTACTTCGCACGCGGTCGTAACACCAAGTATGAATATTCTGTCAACTATATCTTGAAGGACGGAACCGAGTTGCCTTACATTTCAGCTTCTGTCGTAAGCTCGTTCTGCGGCGCTCTTATCACCGATGGCAAGACTTCTTATCATGTATTTCTTGATTCGAAGGTTACATCCACCACAAGAAATAGACAGTCCAGCATTGTTACAACTTTGAATAGTCGATTCCCTTATGTCTTCTATGGGAGCAAATCCAATTACGATACAGGAAATTTCTCTGGTACTATCATCAAGAATAATGGTGTGGATGATTGGGACTTTGATAATTCCTATAAATATCGTGAAGATATGAAGGACTGGCTTACGAATGGCGAAGCTAAAATCATTAAGATGGAAGATGGTCGTGAATGGCTCGTAAGTGTAGACGGAAATGTCGAAGAAGATGAATCCGAGCATATTGATAAAGTCGGTATCAGTTTCGATTTTGTGCAAATTGGTGACTGTAACAACACCGACGATTTGAGCGCAAATGGTCTGACAGCTTACAATGATATGGATTACGCTACTTATTATTCAATTACACTCAATCTTGAATCCGCAACTAGTAGCAGTCGTATTATCAGCGTTAAGCAAGGAGAGAGTTATTCCACAAAAATTGAAGCATATGAAGGATATGTCATTGATTCTGTTTCGATTTCTATGAATGGAGTCTCTATTACGGATTCTGTATATAACTCTGTAAATGATACGATTTCTATTCCATCTGTTACAGGAGATGTTATCGTAACTGTCACCGCTCTGAAAATCAGTGTGGATGATATCGCATTTAATTATAATACGTTGAATCTGTCTAAGAACAGCAAGAAAAAGATCAATCTTGTTTACAGCCCGACGAATGCAAAAATCGGAGCGATTACTTGGAAATCTAGTGACGATGCAACAGTCATCGTTGATAATGGTATGGTTCAGGGGTTGAAGGCTGGCTCTGCTACTATCACAGCCTCGATCGACGGACTTGAAGCAAAGTGTAATGTTTCTGTTGTTTCCTTGTCTGATGCGACTGGGATTCCGCTAAGTGCATTCCACGAAGGTGCAGCGATTCACATGCGAGAGAATAGTTCTCCTGTGTATTATATCGTTGCAAAACATAACTACGAAAGCGAACTGAACGGCGAGGGCCGCACTCTACTTGTCAGAAAGCCGGAGTACGCAAATACACGTTTTGGTTCTAATAATGCGTATGGTTCTAGTGATGTTGATAAATTACTCACGAATACATTTAAGAATTCCCTTGATTCTAAAATCGTATCTGTGTTAAGTAGCTATCCTACAACAATTCGTTACACGCCAGGCAATGGTAAAAATACAGCATCAACGATATCAAGAACTGTATTCTTACTTTCTTCAAACGAATATGGACCGTCAAGTAGCACTCATAACACGGAAGGCACTATTCTGCCGACCGCACAACAGTTATTGTCAGATGGCTGCGTGAATAATAAGATGCTCTTAACCAGGACACCAGCAGTTTACAATGTTTCTAATACTAAGGATTCTGTAATTGGTATTCGATACAATTCTAACGACAATAGTTTTGAGGATAAGGTTATCAAATGTACCGACACGAATGACGCTAATACTGGCGCTACAGTTGTTGTCCATCCTGCTATGACTCTATCTCAGGATATTAAAATTATTATTGATAATCCAATTAAGGCGAGCGCTGTAACGTTGAATAAAATTTTTGCGATTATTCATGTCGGAGAAGAATTGCAACTCAACGCAGTATATCAACCTGTCGATGCTACCTATCCATTGACAAATTATGGATCTAGCAATCCATTTGTGGCGTCGGTTAATGAAAGTGGATTGGTCACAGGTAAAAAGGTTGGCACTACTACAATCACTGTTGGTATTGACAATGTGTCTGTGACTTGTGAAGTTCGCGTTGTTGAATAAGGAGGTGTTTAAATGTATTATATCGCATCAAAAAAAGAATTTGCGATGCTAAAAAATCATAATAAACATCTTTACTGTAGACTTGAACTTCTGGATAAAGATTTAAACGTTATCGATAATCTTGAAGGATTAACAATTGATGGAAGCCTTTCAATTGATGCAGACTCAGACATCCGGCACACGTTTACTTCAACGATTTATTTGAAACAAAATGAGATGATTAGTTCTTATTCTGTGGACGAGTGGATTGACAAGTTGGTTCGTGTCTATATTGGTATTGGATTATCTGATAAAAATATTTTTTGGTATTCAAAAGGGATCTATGCTTTCAATCAGAATGGATTTTCATACAATGCAACCGAACATAGTGTATCTGTTTCGTGCGTTGATTTAGTTGCAATGCTGGATGGGTCGCTAAGTGGTACATTGACTGGTTATCAAACCGTTATTTCCACTGGAACAAAAATATCCAACGCTATTATTGATACTTACAAACTTAGCGGTATGAAAGAATGTGTCGTCAACTACTGGAATAGAACAGTCCCATATGATATTGAATTTTCAAGCGGTACATCTATCTGGTCTATTCTAACTGAGCTTCGGGATCTTTATTATCCATTTGAAATGTTTTTCGATGACACGACCTTTGTGTGCCAAGAAATTCCGTCTGGTTTTAACGATCCAGTTGTTTTGAACGATGAAGAGTTTCAAGACTTAGTTATTTCTGAGAGCTGCGATATTGAGTACTCAGAGGTCAAGAATTGTGTTGAGGTTTTTGGAGCCAGTGTCGAATATGATACTTATGTTGATGATGAGCACATGACTGTTGTACATACTGATGCAGACTCGAAAACCGGCGAAGAAGAGAAAACTTCTATTACGTTAAGAACGACCAGTTTAGACACCACAAAGGATTGTACTGTAGCTATTACAACTCCCCTGCTTGGTTTCAAAAAAAATGTGGAGATTACAATCGTAAACTCAGTCACAGAAACTGACAGCAATAATAACACTTCAGTTAAGGAGTACACACATGGTCCGTTCAAACTTTATGAAACTGATGTGGATGAAAATGGCACAGATGTTTTAATGGATGGCGCTGAAATCGCACACGACATGATGATTGTTATTTTGTATAGTCCTACATATAAAAAGTTTTATTGTCGTGGCGAGCAACAAACCCATGCAATGACATTCTTAGTAAACAAAATGCCTACAGATGATGAGATCGCCAAGGCAAAAGTGGATGAGGCGTGCAATAATTTAAAGTATGTTTGCTTGACTGAATCAGATATATCAGATATAAATTTAAACACTCAGGCAAATCCACGTTTTACAATTGAAAAAATCGGGCGTAGAAATCAAGTGTGTTCTGGATCAGAATATGAGATGTACACTACGGATGAATCAACTATGCAGTGCGCTGAGTACATGTTGTGGAAGTGCGGACGATTGACAGATAGTGTTACAGTGGAATGCCTTCTTGTTCCATGGCTTGAGGTCAATCAAAAGATTTCTTATGTACCTCATTATATCGACACAAAAGGTGAGCCTTTGGAATTCATTATCAAAAAAATCTCTATTTCACTTGGCGAAGGAACGATGACCTTAACACTGAGTCGTTATTATCCATATTATCCATACATCGTACAAAACAAATATTGATTTCAGCTCCGATATTCCGGGGCTTTTATTTTTGTCAAATTGGAGGTGCATTGAATGAGCTATGACAAAAATCCAGACGGTACTTATACTGATCTGGCGTATACGAAATTTCCAGCTAAAGTAGATAGCTGGCAAGATAGTCAGAATTTAACGGCGAACTATTTAAGTCTAGCAAACGATTATAAAACAGCTCTTTTGAACGGCAACTATTCGGCAGCACAGAGTATTCTTAATGCGAATCCAGAATTGAAGCGAATGTTGATTGGTGCAGATGATATCAACAAGTTAAAGCATTCTCAAATGGCTATTGAGCGCCTGTTCACAGAGGATATCGAGGAATATATCAAATCTTATACAGACAAGTCTACATCTGAAGCTGATAAGTCGACTACTTCTGCAGCTAACGCTGCTATTTCCGAAAAGAATGCTTTAAATTCAGAGACCGCTGCAGCCGCAAAAGCATCTGAAGCAAACGAACTGGTTGAGAATCTAAAGACCTTGAAAGGGACTCTTCCTTCTGATTTTACTGAATATACTCAGCAAATTGCCGACGCAAAGAAAGAATTTGATAATAAGATCGATGAGCATAATACAAGCGATTTGGCACATCAAGACATCCGTAATGAGGTGAAGAACCACACTCATACGCTAAACGATATTGTAGGTAGCGGTACTCTTCCTGTTGAAAACGGCGGCACGGGGGCTGTAACTGCGGCAGAAGCCTGTTCTAATCTGGGAGCATTGTCTTTATCTGGTGGAACAATGAACGGATCGGTATATTTTGGAAGTCAAGACTATTATATCAACGCAGACGGAACAGCAAAATTTAATCGTGCGTATGGTGCTGTTTTTAATGACTATGCAGAATATTTCCCAAGAGGTGAAGAAACTCAGCCTGGCGATATTATTGCATTAGATTTAAATAGTCAATCTGAGAAATATGTACGTGCAAAAGGAATGCAAGATCGAGTTGTCGGAGTGCACACAGACGAATTTGCTTATATTATTGGAGGAGACATCCCATCAAATGGTGAAGATTCTTTAAAATTCAATTTATGCAATTATATTCCAGTAAGCCTAGCAGGTCGCGTCAATGTGCGTGTTATCGGTTTAGTTAAAACCGGCGACATCATCGTTCCGTCCGGGATTCCGGGAGTTGGCCGTTCTGTTAAAAGCGATGAAGTCGTTCCTCAAGAATGTATTGTTGGGTATGCAGTAGAGGGAGATTCAAATACCGATATTCGACGCATTCGAGTGAGAGTCAGGGGGTGAAGAAATGGCAAAGTATGGTGATGTTATTTCGGCTGCTGATTTTAACAATTTAAAATCAGTTGTCGATAAAGAAATCGAACGAAGAAGCCAACCTAATAGTAAGGGCTCAATGGAGGCTTATACTACTGTACAATATCAATATAACGATAAACCTGCGCTTGGCGTTCCAATTAAAGACGAACATATTTATAAAATTACGATTCCATTGGATGCCGTAAATAATGGGTCTATAACTCCAAAAAATGGTGGATATATCAACGCCGCATACATTATCAATGCAACTACAGTGGCGAGTAATCTAGCATCAAAAGATGTAAATGCAAATGGAAAAAACACTGGCTGCAATGCAAATTGTACCGGACTATGTTACAGTGGCTGCTATACCGCCTGTTCAGGAAGTTGCACTGGAAATTGTTCTGGTGATTGCGGAACAAGTTGCGGAGATGGTTGCTCTAGTATTTGTACAAATAATTGCCAAGGGTCATGTAGAGTAGAATGTGGGACCGGTTGTGGCAGCAATGCCTGTGAAGCAACCTGCTATTTATCGTGCTCTGGTAAAACGTTGGTAAACTAAACTTTAGTTAAGGCGGTGAAAGCATGGATAAAGTAACTTTTTCTATCAATGAGAATAATTTAAGCGATTATAATTACTATAATGAAAAAGAATTTCTGTTAAATTTTCTAACGATGAAACCATTAGGTGACGCATTATTGTCAACGGTTTGTCAAGACTGCCAAGGAGAAGGCGTAATTTCGGTATTTGGATATTTATCAAACTTTAATATCGAGAGATCTGTAGAATTTAATGAATATCTTTCTTATATGACCAACGTTGTTGATTCGGTGGCAACGGCTTGCAACTATAAATTCAACTCGCTTATTGAAAAGAAAGCTGTTGTATATGCTTTGATTTATAAAACTGCGGCAAATTATGAGGCAGAAAAATCGTTAATGAAGCAAAAAGACTTGGAGAAATTTGTGCTTATTGATCCAAGTCGTATTGTAAACCTATGGTCTTTCTGTATTCTTGGACGCCTGTACTTAGATATTATCAAGCCGCAAGATAATTTAAGTCTGTATATAAAGTTGTTGTCTATTGTTGTAAATAATCGAGATAGATTCGACGAGTTAAATACTGTGGTTCCGCATTTGAGCCCAGATAAATAAAATCAAAAAGGGAGAACAATATGTGTTATAAAAACAATACGAAAATCAAAATCAACGAAACAACAAGTCGATATTTAGAAAGGATGTATTACACCAATAAGAGCTATGAATCGTTCATTTGTATTTTAGCAAGAAGCTATTCTAATTGCAAAAGCGGTCATCTTCAAGATATGATTGATAAGTATCGACAAGATTATCAAAAGGGTTGTATTGAATTCAATCTTGCTGTGGACAAAATCATTTACGAAACAGTTGGTTATCATCCTGTTGATTATCGCTATTCTTTTGATTTTGACAGAGGGGTTGGTGAATTAGAATGGAATTGAAAAAGCGCGAGATTCAGCCAGATTATTCTGAATTCGTGAGACAGCTTTTTGCAGATCCAAATCGACAGGAGAGTTATGATATCTCAAGAAATGTGACGTTTCAAATTACAAATCAATGCAACTTGAGATGTTCGTATTGTTATGAGCACAATAAGTCATCTTCTTCAATGGATATATACACAGGGAAAAAATGCGTTGATACATTGCTCAACATGTATTGTTCTAATGATAATGAGTTCATCAATCGCAATACAAAAGCTCTCGTCCTTGACTTTATTGGTGGAGAACCATTACTTGAGGCTAAACTGATTGAGGGAATATGCGACTACTACTTTGACGAATGTTTTAGAAGAAATATCCCATTGGCACCTTTTACAAGAATCAGCTTTGCTACAAATGGGCAGCTTTGGTTTTCTCCGGAGGCACAGCACCTGATTGAAAAATATCATGAAATCATGAGCGTTACTGTAAGCATCGACGGTGTGCAATCTCTCCATGATAAGTATCGTATTGATCAATACGGGCAAGGATCGTTTGAAAAATCATATTTGGCCTTTTTAGATGGGAAGAAAAAATACGGTTGGGCAAACTCCAAGATGACATTTACACCAGGCTCGACAAAGTATTTATTCGATAGCGTAAAAATGATGATCCAGAATGGATGTAAAGAAATCCACTGCAATTATGCATACGAACCGATGTACACAAAAAACGACGCCACAGACATTTACTTAGAGCTTATGAAACTGTCAGATTATCTGGTCGAAAACAAGTCAGATGTTCTTGTTAGTATTTTAGACGAGCAGCTTGGTGGGAAGGTCGATCTTGTAAATGAAAACAAGAATTATTGCGGAGGAACTGGAAATATGCTTGCTTTTGCTCCAGATGGCAGGGCGTATCCTTGTATTCGGTATATGCCAATCTCTATCGGAGAAGAAAAGTCATCTAAAATCTGTATCGGGAATTGTTATGAAGGTATCTATAAAAAAGATAACGAAAAGGCAATTAAGACAGACCTTGATGCAATAACATACACCAGTCAGTCTCCGCAGAAGTGTATTGATTGTCCGGTTTCTCAGGGATGTGGTTGGTGCTCTGGTTACAATTTTGAGTTATATGGAACCCCAAATAAGAGATACACAGGTATTTGCTACGCTCATAAGGGACGGGTATTGGCATCTTGTTATTATTATCTAAAGAGATATCTAGTAATCGGAGACGTTCCCCCGAAAGCAATCAATCTTCCCAACGATGAGGTGCGTGATATTGTCGGAGAAGAAAACGCAAAAGCATTATTCGATTTACAGGAACAAGCTGCACGAAAAATTTTAAGTGTTACAAGAGATGGCGGTGATATTTAATCATGAAAAGTTGTCTTGCATTATTTGAGAGGCTTGTTTTGTTTTTGTGTGGAGGAGGAGTCTATTGTTTGGTAGAAATCCTTTGGAGAGGACGAACACATTGGACTATGGCTTTGCTTGGTGGACTATGTTTTGTTTTAATTGGAGAGTTAAACGAACATATTCCTTGGGAAACCCCGCTTTGGAAACAAGGACTTATCGGCTCGTGTATTGTGACGAGTCTCGAGTTTGTTTTCGGGCTTGTTTTAAACGTATACCTCAATCTTGGCGTATGGGACTATTCTAATTTACCCTTAAACATCATGGGACAGATTTCTATTTTATTTAGTTTTTTATGGATCTTTGTCAGTATTGGCGCAATAATTCTTGATGACTATTTAAGATATTGGTGGTTCCACGAGGATAGGCCAAAATATAAAATTATTTGAAAGGAGTGAGAAAATGGCATTATCATTCGAAGAATCAAAACGTATGGCAAATCAACCAATCGCACAGACGCTATTCATGCCAGACGGCTCTTGTCCTAGTGTGATTGCAACAGAAGATGCTGCCGTTTTGTTTACGGACAATGACTTTTCAAGAAGCGGAGAATATACTTGGTATGACGATTTTTCAGACAATGATTTTTCTACTGTCAATCAAAATAAAGAAATAACTGTTAACCCAAATCAGGTTAACATCACACAGGAAAATAACTCTCAGGTCATCCCTTTTGAGATGCCGCGTTATTATGATGGCGTAGATCTCATGAAGATGACAATCCAGGTGCATTATGTTAATGCAAAAAACGAGGAAAACTATGCTGCGCCTGTGAATGTAAGTTATAACAGTGAAAAAATTCGCTTCTATTGGATGGTCGGTGACTCGGCTACTGTAAAAGAAGGTAATCTTCAATTTGAAATTATGGCCGTTGGCGCAATCACTATTCCCAATACTAACACGACAAAAAATTACTTATGGCGAACAAGACCAAATAACCAGTTGACCGTCTTGAAGGCACTTTCTGGAATTGCTATGACCGACCCTACTGGAGACGATTGGTATACCCAGTTCTTGTCTACTATGAGTCAAAAAGTTGGAGAAGCTCAAACAGCGGCATCTAATGCGGCTCAAAGCGCACAAGAAGCACAAGCGGTTGTGAATGGTTTGTCTGATACTTTGGCCTCTTATTATACAAAAGAAGAAGTGGATGGATTTGTCAAACTCATTCAGGACGACATCTCAAAGGTTGACGGGCTGGCAAAGTTTGATATCCAATATAACGCAGAAACGCAGACTATCAAGTTTTTAAATGGTGAGAAGGTTATCAAAACCATCACGTTAAACACAGATCCTAGTGCTGAATGGGTTACCTCGTTTAATAAAACCGTTGAAGCAAAAATTGACGAGAAAATTGCACCCGTTAAGACAGAATTGACCGAGTATAAGACCAGCAACGACGCAGCCGTAAAAAATCTACAGGACAGTGTAGGCAACCTACCAGAAACTCTACAGAGCGACTATTACAATAAGGATGCAACGGATAAATTGCTGACTGCAAAAGCTGAAAAGACCAGCGTTGAGACCGTAGCAAACGATTTGACCGTTGTGAAAAATACTGCGACCGGTTTGCAGAACAGCATTGATACGATCAATGGTGATATTTCTGAGATTCAGGAGCAGTTGAAGAATGTGAAACCCGACCCGAACGCTGGGCGTGAGTATGATATTACTTACGAGGATTCCAAACTTAGCCTATTGGAAAATGGAACTGTAAAAACGCAGGTCGTTATTCAGGGCGGAGGCGGTGGCGGCGGCACTGGCGGCAGTACCAGCGTCATTAAGATCGAGCGTCTTGACGGTTCTGCGCTGACCGTTATTGCTGGCGACCCTGCTGTCATCAATTTCAAGTTCTCTTCTGTGGATAACTCTGGTGATGATACCGGCTCTGCAACTGGCATCTGGTATGTTGGCAACACAAAGGTTGGTACGCAGACCATTATTCAGGGTAAAAACAGCTTTGATGTAACTCAGTATTTGCACAGCGGTGATAATACCGTCAAGCTGCAAGTAACTGATAGCGTTGGCAGTGTTGGTACAAAAACATGGACAGTTAATGTCGTTGAGTTCTACTTGGAGAGCTCTTTTGATGATACGCTGGTTTATAATGGTGAAGTGACGTTCCGCTACACTCCGTATGGCAATATAGCAAAGACTATTAACTTTACGATTGATGGAAAGACCCTTGGTTCTACCACAAGTAGCGTGACCGGCAGACAATTGACTTATGCTATCCCTGCACAGACTCACGGTGCACATCTAGTTGAAGTGTCCATGACTGCTGAAATCAATGGAAAACAGGTTACCAGTAATAAAGTTGTCAAAGATATCATGTGGGCAACTGAAGGCAATACAACTCCTATTATCAGCTGTGCCATAAAGACGGCAAGTGCAAAGCAGTACAGCAATGTTGCAATCAACTATACCGTTTATGACCCTTCTAGCTCTACAACCAATGTAATACTGGAGGTTGACGGCGCTAAGATTGTCACTCTGACTGTTGGACGTACTATGCAGACATGGACTTGGAAGTCCGCCGATATTGGCACTCATGCGTTGAAAATCGTATGCGGCTCTGTAAGTAAGGAAATCAGTGTTGAAATCAAGGAGCTTGGTATTACGATTGAACCTGTTAAGACCAATCTAGCTTTTGACTTCAACCCGGCTGGTAAGACCAATGCTGATGAAACCCGCCTGTGGTCTGATGGCAACACACGACTAACTGTGAGCGACAACTTTGATTGGTCTAACGGTGGCTATCAGCTGGATGAAGATGGCGACACTTACTTCTGCGTGAAGGCTGGCACAACTGCAAATATCAGTTATAAATTGTTTGGCGACGATGCAAAGAAGCTGGGCAAGAATTTCAAACTCGTGTTTAAGACCACAAATGTCAAGAACTACGATGCTACGGCATTGACTTGCTTGAACGGCGGTATCGGTTTGAATATTCAGGCACAGAAAGTCACATTGACCAGTGAACAGAACAGCATTGAATTACCTACCTGTGAAGATGATTTTATGGAGTTTGAGTTTAACATTCTGCCGGATAGCCAGTATAAGGAAATGGTTCTGTGGCTGGATGGTATTCCCTGCCGTGTTGAGCTGTATGACGCAAGCGACAACTTTACGCAGGCTTCTCCAGTCGGTATTACAATTGGTTCTCCTGATTGTGATGTGCAGGTTTACCGCATGAAGTCTTACATGATGAACCTAACAGACGACGAGATCCTTGACAACTTTATTGCAGACGCAAAGAATGCAGAGGAAATGATTGAGCGTTACACCCGCAACGACATCACAGACGTGAGCGGCGAGCTGAACCCAGACCTACTGGCTGAGAAGTGCCCTGACCTACGCATTATCAAGATTTCTGCTCCGACCTTTACGACCGGCAAGAAGAACGAGGTGCCGAATACAACGATCCAGCACATTTATAAGAATGGTCGTGCTGTGGAAGATAATTGGATCGCTACCGGTTCTCACAAAGGACAGGGTACTAGCTCTAACGCATATGGTGAATCTGGTCGTAATATCGATATCGACTGCTCTGGAGGCTTTACCTTTGGTGATGATACCACTGGCAGCAAGTATGCATTTACAGAAAACAGCGTTGGCGAGAAGTATTTTAACATTAAAGTCAATGTTGCTTCCTCTGAGAATGCAAATAATGCCCTGCTGGCCGATGAGTTCAACGAGTTTAATCCGTACATTCGTCAGGCTCGCAAGGATAATCCGAAGGTGCGCGACACTATGGCATTCTACCCCTGTGTTGTGTTTATTCAGGAGACCGACACCACAAACGCAACTGTCTTCAAGGATGGTCAGTGGCATTTCTATGCTTGCGGCGATTTTGGTAACTCAAAGAAGAATAGTGACACAATGGGTATGGACCCGAACAATCACAAAGAAGTTATCATTGAGATTGATAACAACACCGATGCACAGGCTCGTTTCTTGAGTGGAGACTTTTCTGAGGAAACTTGGGATGGTGACCACAGCTTCGAGTTCCGTTACATCAATAAGGCTTGCACCGATGAAGAGGTTCAGGCGGCCAAGAATGCATGGATTCGTGTACAGAACTGGGTCGTAAATGCTGACGATGCTGAGTTTAAGAAGAATTTCGAGAACTACTTTATTAAGGACTCTGCTCTGTTCTACTATCTGTTCACCGAGCGCCATACCATGGTCGATAACCGTGCAAAGAACGTATTCCCGCACACGACTGACCTTGTGCACTGGGATTTCTGCTTTGACTACGATAATGATACTGCCATGGGCAATGATAACGAGGGTGGTCTGACCCTAAGTTACGGCTATGAGGATATGGACACCATCGGCACAAAGAGCGTATTTAACGCACATGACTCTAAGTTGTGGTGTAAGATTCGTGACCTGTTTGCAGACGACCTCGCAAAGATGTTCCTAAACCGTGAGAGTGCTTTGGCATGGAGTGCTACTCGTATTTTGAAAAAATTCGAAGATTATCAGGACGTAAAGCCTGAAAAATTGTGGATTATGGATATGCGGCGCAAGTATTTCCGTACTTATGAGGACAATGGCACAACTAGCTATCTGCCTATGATGCACGGCAATAAACGCCATCAGAGACGTCAATTCCAGCGTTATCAGGAAAAATACATGGCATCTAAGTATACGGGTGCTACTTGTACCTCTGACGATATGACAATTCGTGGTTATACTCCGACCAACTGGACAGGCGTGAAACCCGATGGCACTTTCCATATTGTCCCATATGCTGACACTTATGTTTCTGTGCGGTATGGTTCTAACCCTGTGAAGGTGCGTGGTAAACGCGGTCAAACTTACGAGATTCAGTGCCCAATTGCAGCCATGAATGATACCGAGGTTTATATTTACAACGCTTCTATCATCCAAAGCATTGGCGATATTTCTGGTTTCTACCCCGGCTATGTTGATTTCAGCCATGGAGTAAAACTGACTGACCTGAAGATTGGCTCTGCCGTCGAGGGTTATAAGAATACAAATATGACCGACTTCGCGGTTGGCAATAACACTCTTCTTGAGCATTTGAATCTGCAGAACGTGCCGAACCTGAAGAAGTCTATCAGTCTGACTGGCTGTACGAATTTGGAAGAGTTCTATGCTGGCGGCTCTGGTATTACTGGTGTCACGTTTGCTAAGGGCGGAAAAATTAAAAAGGCCGAACTGCCAGCAATTGCAAGCTTGAGTGCTAAGAATCTGAACTATCTGACTGAATTGAAGGTTACAGATTATAAGAATATCACCACACTAACAGTTGAGAATTGCCCGACTATTGATCTGACTGACATACTGGCGAAGTGTGTGAGTTTGAACCGTGTGCGTCTGACTGGTGTAAAATGGGATCTAAATGACACTTCCCTACTGGAACGCTTGTTGAAAATGACTGGCTTGGACGAAAATGGCTATAACACCGACCATTCCGTTGTCGAGGGTAGTGTTCATGTGCCTATCATGCGCGAGCGTCAGCTGGAAGAGTTTACGGCACAGTGGCCTGATTTGAACATTACTTATAATACGCTGGTTCAGCAGTTTGTCTGGACATTCGTGAATAAGGACGGAACTGTGCTAGATATTCAGTACATTGATAAGGGCGATAAGGCAGTTGACCCTGTTGCCCGTAAAGAGAATCCGATTCCGACACCTACTGCTGAAAGCACTGTTTCTACGGACTTTACTTTTAGCGGCTGGGATACTGAATTCACGACCGTTTTCAGTAATCAGACCGTCACTGCGACTTATACAGAATCTGTGCGAAAATACACTGTTCGTTACATGAACCGAGGCGCTGTACTGAAGGAAACCATTGCGCCGTATGGGTCTATGGTGCTATATGATGGAGACATTCCGACCTATACTTCTGAAGAAACCGCTTTCAAATATTATTTATTTAGTGGTTGGGATAAGGGCGGCTATGTGTCCGGAGATAAAGATATCAATGCCGTTTATGATAGCTGTGAATACTCCTCTACTTATTTTGATGGCAAGGAAATTGGTCAACTGCGCCCTGTTGAAATCTATGCGATGAGCAAGGTTGGCGTCGAGCAAAAGATTGCCGAGGTGAAAGATGAGGTTTCCATTAAGTTGGGCAATGACTTCTCTTATGAGGATATCACTGAAAAGATTCTTATCGGCGAACCGCAAGTATTTGATGGCAAGACATACATTGATACAGATATCAAACTATTCGAAGAAGATAGAGATTTTGTATTGGCCGTTGATTACAAGATGGATGTTCAGAATGCGAACAATACTGTTCTAATGCAGTGCTTTGAACAGAATGGTATGAACGGTATCCGTCTATGGAACTCTACTGGTGTAAAGATGACATGGGGTATTGATTCAGCAAACGGTGTTGCTGCCGGCTCTCGTGATATGACAGTTATCCGTCATATCAAGGGAGATAACGGACTATACGTTTATTCTTCTAACATCTATGGGTCCACTGTAACCTATACAAAAATCAATCGTACTCGCACTACGAAAACCAACGCAACTCTTGTTTTCGGATGCGCCAAAGCAGACGACGGGGCCTATGAGCGTCATGCTAAGGGAGTTGTTTACTGGTCTAAAATTTGGTATGCGGATCTTGGAGACGTCGCTTGCAGAGAATTAGCCGCATGGACACATGATAATCTAGTTGTTGAATTGGCAAGTTTTAAAAACTATTATTTAAGCGACAACTCCAATAGACGCTGCACTATGACATTTTTGCAAAAAGATACACTCAGCCAGGAAATGATGTTAAGTTCTTCTTCTAATAACGCCGGTGGCTGGGGAAATACTTCTCTACGAAAATATCTAGATTCTCGTCTGGTGGCAGCCTTGCCGATTGGTTGGAAACAGTTGATTAAAAAGGTAAAGGTCCCAAGTTCCGCCGGCAATAAGAGTAAAGAAATTATTACTTCTGATTGTTATTTCTTCATTCCATCTGCAATCGAAGTGAATTCCGCCATGATAGATGAGCCATATATTTATGAAGGTCAAACTATTGGCTACATGACCGGGAATGAATCAAGAATCAAGCATAACGCCAATGGAAAGCCGACTAAGTATTGGCTCCGCAGTCCGTTTGCGACTTACGAAGGATACTTCTCTGCAATTGAAGAAACAGGCGAACTATATGGGTTTCACTATCCGTCCGAACAGCTTGGTGTAACTGTTATGTTTAGCATTTAAGGAGGTGTTAATCGTGTATTATAAGGTACTTAAAAACGGGCGAGCGATTGACGCACTCAATTTCCTTCAATTCGTAAAATATCAGCCAAAGCATAACATTATGGTAAACTGCACAGAGGATGAGGCTCAGGGAATTGTCAGTAGCAATGGAAAGTATATTTGGCACGTTGAAGGTTATTACAATCTTCCCTCCCCTAATTACGATACCGTTGTTCTTGAGCCTATAGATAAATATGAGTATGATCAAATCAAAGCCTTGGGAGGAACCACTCCCGAGGCTATTATTGATGCTTATACTCTGACTCTGATTCAAGGAGGGCTGCTATGATTGAAACAACCACTGCCAGTGAATTTGTTATGAGTTTACATCGTCTTTATAAGAGCTGCTTAATTACAGATGCTTTTATTGAGCGCTTGCTAAAGAACAAAAAAATCACACCTGGTGACTATTCATTTATTATAAACGGGAAGGAGGCGTGAGATGTACACTTTTTTAATTGGCGACGACAATACTTTAACAGCCAGCGTGACTGAGAGAATTATGGAGCGCAGTAAAATGGTAGATAATATGCACTTTCTTGCAGATCAAATCTACAAAGATGTAAACATGAGCGATTTTACTGTTATGCTCGAATACGTGTTGCCTATTAGCAAAAAATACAAGACTGAATTCTTAAAAAAGTCAGAAAATTTATATAAAAACAAGCTAGAATATCTTCTTCCTTTCGACACCAATTTAACTAGTGAAGCAGGAGATATTGAGATTCAATTGACATTTACTAAAGTCGAAATGAACTCAGAGGGTAAAACAACACAGTACGTTCGTAAAGTTGGTCCTGGCATTGTGCACATTATTCCTATTAGCAAATGGTCTGATATCATTCCAGATGAGGCATTGAGTACACTTGATCAGCGCATTATAGCACTTGAAGCACTCAATAAAGCTATGACAGATCGTTTCAATATCAATCTTGACAACAAGGCTGACAATCTAATGTATGATGACGAACATCGTATTCAGCTCACATCTAATGGAAAGCCCATCGGCAACGCAATCAAAATCACCACAGAGTCTGTCGAAGTGGAAGATGGAAGTTTGCGTGTCGTTCAGTTTTAATCACCGTATCTAAAGAGAGGTGAGAAAATGGCAGACTACAAATATTCTAAGCTCGGTTATGGCCGTGCGGGCGATGTTGAGTCTGCGATTGCTCTTGGATTGATTGACGGGAAAGATATCATAATTACAAAAGACACATCAGAAATTATGTACGTCCGAGACGATCTGTCTGTTCAAAAGATAACGTCTCGGACGCTTTGTTTTGATGAACCGTCTATCGCAAACGAAGAACTCAATCGCAATGAATCGACCTATGCAGGTCAAACCGTAATGATCAAAGATGTAAAAGGCAAATACACGCCCTGGATCGTTCAAAAAAGTTCAGAGTCAGGACGATTTTTTGTTGAGCCTTTTAATATTCAATCTATCAATTTTCAATGGACCGAATTTTAACAAAGGAGGATTTTTATGGCAGAAGTTAAATTTTCGTATGGTACTAAAGCACGGTATGACGCACTAGCACCGAAGGAGCTCGACACTCTTTATTTTACCACTGATACGCTGCAGATTTTCAAGGGCAACACTGAGTACACAAAGAGCACAAAGATGGTGTCTGCTTTGCCAGCTTCTGGACAGATTCAGGGCGTCATCTATTTCCGCATGAGTGATTATACCATGCACATTTGGAATGGTACAGAATTTGTTCAGCTGAATAAGAAGACTGTAACTCAGATTCCGGCAAGTGCAACAAATGATGATATTCCGACTTCTAAGGCTGTTGCTGATTATGTGCAGGCAAAGATTGAAGCAGTTGAGGGCGTTAAAGGTAAATTTGTCACTGACGTTACTTATAATGCTGGCGTACTGAGCGTGGCAAAGGGCGACGAGCCTGTCACTACAACCCTGACTGGTGTTATTCACGAACCCACTTACGACGCTACAACTCGGACAATTAAGCTGCCTGTGTTCGGTGGAGACACTCTGACCATTGCGCTTGGCAAGGATCTGGTTGTCACAAATGGTTCTTATAACGCTAAGGATAAGAATATCGAGCTGACCATCACAAGTGGTGACGTTATTAAGATTCCTGTTGGCGCACTGGTCGATATTTACGTTGGTGTGGCCACATCTACTGCAACTGTGACCGTATCTAGCGACAACAAGATTTCTGTGAACGTCAAGGTGTCTGCAAAAGCCAACAACTCTATCGTTATCGAAGAGGACGGTCTGTATGTTGCGGTTCCTGATGCTTACACAAAGGCAGAGACTAATGCTGCGATCAAGAAGGTTCAGGATTCTCTTGGTTCTCATACCAAAGATGCCACTATCCATATTACTGCCGAGGAGCGCAAGACTTGGAACGCAAAGGTGTCTCAGGAAGAGCTGACCGCTGCAAAGTCTGAAGCCATTTCCACCGCAGCAGCTGACGCCACTAAGAAGGCAGATGCTGCCCGGGACACTGCCAAGGCATACGCAGATACTCTGAATACGGCAATGGATAGTCGTGTTCAGAAGGTCGAAAGTGCATTGACCTGGAAGAATTTAGCTGAGTAATTTGTATTCCCTGCTGGATCGTACAGAATTCTGTATATCCGGCAGGGGTATTTTTATCGAAAAGGAGTTTACGATGTCAAATTTATCACTATGCGAAATCAATCAGTCGCAGCTCGACAAGACTCCAGTGATCGACGGACAAGTTATTGTTTGTCTTGACACCGGGAACACCTATCGAGACACTGCTACGGCTCACGTAAAAATCGGAAGCGATTTAGAGGTTGTGAGTGACTTACCATTGGCTCCTCTAGCCGAGAAAATTTATTACCTAAAGCCAGATAAGCTGTATGCAAGTCTGGGAGGTAATTGGACGCTATTAAACGATAATAATTTTTCACTTGGTGCCAATAAAAGTGCGCTTAATGGAAATGCAAAAATCACATTAGATGGCGTTAAACAGAGTTCAGTGTCTATTAAGGGCACCGGTATCACAACTGTTATGACGGACGAAAACGGTGGGCTTGTCGTAAATACTGGAGACCCATCCGCATATATAGAGGCACTCACCAATTCGGAAATCGATAAAATTCTATCAACATAAAGGAGGAAATTTATGGCTTGGTTAGATTATGATGGTTTACTTTATTTCTGGCAGAAACTAAAGACCAAACTTGAAGGAAAGGTAGACAAGGTTGAGGGTAAAGGTCTCTCTAGTAACGACTTTACTGCTGCTTACAAAACCAAATTGGATGGTATTGCTAATGGCGCTAACAACTATTCTCACCCGACCAATTCTGGTAACAAGCACATTCCGTCTGGCGGCTCTGCTGGTCAGATCCTGCGTTGGAGCAAGGATGGCGAGGCACAGTGGGGTGCAGACAACAATACAACATACAGTGAGTTTAAAGGTGCTACTAGTTCAGCAGCTGGTGGTTCCGGTCTTGTCCCCGCACCTGCCGCAAACAATGCAGGTCAATTTCTAAAGGGAGATGGCACCTGGGGCACTCCGCTGAACACTACATACAACAATGCAACAACTGGTGCTGCTGGTTTGATGAGTGCGGCAGATAAGGCAAAGTTGGACGGTGTCGCTGCAAATGCTAATAATTACTCTCATCCGACTTCTGCTGGCAATAAGCATATTCCTGGTGGCGGTGAGTCTGGTCAAATTCTGAGATGGAGCGCAGACGGCACCGCTGTTTGGGGCCCCGACTACAATACTACCTATTCTGATTTTAAAGCGGCCACTGCCTCTGCAGCTGGTGGATCAGGTTTAGTTCCTGCTCCTGCTGCAGGTAAGCAGAGCCAATATTTGCGAGGCGATGGCACATGGGCCACTCCCACTAATACCACCTATAGTGATGTTACTCAGAGTACTCACGGCTTAATGACTGCTGCAGATAAGAAGAAGCTGGATGGGTTTAGTGCAGCAAGTTCTTATGCTTTAAAGAGTGATATCACCGCTATGTATCGTTATAAGGGTTCTGTTAGTTCTGTAGATAAATTGCCAACCAGCAATCAAACTGTTGGCGACGTCTACGATGTTGGCAATGGAATGAACTATGCATGGGACGGAACCAAATGGGATGCTCTGGGCGAAGTTTTTACTATTACAAAAATCACCAATACTGAAATCGACACTGTTTTAGCAAGCTGATTTCAGTTTACTAGAACAGGAGGTCAGTTATGGGATATTTAGATAATGTTGGATTGCAGTATTTGTGGACAAAGTTAAAAGATAAGTTTGCTCCTAAAGTTCACGCGCACACGAAAGACCAGGTTGGACTTTCTAATGTGGACAATACTGCAGATAAAGATAAGTCTGTCAAATACGCAACAAACGCTGAAAGTGCCAACAAAGCTACAAAAGCAGCAAGTGCCGATACAGCAACAGTCGCCACTACTGCAGAAAACGCAACGACTGCGACAACTGCGACGACAGCATTGAAACTGTCAACAAACGCCGGTTCTGCTACACAACCAGTTTATTTTAAAAACGGAGTTCCTGTTGCGACAGGTTATACTTTATCAAAAAGTGTTCCTCCTGATGCAAAATTTACCGACAGTTGGCGTAATATCCAGGATAATTTGACGTCAGATAGTGCTGTTGATAGTTTGAGTGCAAAACAAGGTAAAGCATTAAAAGGATTTATCGATAAAAAAGCCGATCAGATTATAACACATGCATTTACAATTCCATCAGATGGTTGGAAAACAGATTCAACTTTGTCCTATCCATATTATATTGACATCTCAATAACAGGAATCACGGAAAATGATTGCGTTGCTGTGACAATTTCTCCTAATGATATCGATATTGCACGGCAGGCCTGTTTTACATCTAATGAATCGAGAGCCAACATTCTACGTCTTCGTGCAAGAAACGTTCCATCAAAACCAATTTCTGCTTCTTATTACTTTATCAGAGATGATGTGGTGAAAGCATTTGGATTAGAAACTGCCTGTGTCCCCTATTCTCTACCCGTTGCGTCTGCTTCTTCTCTTGGCGGCATTAAAATCGGTGCTGGTTTAAATATTACCGAAGACGGAGTTTTGAATTCGGACGCTCAAGCTCCGCACACCGATAAAACGCTTACACAGGAAGGTGTTGCTGCAGATTCAAAAGCTGTAGGTGATGCGATTTCTTCGATCGCATCAAGTGCGGAATGGGATTCGATAAAAAACAAGCCAACAGCTTTTACTCCAGAACCCCACACACACAAAATAGAAGATGTACCAGATGCACTTCCCCGCACTGGCGGAACGTTGACTGGATCTTTGTATTTGGGTTCCACAGCATATTATATTGGATCAGATGGCACCGCAAAATTCAATAAAGCGTATGGCGCATGCTTTAATGACTATGCCGAGTTTTTCCCAAGAGGAGAATCAACGGAGCCAGGCGACATCATTGCACTTGATACAAGCAACAATACCGAGAAATATATAAAGGCCACAAATTCTAGTTCTGTGCCCGTTGGCGTTCATAGCGACGAATTTGCGATGGTAATCGGCGGAGATGATTGTGGAGATGACTTTGTGTCAACAAATTTAACGAATTATATTCCAGTTGCTTTGTGCGGACGAGTATATGTTAAGGTTGTTGGACGCATCAATGTTGGCGATTACATTATTCCGTCGAGTATTCCTGGTGTTGGCGTTGGAATAAGCAAAATGACATTTGATTCATTTGGAAAAATTATTGGCCAAGTCGTTGAGGCTGATGATAAAGAAGAAATTAGAAAAGTCAGAATTATAGTTCGAAAGGGGTGAGATAATGGCATTTGGACCAGTAACCATTAGCACCGATATATATACGCTGCCTCCGGCCACAAGAACCGATCTTGGAGGTGTAGTTGTAGGAGACAATTTGTTTGTCGATTCAAACGGACGCATGTCCGTTAATGTAGACAAAACACTTACAGTCGACGGAGCTCCTGCGAATGCAAAAACCGTAAAAGACGAACTGAATAAACGGTATACCAAAGAAGAGTCAGATTTGAAATATGGTCCTCCATATACTCTTCCCGTTGCAACCGAAAATGTTCTTGGTGGTGTTAAACAAGGATCTAGTATTGAAATAAGCCCTGATGGAGTTATCAATGTAAGGAATGTGAACGGATTTACATTTGCCGCTCAGACATCTGATCCTGGTGAAAATTCTCCACTAGAAACAGGGAAAATTCTGTTTATTTATGAATAAGGGAGGTGGAATAAATTATGTCGGACATTATGATTGTCCCTGGGTTTAAATTGTTATTTTCAAATCCACTCATCTCTTATAGTGAACTTGAAACCGCAATTAAAGAACATAACGATTCTGCTCTACCAGGAGAAAAATATTGGGGCATTTTATTTGAAAACGAATGTTATTCTGTATATGAATATGGAGAGGTTCCTATCGAGCCGGAAAAGCCTGAGCCTGTCGTTCCTGATGAGCCTACTGTGTCAGAAATAAAACAAAATAAAATTTATGAAATGTCGAAGGAATGTGAGGATACAATTTACGACGGAATCGATGTAGAACTCACGACCGGGAAAAAGCATTTCAGTCTGCAAATTAATGACCAGACAAATATCAACGGAATATTTAGTGCTGTTACAATTGGCGTCACAAAGTATCCTTATCATGCGGATGGAGAGCCCTGTACAATGTTCAGTGCAGAAGATATTGTTTCTTTATATGTCGCATACAAGAAGTATGTAACCTTACAAACAACATACAATAACGCTTTGCGCCGATGGATAGAAAGAGAGCCTGATATATCTGTAGTTCAATCAATAAAGTACGGAGCGCCGCTTCCGGATGACCTTCAAAAAGAAATTGTTTCCATCCTTAAAGCTGCAGATGCAGAAATTCAGACGATCGTGGAAAAACTATCTATCGCTATTACAAATAATGAGGTCGGGCCATGAGTGGATATGCAGGAATAGATGGATTGGGCAAAAGCATTCCCACTATGTACATTGGCGTAGACAATATAGCTCGTCCTATTCAACGTGCTTATATTGGCGTCGATGGAGTTGCGAGGCTATGGTATCAAAACAACATTAAACTTGGTAGCCTCAAGATTGGATCTGTTGTAAAAATTAAAATCGGCGAAACTTATCGTGATTTTATTGTTATTCATCATGGGAATCCAGATGAAGCGATCTACGATTCTTCTTGTAATGGAACTTGGTTGGTTCAAAAAAATATTTACGAGAAAAAGGAATTCAACTCTACATCTGCATGGCCTTCAAGAACCAACACCTATTATGGCAGTAAGCCAAGTCCTTTGTATACGTACTTAGTTGAAGACTATTATTCTACAATCGATATAATCGCCAAAAGCAATATAAAAGCAATACGGCTTCCATATTGGCATGGAAATGGTGATGCGAGCTCTGGGTGGAAATGCTTAAGTAATGGCCTTTATTGTCGTATATTTTTGTTATCTCCTGGCGAAGTCGGACAGGGAAGCATGGAGAAAAACAATGATAAAACAAAGCCTCTAGCCTATTTTGCAGAAAATTCAAAAAACAGAATTGCAACCATGAATGGAGCTGCCGCAGATTGGTGGGTAAGAATTCCGCAATCCGGAAATCATCGATACGCATGGGCTGTGGGTACTTCTGGCGGTCTAGTATACAAAACTGCTGGAGATAGTAACGCTGGTGTAAGACCTGCATTTGTTATGAACGACAACGCACTGGTAGATAAAGAGGGATACATTATTGAATAATCATGGTCGGCCACCAAAATGGTGGTCGGCTTATTTTTTTTTAGAATCGAGGTGATGAAGTGATTGGATTATTAAATGCTGCCCCTCCCGTTGTTTTTACGTTTACCATAAAAGAACTATGGACAGGGGTTCTTGGAATTTGTGGAGGCATTACTGCAGTATCTGCAGCTATTGCCGTGCTTATCAAGTTGGTGAATAAAGCGAAAGAACCGGATAAGAAGCAGAATGCGCTCATTGAAGAACACACAAAAGAGTTTGAAGAAGTAAACCGTAAGCTAAAAAACGATAAAGACGTACTCGACTTATATCGTTCTAAAATCTTATCTCTGGAAGAGCATCAAAAAGAACAGGATATTACGATTGAAGCTCATAGCTCTAAAATCGCAGGTATTGAACAACGACTGACGAAAAGTGAACACGGAAGCAATGTAACTATGAAAGCTCTGCTTGCTCTTTTAAGTCATGGAATTGACGGAAATGCAATCGACCCAATGAAAGAAGCTAAGGCAGAGATTGAAAACTATTTGATCAATGGTTAAGTACATAAAACTTAGGAGGTATATATTATGATGGATTTTGTTAATGAAGTTATTTCTATTGTTGTGAAGCTCGTTATCACCGGTGCGGGCACTGCTTTCATCGCATACGGTATTCCCTACCTGAAGCAAATTGGTATGTATAAGGTTGTTCAGATGGCTGTTCGCGCCGCCGAGAAGCTGGGCGTCACTGGCGCTATTGAGAAGTCCGACAAGAAGAAGTATGTTATCGCAGCGCTTGAGAAGATGGGAGTTAATGTTACTCCTACTATCGAAATGATGATTGAAGCGGCCGTTAAGGAGCTCGATATCCAGAATGATAAGATCCAGGCAGAGCTCAAGAAAGATTGAAGGAGTGACGACATGAGCGTTATTACATATTCAATGAAGAAGGACTGGAATAAAAAACTTTCCAAAAACTTCAGCGCTTATGAGTTTGCCTGCAATGATAAGAGTGACGAATTCAAGGTGGCAACCGAGCTGGTAGAGACTCTGCAACAGATTCGTAACCACTTTGGCAAGCCAGTAATTATTAACTCTGCTTATCGTACTCCTGCATATAACGCCTCTATCGGTGGAAGTTCTCGTAGTCAACATTGTATGGGAACCGCAGCTGACATTTGCATTAAAGGAGTAGACCCAATCCGTATTGCGCTATACGTCGCCTCTCTCCCTTATTTCCAGACTCACGGTGGTATTGGCTATTATAATAGAGCACAGGCAACCAGTGGCTTTGTTCATATTGATGTACGCCCAAGCGTTTCGAGATGGATCAGCAAGTCTGGCACATCATATAAGGTTGCAAACAAAATCATGCCAACTATTAAAATGGGAGTAAAAGATGGCGTAAATGGTTCAGGGTATGCTGTTACCGCATTACAACGACATCTTGGCGTTGCTGCTGATGGTATCTTTGGAACCGGGACAAAAGCAAAACTAGTGGAATGGCAAAAGGCACACGGATTAGCAGCAGACGGAATCTGTGGAGCTGCTACTTGGGGTTCGTTCTGATGAATAAAAGTTATAAAGCAGGAGACAAAATCAAACTCACAGGCGTATTGTTTTCAAACAGCCAGACCCACTGTGGTATGTGCCGCCGTGGAGAATGGTTCATATATGACGGTAAGCTCGTCAATGGACGTTATCGAGTAACAAATCTTGAAAGTCGCATTGGCAAATATCCGATTTCAGTCAATGTATCTGGCTATGTAGATCCAAACGATATTGAGCTTGTATAAAAAAAGATGGGGTATTGATCCTTAATTGGACCAGTACCCCATTTTTTAGCGTTTTATTATATCAATTTGAAAATCAGGGAGTTCTCTTAGTTTTTCAAGAAATTCCTCGATTGTTGGGTTATCTCAATCTGTCAAAAGTTTGTTGCGATAATATTCCATCAAAGGAGCCACGTCTACAATTTTATGTTCCATCACTTTATCTCTCCATTCAGCCATTCTTTCCAACCGCTAACTGTACGAGGGCAATTATCTTGCTGAGCTACGAGTTCATTCAAAAATACCGCAAGCTCTTCGTCGCTCATTTCGCGGATGGCTTGTGCTTTATTATTTTTACGACCGAATTCATCTCGGCTATGTTTGTGTAGAATAAAACCGAGTGCGATATCAAGTATTGCTGGATTGTTCATTGGAGTTGTCGCCTTTCATTGCTTCAAGAGCTTTCTTCATCTCTTGTTCCCAATTAGGATGCTGATCAATATATTTTTGGTATATCATCTTCTCAGCTTCTTTTCGAGCTTTGATTGCATCGTTAATATCTTCATACATGCCAAGGTGAATTCGCCTACCTTTAAAGGTTATTGCCGCTCTATACTTGTTGCCATCTTTGCAAACACCCGTCACGCCAGTAGTCGAATTGCGATTTATCTTTCCTTCGAGTCGCGCCTTTATAGACGTTAAGCTGGAACCATCTACGTTTGATATCTTTTTAATTGTCTCAGCAGGCTTAGCAATATTATTTGTGCATTTCATACACTTGTTGATTTTTTTCACTTGAGACAAACGCATCTCTGCTGGACGATTACATAGAGGACAAAACCCTGTACAAAAATAATCTCGTTCTCCTTCTTTTTTATAAACGTCGGTTATTTTCCATCCATTTATGACAGAGCCGATATATTGTTCTCTGCGCTTTTTCAGAATAGATTCGCTACGTTTTTTATCGCATCTTGTAGTTTTTGCTGGACGACCATCATCTGGTTTCATATTACTTTTCCTCTTCAGGTAGTGGCCCAAGCTTATACATCCAGTTCGGGCCTTTCCGCATTACAAATGGTTTTCTTAGCTCACAAAGATGGTCATGTCTCGCTTTATATTCAAAATAATTTTGTTCGTGCTCAGGAGTTTCACGGTTTAACTCGTACATGATATATTGCTTGCGAAGATTTCGAAGCGCTTTAATAATAGCATCTTCTTTTTCCATAGACATTGGTTCAAGGGCGTCAATATAGTCATATTCACCAGTCGCGTCAAACTGTCGCTTTGCTTCGGCACTGAGCATCTTCCAAGTGATCTCGTCATACGCCAGCTGATACATCATTTCGTCGCTATAATGAGAGTATGGATCAACAATGCCGGTGCCTTTTGATAGTTCTACGTCGCGATCATGTTGTTTTTTAATTCGTCTCTCGGCTTCTTCTACAACGGCATCCATATCAACGTTCATGGAGACACCTTTGTATTGCACCACAGATTTGAAACCGAGCTTATCGCACATAGTCATCGTTGATATCCTCCTGATTTATTTCATACCCGTTCTTTTGCAGACAACAAAATCTTACGGTAGAATCCGTCAGCAAACCATGCACCCTCCCAACGATGCGGTAATGATTTCTTCAGCACTTCGATATCCACAAGGCTCATAAGGCCGGTACTATCGTCTCTAAAGACTTGAAGGCGGACGATTCTATTTTGTTCCAGACCGATTTCGCGAGTGATACGACCTTCTTTATCGAACGGATCTTCACACACCCATTCTAATGCCTCTAGGAAGTCCTGTGGCGTGACATCTGTGTGTTCGACCCAGTTGTTACATATACGGCTTTCGCCGGCCTGTACGATTCTCTTTTTGGCTTCATAGTTCACAGAAGGATTCGTCATAGTTTTCGTCTCCGTTTTTCTTTGATTATATTATATCACGGGCTGTAACCAATAGCAAACACAAGGCGCAGGTTGCTACACGCCTTGTGATGATGTGCTGCTCGGCACATCGTTTCAAATACGGTTTTCAATTTTAATGCTCTTGTTGGGCGCTGGCTGTCACATCAGGGCTCTTTGGATTAAGACTCAAAATCGGATTCGACTGCGGCACTCGAATGTGCCGCTATGGTGTAGCTGGGAAATTGGTGTAGTAGTGGTGTAGTAATGGTGGCATTTCAGTCGTTTTATATCGTAACATCGTTATTAGTTGCAAGATTGTATATACTTTACCACACTCGGCCTCAGAATACAAACCCCTGCCGCGCCAAACTTTGAAACTGTCCTTTTGAGAAAAACAGGCAAAATGCCCACCAAAACCGCGCAAGGTCATACTTTTTGACGATTCCGGCGGTTTCCGGCATGCAAAAAAGCTCGTCCGGGTCACGGACGAGCTTTTTTGCACACGAAGCGGGACATCGCCTGTGCGGCACACGGAGCACAGACTGTGAAGGAGTTCCAGTCGGAGGAGGAGGCCCGGTGCCCGATATCCCAAAAACAAGAAGAAAAAGATTTCACACACAGCCAGGGGATCTCGGCCCTTGCTGTAACCATATTGTAACTCTTTTGATACTATTTTGCAATAGGGTTTTGTCAT